CCTAGAGATGCAAAGAACGCATGGTGGTTCTGTTATCTGTCTGCTCAATGCAGAAACTATCCGGAATCCGTATACAGCAACCAGAAAAGAACTGGTTCGCCTGTTGAATGAATACGATGCGTCCATTGAGTATCTGGAACAGGAGTTTACCAATGCAGAAAAGAAAACAGCTGTTGAGGTAGCTCTTATCAAGGTGACTGTTCCCGAAAGAGAAACAGAACAGGATATTTTTGACCGCATGGCTCAGACGGAGCATTATGAAGAATTTACTCCGGACGAGAGTAAAGAAATTGAAGTTGTCGATTTCATTCAGGCAATCGTCAACAAATATAAGGTTGAAATGAAATCTGGTTTGGAGCTGATTCGCCTGTACAAAGGAATGAAACCATATCTGGAGAGTTCTTTTGATGAAAGCGAACTGAAATACAGTAAGCCTTTGATTCAGCTGAAAGACGAAAGAGACCACGATTTGACGGTAAACAAATACGTCAAAAGCGTTCGCCTGAAATACTGGAAGGCTTTGCTTTCCAACAAGAAGTTTGTCGGTAAGCTGACAAGCACACTGCAACAGCAGTACAGAGAACAGACTTCCAGCTATGCGAATTATGATTTTTCAGAATTTAACATTCGCACTTTGCTTGCGGAAATGAACACAAAAATCAAGGTGGGCATTGAAGAAGAAATCGGACAGATGTATGACCGTCTGACTGAGGAACACGCATATTATCCGGAATGCCAGAAGAACCGCCATCTGTATGATGGCTGGAAGACGAATAAGGCGTGGAAAATCGGAAAGAAAGTCATTCTTCCTTGCTATGGCATCTTTGATAGCTGGGGTGGAATGCCTCGCACTTATGAAGCATACAACACGCTGGCAGACATTGAAAGAATCCTGAACTTCTTCGATGGCGATATGACTGCGGAAGTTAATCTGGAAAATGAACTGAGCAAGAGCTTTAAACAGGGCATTACAAAGAATATTGCCTGCAAATTCTTTCAGGTGACATTCTACAAGAAAGGGACGGTGCATATCACATTCACCTGTCCGGAGCTGATTGACCGATTCAACATCTATGCTGCACAGAACCGTGGTTGGTTGCCACCGTCCTACGGTAAGAAGTCCTACAAGGACATGACCGCAGAAGAGAAGGCGGTTATTGACAGCTTCCAAGGCGAAAAGGCATACAATGAGGTGATGGCAAAGTCAGACTATTATCTGGCATCTCCCATTGAGAATCGCCATTTGCTAACTATAGCGTGATTTTTTACGCTCAAATATTATGATACTTTACGGAAAAATTGGAGTCCCACGGGGCAGGAATAAAATACGAATTTTAGAATATTTCTGCATGGAAAATTCGATTTTTTCAAAACGGAAATAATCAAGCCGCCCGCTGGTGCGGCTCTAAATAATTACCAGCCCAGCCCCATAGGGGGCAGAAAAAATAAAATTGGAGGAAAAAGAAATGTTAATTACAAAAGATACATATGAAGTAACTGTAGAAGTCAATAATGAACAAATTATTCGTTCTACAAAGGCATTCGACAGAGCAGAAGCAGCATATGCGGTAAGTATGGAAGTTTTTAATGAGCATAATGGTGCAACTGTGAACGTTGTAGCCATAAACAAAATAAAGTGAGGAAAATATCATGAATAAAGAAAAATTCTTACAGGATGCAAAAGCAAACTATGTGGAAAATCCCACAATGGCAAGAGTATATAGTATCTATTGTGGAAAATATTTCGTGTCATACAATGGCTATTTTGGAATGGTTTTCGATAAGACAGACAACGTGGAAAATCTTTTCGGAAATGGTGTATGCAATTATGCCTATGTGAGTAACTTGTTTTCAGACAATACAGTCTTTTCAAGCTTTCCAAGCTCGAAAATTCTGTTGAGTCCGTATAAAGAAGTAGAACATGAAGGCACGTCCTTGCAAGTTCTGGAATATATGCCGGGAGAATCTTATTACAATGTGTATATTCAGAAAGAGTTTATGGAATATTTCAGCAAAGATGCGGAATTTTATAGTTCTGCACATAGCTGGAATAACATTCATATAAGCGGCGTGTTTGTAGTCGAGAACGGAGAAATTGTCGGTTATATCATGCCTGTGAATGTAGATAGAAGATATGAATGTAGATAGAAGATAAATGGAGGGGAATAAACCATGCCAAACGGAAAATTTTATTTGAGATTATAGAAAATACTATTGAAAATGCGTTCGATATGTGTTATAATGTTATCAACTAAATTATACTTTGGAGGTATATTGATATGAGAGAACTGAAAAATCGCGAGGAAGTTGTAAAGAAACTGGCTAAGATGCTGAGGGAGTTCGATGTAAAAATGAACCATTTCGATACAGATGTTTATCTGTACTACAACGATGAAGAAAAGACCGCAGAACTCGACATTTTTGTAAACGTCGGCGGAAATTCGTGGTTGAACGACGATCACGAAACAATTTACAGAGATAACCGCCACTTTGATAGCATGTATGAAGTGGGCTTCCAGTCTATTTCTGATCTGGCGGAAGCGGTAGGGCTTTCCGAGAAGGAGTTGATCGCCAAAACGGCGAAATTCTACGAATTCGATGAAGATGACGATCTGGACGAAATCGATTACTGGGACGTTGTAAGCGTTATCAAGTCCGATTACAACCTTGTGGATAAGGTCAAGACCGCCTTCGCAGAATGGATTGACGAGCAAGGCGAGGATTACGAAAGTCAGGCTGATGATATTATCCGCGAGTGGGAAGAATGCGAGCCGGACAAAGAATAAAAGAAAGAAGAATAAATTACAGACTTTCTCGGACTGAATATTGAATAAGTCTATCACAATTACATACAAACAGAAATAAAAGCAGTATTGGAGCGTTCCGGTACTGCTTTTTATATACCCTTTTGACGGAAAATTTCTCGGTAAAGGGTTCTATTATCCGGATTGACAAGAGTATTTCTGCCAATCCGGATATATTTTTTAAATTCTGGCATACGCTGAAATGTTGCTATACTCCCAGATACGGAAAATTTTTCGTGTTGCATAGCAGCGTTTACCGTGTGCAGGATCAATTCTCTTTTCAATGATTCAAAACAAATGATTGCAGAAAAGGGAATTGCTTTTGTACACGATTCACGCCTTGTATGTGGCTTTTTATTCCCTATATAGATACGGAATAGATAAGCACCAGAAAACGCCTTAGAATGGATTTTAGACGGTTCTGGAACGCATATAGACAGCGTGGACTTTTTATTTTCAGTACAAAAAATCGTATTATAAAGTAGGAGGGAAATTTTGCAAGGGCATTCTGAAATGTGCTGTTCTATGATAGATAAAATATCGCGTACAGATGCAAGATCAGAGTGCTTAAATTGAATTGACTGAAGGGAATATTCTTGTATAGTAGAGTTATCAAGATTACCTTGTACAGGATTTTCGATTGATTCAGATTGATTCATGATGTAGTTTCTCCTTATTTTGATATGATGTACGGGGAACAAATGTACAAGATTATGTACGGAAAATTTTTGTTTATGGAATTTTGTTTTATTTCGTAGATAGAAACGCTTTTCGTAGATAAATATTGTTTTTTGTCGGCAAATATTTGATAATTGTATAGAGACAACTTTATGTTGTCTGGGAGATTATTCATGATACAACGGCAGAGAACGGAATAATGATTGACAATTTCATATACCTCCATTCTGTATATGGCAGGCAAGCATTGCTGTTTAGACGGAAAATTTATTTCTCCTAGATGAAAAATTCTTGCCTGCCGGATATGGGCGTAAAGGATTTGATTTCAGTTTTCTGAAATGCTCAGTTCGATTCTGAGAACGCTCGCAATAATATGGAATCTGTGTACACAATTAGTATACACGATGATGAATGGAAAATTCAAATGAAAGGACGTGATTCGATGCTGTATGGAAAAACACATTTGAAAATCTTATAGCGAGATAGTTCGTTTCTGAACGGAAAATTATAGTAACTGGTTGCATAGCAACCAATGTGACTGACTGCATCAATGCTATCAGAAATTATAAAACTAAATCGAAAGGAAGTATAAGCATGGAAAACAATGTAGAGAACACTGGCATGTTTAAGAATCTGCATCTCACAAAGCTTATCAATGGACACACGATTGAAGCAAAAGAGTATAATGGCAAGCGTGTGATTACATTTAAGGATATTGACGAGGTGCATGAGAGACCGAGTGGGACGGCACGAAGAAATTTCAATAAAAATAAAAAGCATTTTATTGAAGGTCTGGATTATTTTATAATAGACCAGCCGTACGAAATTCGTACGCTTGGTATTGAGAGACCACAAGGCGGATTTCCTAAAACAGTTACGCTGCTTACCGAGTCTGGTTATCTTATGACAGTAAAGTCATTGCATGATGATTTGGCATGGCAAGTACAGAGGATGCTTATTGAGACTTATTTCAAAGCAAAGGAAATGCAGTCTGAAAATTATGATGACTTGTCCCCGATGCTCCGGATGTTCATTCAGCAGGAACGTCAGATGAAAGCAATGCAGACAGAAATTGCAGATACAAAGGCACAGCTAGAGATTACGCAGACGGAAAATCAGAAGCATAGCGAACGCCTGAATACCATTGACGGCAAAATCAATGCAGTTTCTGATGCAATCAAGTTGGATTCTACCAGTTGGCGTAAAGAAGTATCGTCCGTCATTCGGAAAATTTGTCGTAATGCAAATGATGCTTATCCGACAGTCGGAATTTTGTACGGTGAAATTTATAAGGTTCTGGAACTTCGTGCAAAGTGTAATCTGACTACCAGACTGACACACAAACAGGTGCGTATGCGTGATGCTGGTGTGTGTATGAGTAAGGTAAAGCAAGTAAACCGTTTAGATATTATTGCAGAGGATGCCCAGCTGACGGAAATTTTCATTGCAATTGTACGTGAATATGCTATCAAGTTCGGCATTCGCTGTAACTTGAATCAGAACCAGACGGAAAATTCTGTAGCAAAGAGTATTGTTGATACAGATGGTGTGGAAATTGCACATAATTCGGCTGTGGCTGGGGATGTAAAGGCTATTTAAACCCGACTTTGAAATGATTTCGAAACAACAAATATTATATTAAAAACATAGAAAGGAAAACGTATATGATGATTTTGATTGCGTTTCACATTATGCGGAATGTTTTCTTGTTATGATATATAGTAAAATATACATAACATTGAATATTTATACATTGCAAATAAAAGAAATTACGGAGGAATGTGAAAATGTACAACGCTAATGCAATAATGAAGTCGATGGATTCGAATTTCGAAGCAGCAATGATGTTGCATGATAAGGAACAGGTAGAGGAGGTTAAGGCAAGAGAAAAGAAGATTCAGGAGAAGATTACAAGGATTAAAAAAACGATTTGCAGAAGTAAACTGACAGAAAAGAACATTTATGAGATGATTGATCTGTTGGTAGAAAACTTTTCTTCTTTTCCGTGGGATATTGATACCGCAGATGGAAAATTTTTTGGGGACAAGAACAAGTTTTCAACGGTTGAATACGGTGTCTTAGATAGATACGGGGATAATGAGATTATTATGCCAGGTCTTTTGCAAAAGAATTGTTATGGAGTAGTGAATGTTTCACAGGATGGAATTTTTTCTTTGAAAACTTTTCCGGCAATTGGAGTACAGTATGCAAAAGAATTGATTGAGGATTCCCAGAGGGGCATAGAAACTACATGGGATATGCTGCAATTTCCTTTGCTTGCAGTCAGGGAAGTGTCCATGTCTGACATACAATTGACCTGTCTGGACGGATTTATGTATAATATTTACACAATTTCGTTTAAGATTGCTATGAACAAACAGGTGCTTGGCTGTTCATTTAAGGTAAAGATTCGTGGCTAATAACAAATATAGGCAAGTAAAAATAAAACAAGGGATGTGATTTATTGCCAGATCATAGAATGTTCAGCCGGAGAATTTGCGAATCAGCACGATTCTTGCAGATGCCTCCTAGTACACAGAATCTCTACTTTCACTTGGGACTTCACGCAGATGACGATGGTATTGTAGAAGCTTTCTCTGTGCTTAGAATTGTTAACGCAACAGAAGATGATTTGCGTATTTTGGTTGCAAAACGCTTCGTAATAATCTTGAATGAAGATTTGATTACATACATTTGCGATTGGACGGAAAATAATCGCATTCGTTCTGATCGTAAAGTAGATTCACTCTATCAAGATTTGTTGCTGCAAATTGTACCAGATGCCCCAATCCAGAAACGAAAGCAGAGAGCCGATAGAAAACCGCGAACGGAAAATCTGATGTCAGGCATTCAGACGGATAGAAAATTGATAAAAGAATCTGTAACTGATACTCCTAAAAATGGGAATACTTGTGTTGAAAACCCTGTTGAAAGCCAGTTGAAAAGTTGTAATGAAATGGAATGCAATGGATTGGATGCACAAAATGGAAACGATTCAGCAATGAAAAGTCTGGGACGACCCACGGACGCAGATGGACGGCGTAAGATAAGTAAAGTTAAGTATAATCTATCTTTATCTAAAGCTGTCGAGCAGCAAGAAAAGTTTTCAACTGTTGAAAGTGTTGAAAACTTGCAAGAGGATGTTCAAAAAATAATTCCAACCTTGCAAGAGGTAATTGAGTTTGCTGAGATTATTAGATCATCTGTAAATCCATATCGGTTCTATGATTATTATCAGCAGACTGGTTGGAATACAAAAGACGGGAAACCAATAACAGACTGGCGGGGAATGTTCCGTGAATGGAATATTCATGAGAGCATTTTTCCTAAGAAGTCACAGCAAAAAGACGATTCCACAGTTGATTACTCTCAGTTTGTGTACAATATCGACAAATAAGTATAGAAAATTTTGTTGAAATAATATAAAATGCACAATTCGTATTGACAAATAGAAAGGAGCGTTGTATAATATGAATGAAAGATATATCCGGTTTCGGAGATTGAGGTGTTAGAAATGGGAATAAATAACTGTATATGTGGGAATTGTGGTGGGAAGAATGAAGATGGCGATGTGTTTTGCCGCTATTGTGGGAAACGGCTCCCTAACAAAGAGGAGATTCAAAGGAAACAAGAAAAGCAGAAAAGACAATTAAGTATAGCTTCAATTTTCCTTACAATTGTTTTCGTCGTATCAATTGTGCTATTTGTAATAGATTATACAAATAACCGTAAGGCAAAAGAAAGTTCGACAGCAGAATCTAGTTTTCTAAATGATGATTCCTATGAAACCTATTCGTTAGGAGATATTAAATTTAGGATTCCAGATACTTACAAAGAGGTTGATATAAGCGAAGTAGGTGATTATACTCTTGGATTTGCTGATAAAAACGCTAGTAATATATTTCTCGTAATAATGATGGTAAATTCAAATGAGAAAGTTATCGATGAATTTGTTGATAAAACTCATGTAGAAGTTGAATATAATTCTGAAACCAAATTTTATACTTTTACTGGGACGGATGGAGAAGTTACTTATGGTTATCTTAGTGAAGGCAGAAATTTTTATATGTTTTCTATAACTGGTGATGATGCACTTTCAATTTTAGATACAGTTAAACAAAAATGAGGAGGAATTAAAATGGAAAACGAAACAAAATATTGCCCGAAGTGTGGGACAATAATAACATTTGGCGGCAGTTGTTCGAACTGTGGATGGAAAAGTAGCAATTCATCTCCGGTTGAACATTCACCCACGAACACGAGTTCATTCTTGACTGAAACGATGAGTAAAGCAGAAGGATTCCGAGATTTCAAAATCCTTATTTCAATTATTGGAATCATAGCAGGCATTGTTGTTATTATAAACGGTTTCATTGAAAATGAAATGGGTGATTTTACATATTTTAATTTGATTGCAATCGGAATCGGGATTTTGATTATATTGAAATCTCTGTTCTTTCTTTTCAATGCAATTACATCATATCAAAACATGAATTTCCAATACTTTCTTGCAAAATCATTCTTGGAAGCAAACAAAGATAGCAATGAAAGTATTAACGAAACCATAAAGACATTTTTCGATGATTCAAATGCGGAATAATTGGTGTCCTTAGGGGGTGATTGATTATGTCATTCGTTAGTGCATTGATTACCTTGTTGGTTATCAAATTTTTGATTTGGGTATTTAATGGCTAAACAAAAGTAAATGGATAAAACTGAATATGTACCAAAATGCCGTGGGTTCTGATTGATTTGACAATAAAACTTCACGGCATTTTAGTTTATGGGAATTGTGCGTTATGTACAATTATGATGCTATAATTTCGTTAAAATATACAAAAGAAATTTTAGGAAAAAACTTGACATTTTCACTAGCATCGTGTATAATGAATATAGTCAAGATGGAAAAAACGATAATTGAAAAAAGTGATAATTAAACAACTTACAAAAAACACTTTAGGAGGAATCATCATGAGTACAGCAGTAGCAACAATGGGAAGAAATTTTACGCTTACCAGAGCAGTGAAAAGCAATAACAATACATCTCATAAGCAGCGTGGTGTTTCTTCTGAGGTGTATGCGTTCCAGACGGAAGAAGAACTCTGGGCAATGATTGAAAGATTCAATGAAAAGATTGCCGAATCTAAATCAGAAGAACAGAAAAAAATCCAGAGCCGAAATAAACTTTTGTTTTTGGTCGGTATAAATGTTGGGTTGAGATGCTCTGATCTGGTTAGTTTGAAATGGAATTTCTTTTTTGATGAGAATATGAGAATGCGGCAAGGATATTCTCTTGCTCCGAAAAAGACAAAAAACAAAATCGTAAAACTGCGGTTTAATGCAGCAATTGAAAAAGCAATTATGGAATATATTGAGAAGTATCCAATTCGAGATTTGAATGATTATGTATTTGAATCACGAAAAGGAGAACATCTCTTGGAGAGATGCGTATGCAGAATTATAAAAGAAGCTGCACGAGATGTCGGGATTGAACGGAATATTGGTTCACACTCTTTGAGAAAAACCTTTGGATTCTGGTGCTGGCATAATGCTCAGGATTCAGATAAGGCATTGGTTATCTTACAGAAGATATTCAATCATTCTTCTACGCAGACAACACTACAGTATATTGGTGTGCTGCAACAGGAGATGGATGATATGTATGAAAATCTTGATCTTGGAATTGATTTCATTTAAGGAGATGTGAGTGATGACAATAAGTGATAAACTAATTACAGAAGATGAATTTAACGCTATTATAGATTATTTGGAAGAACAGGATTTTAATTTTTATATCGGAGATGGCGAAGTTGAAATTCTAAATGCAAAGTACTTTTCGACACTGTTTCAAGCTATATATAATGGTGTATTTAGCAATGAAACAAATGCAGTACTTGATATCATTTGTGCCTTGACAATTGATGATCTGAACATTGGTAAGGATAAAGCTACTGTAACAATCTATCATGGGAAAGAAAACGAATACGCTGTAGATATTCCCAGACAGCTTGGGATTGATATGTTTAATGTAGCTACCGATGATTTTTATTGTAGAAACAGAAATGGAATTTTTCGAGTAAATAACATGATACAAACAGAAAAATCAATTTTCAAAACGCCTTCTAAAAGAACAGGGGGGACAGATTACAAAAGTGCCCCTACTTATCTTCGAAGGATAGCAAAAAGAATAATTCAAAAGGTATTCAATGGGAAAAAAAATATTTCTTTTAAGGCGATATATTTTTCTGGTATATTTAATAGAATCCAAAATGCTGGGATAGAGTTGACATTCCAAAATCTTTTGGAGGGAGAAGGACGAAAACTTTACGAAAAAGAATGCAAAAGAGTTGGATTGAAAAGTCCTTATATGGTACTTCGGCATTACTTTTGTTGCTAAGGCTTAGCAATAACATAAGACAATTGAACATCATTTTTTTTCGTGTAGTTGTATATGATTTTCTACACGAAAAAAATAGAATTGAATTATGTTTATTTACATAAGTAGTTATTTACAATAAAGGTTATTTACAGCTATCAGAAGCAGATGGCTGGAATAAAATTACAAAAGGAGAGGGAGCATGAGCGAGAACTTAATCATTCAGAAAGGCAGTGAACCGTGGTTCGTTGGTGAAAAAATCGCAGATTTTTTAGGGTTTAAGAATCCGTTAGATACGTTAGAACGCTATGTATCTGATGAAAACAAATCATTTGATGTTGTTGTATCAGAAGAAGAAAGTTCCCATATATGTATTATTAATGAGTCCGGTTTGTATGAGCTGATTCTTTCTAGAGATTCTCCGATAGCAAAAGAATTTCAACATTGGATATTTCATGATGTTTTGCCGTCAATCCGGAGAAATGGAGTTTATATGACAGAGGATTTCATGAAATACGCATTAAAGCATCCAGACTTTATGATATATTTCCTACAGAATTACAAAGCAGAAAGCCAAGCTAGTATAAAGCAAAAATTATAATAGCTAAAATTTACAATAATAAAACAGGAGGAGTTTATTATGAGCGAAAACATGAGTATGATTAAGGTTACTTACGGTGATAATGATACACCCACGGTATCGGGACGGGAACTGTACAAGGCATTGGGAGTTAAGACTGCTTATAAGGATTGGTTTCCGAGAATGTGCGAGTACGGCTTTTCAGAGGGTGTCGATTTCAACCCGCTCATTTTTGAGCAGGTTCGCACTGAGGGTGAACGGCAAGTGGTACGGAAAATCACCGACCACCAGCTGACAATCCCCATGGCAAAGGAACTCTGCATGCTCCAGCGGACGGACAAGGGCAAGCAGATGCGGCAGTACTTCATTGCCGTGGAGGAACAGTGGAATACGCCAGAGATTATAATGTCAAGAGCTTTAAGAATGGCAAGCAAAAATATTGTACGTTTGGAAGAAAAGAATGCCGCTCTTGAATCTAAAATTGCAGAGGATGCACCAAAGGTAGAATTTGCAAATGCCGTAGCAGAATCAAGTTCACTGATTGATATTGGAACGCTGGCAAAACTGGCACGTGATGAAAATATTCCGATTGGAAGAAATCGTTTGTTTGATTGGCTACGGCAGCATAAATACATTATGGATAAAGAACACAAGTACGAACCGTACCAGACTTGGCTTGACAGAGGTATTTTTGTAACAAAAGAATACAGCTACAGAACGGCATACGGTTATGAAACGCAGACGAAGATTTTAGTGACAGGCAAGGGACAGATTTACTTGATTGAAAAACTGCGGAGTGAATTCTGTAAGAAAGAAAATGTAGCGGTAGTAAATCAATAAACAAAAGTAAATGAGCCAATTCAATTGGTATAAATAAATTTATGGCACACAGTGCGGAAAGAGAGTATTGATATGAGTAAGAAGAACAGAAAGATGAAGAAAACAAATCTGATGAAGTGGGACGATCTTATTCGGAACACAAAGAAGATCACGCCGTTTTGTGATAAGGACGGCAATGTGATCTGGGGTACAGATAAAAACGCAAAGAAGAAAAAGAAATTAAAGGCTGGTGATACAATTTGCTTAAATCCGGAGAATGTTATCGAGATGGTAGAAACGGAATGACAGAATCCCAAAAATCTTTAGTTTCTAAGCATCATAATTTGATTTATGGTTTTATGAGAAAGCATGAAATGATTCGCACGGACAAGACTGATGTTTCTAATTGGTATGGTATCCTTGCAATCGCTTTAATTAAAGCCGGATATAATTGGAATGAGGCAAGAGGCAGTTTTACATCATATGCATGGGGCTTAATGGCGAATGCATATAAGGATGAGATTAAGTCAAGAAAAAGAAGTAAACGAGATGGGACAATTGTAAGTCTTGATGAGCCTATTGGGTTTTCAGAAAGCGAAGAAGTTTGTATTGGTGATATTATTCCAGACAAATCTGCTGAGAGTGATTTGGAAAATTACGTGATAAACAAAATCATGTTTATCAATGTATTTGCTGTTCTTTCTCAGAAAGAAGAAGTAGTCGTAGAATCAAAAATGAATAGCCATACAAACAGAGAAATCGCACAAAAGCTTGACTGCTCCGAGCAGAATATCGGATATATGATAAGAAAAATTCGAAAGAAATTATCAGTGTATTTTAATTAACTTTTGGAGGGTATTGAGATGGAAGAAAGAACAAATAAGAAGAATGCAGACATCACAACAGAAGTTGTAAAAGGCTTAGGCGATTTAAGTGCCAGATTTGTGGAACAAGTTGTAAAGTTTGCAGATGACATTGGCATCAATCGAACACAGGCAGTAAACATTTGTGTAAAGGTCTTGTCTTATGCAATGAGTAAGAATGTTAGCTATGACAAATATGAAGTGGAGGATAATGACGATGGAGAGAGCACAGACAGTTCAAAGTGATACAAACAATGAAGTTACTTTGCGTGATTTTATGCAAAATGATACGAAAAAAGTAACAGAACTGATTAACCAGTATCCGTATCAGATTCCGGTACAGGCGATTGCCGAATGGTGGAAGTGTGATGCAGATAGTATTCGTAGAGCCTTGGAACAGTCCAGCGTTTTTGGAATTGGGTTTCGGCAAGCTGGAAAATTAAACCGTGCTTTTGTTATTCCTACAGGGAAATTTGTTCGTTGGTATCTTGGTATGAGGGAATGAGAGAGGAGGAACAAAATGGCAAACAATAATCAGCTAATCCCGATCGATGAATACGGATTGTTCGCAGATAAGAACGATACTGCTAGAGTAGATAGCAGATATGTGGCAGAGTGTTTTGAGAAGGAACACAAAAATGTAATCCGTGATATTCGTGAATTGGATTGTTCAGAAGAATTTCGACTGCTCAATTTTGAGCCGTCCTATTACAAGAATCAGCAAGGCAAGAAACAACCTTGCTATTGCATGACTCGTGATGGTTTTGTATTCTTGGTGATGGGGTATCGTGGCAAAAAGGCTGCACATTTCAAGGAAATATATATCCGCAGATTCAACGAGATGGAAGAACATATTAAATCTCTTGTATCGGCTAGACAGGAGTTCCCGTTGCTTACCGACAACATTAAGTTGGCTTACGACAATCCGAAGCCATATCACTACAGCAACGAGTGTGACATGATTAATCGCATTGTTCTTGGAATGACTTCGAAACAGTACAAGATTGCACATGATATTCCCAGCAATGAAAGTATTCGTCCGTATTTGTCTGAGGAACAAATCAAATTATTAGATGTTTTGCAGAAGGTTGACATTGGTTTGTTGTTCTCTGTTTCAGATTACCATAAGAGAAAGCAGCTTTTGGAATCGTATGTTGTGAGAACAAACAGAAGTTTGATTACGGCTTAATTCAAGTATAAAACAATTTAACAACAAGCTGTGCTATCAGGCTATACGGGCGTGTGAGGAAGTATTACTATGAATGAATTACAAAAAGTAAGACAGTTCCATGTTTGGGAATCTTCATTTGATATTTATGATTGGGCAGAAATTGTCCCTAATGTGGTAGGTACTCCTATCAATGTTATCGTAAACGGTTTACAAAAAAAACAGACAGAAACAATTCCGAAGCCTAAGTGCAGAACTATCGGCTATACTGCATGGGAATGGCTTATGCACTGGAGAAAAACTTTGAAGCGAACCGTTATTAAGTCAACGCCTGACGAATCAATGACGGAATATAAAAGGATGTTAGATAAAAGAATTCGTTAATAATTGAGGTGATAAGATGTTTGAAATTAAACATAAATCAGGATATGCGGCATTAGGTGAAGCAGTTGTTGTTCAGGCTGCATATGATTATTATAACGCATTAGAATTAAGATATAAAACGCCTGGCTCTCTTGGGAGTTATTATCGAGTAAAAACATTAGAGGATTTTTTTAAATCAGATTGGTGTTATTTACTTTCCCCGATAGAACCGGATTTTATCATTTCATATTGTCATAAAAGAATTAGAGAAAAATATGCAAAGGTGGGGAGAACGATTGAATTACAAGGCGTATAATAAAGCAAAAAAAGAATGGGATTCTAATGTATTTATAAATCCATTTGGATATGTATATAAGAAAGGTCGATTTTCTTTAAAAAGAATAAATCAAAATGAATATGAATTTTATAGAGATACCGAATGCAAAGATGTTGTTGGTAATCCTATTTTTGAAGGAGATATTTTAAAAGACAAAGATGGAAACTATGGAATAATTTTTTATTCTGATGAAAATGCTGCATTTTTATTCTTTGTTTATGAGCAAGATAAGGTATATGCAATCGGGAAAGAATTGTATAAGAACGCTTGTATAATTGGGAATGTTATTGATAATTACGAATTAGTAAAAGATTATTTTGAAAGACCGACACTTGTAACAGGTAATGCTTCTAACTCTGTAAGTGAATATGCTGCTGCAAGTGGGGATTCTAATTAACAAAAAAGAAAGTAGTGACACTTATGATTTATCAAAGGAAATGTGCATTTTGCGGGTGCACATTTGAAACAGATAATATCAAAAGAAAATATTGTTCTTTGGAATGTAGAACCAAAGCACAATATAAAATAGCCCAAAGTAGATGCTCCCCATCAATAAGTGCTTGCTTAAATTGTACCAAAAAAGAGTGTACATACGGAGAGAAACCCACAGAAGAAGAAATGAGTGTTATTAAGGGTGCTAACCTTGGCGAAAATCTTCTTACTGTAGATATGAAAGTTGGTGGATAATTGGAAACTAATTGTGATGATTGGTGCGAAGTCAATTGTAGGCATTGTAAGTATAGTCGATACACTGAAACATTTCAAAACAAAAAAAGTATTATTCAATCGGAGTGCAAAAGAATAGATCATAATCATATTCAATTTGCAAAGCGATGTTTTATTGGACATGCTTGTGGGAAGAATCTTTCACATTGCTGTTCTGATTTTGAACCCAGTTCAGGATTGCCGTGGTTATATAATCATTGGGATAAGATAGATATTATACTGCCAAAAGAAAATGCCACAATTCCTTTTACGCTAAACGGAGATACTTCAATTCGATATTATGTAAGGTATCTTGATTTTTATAACAATACATTTTTGAATCCAGACGGTACATTGAAATGGATATATAAAATGTATTATAAAAAAGCTAGAGATATATTTAGGTATGTTTTGATACGTGAGTATGCTGATGGCAAAGTGTTTAAAAATGGTAAGCAACCGCCTAATTACATGGGCGTGAGATAAGCGTAAATAAAAGTGAGGTTTTATTATGGAAAATATTAAAGGTTATAAAGTTTTTAATTCTGACTGGACTTGTAGAGACAAACAGTATACTTGCCCAGGGGAATTTGAAGAAGATGTAGAGATTGATGTTTGTAGTCGTGGATTGCATTTTTGTAGAAAGGCAGCGGATTGTTTTAATTATTATAAGTTTGATTCAAATAATCATGTTGCAGAAGTAATTGCTTATGGGGAAGTAAAAGAAGAAGGTGATAAATGTTGTACAAATAAATTAAAAATTGTAAGAGAGTTGTCATGGCACGAGGTTTTGGATATTGTAAATACTGGGAAGAATTGTACTGGTGATCGTAACAGTGGTAATCGTAACAGCGGTGATTGGAACAGCGGTGATTGGAACAGCGGTAATTGTAACAGCGGTGATTGGAACAGCGGTAATTGTAACAGCGGTGATTGTAACAGTGGTGATCGTAACAGTGGTAATCGTAACAGCGGTAATTGTAACAGCGGTGATTGGAACAGCGGTGATTGGAACAGCGGTAATTGGAACAGCGGTAATCGCAACAGCGGTGATTGTAACAGCGGTGATTGGAACAGCGGTGATTGGAACAAAACAAATTGTTCTAATGGGTGCTTTAATACAATTGAACCTAAAATTAAGTTTTTTAATAAAGAATCTGATTTGACTTATAATGATTGGGCTCTGAGTGATGCAAAAAATTTGCTTAATAAAATTCCAACAGAAATTCTTGAATGGGTATGGTTTAATGATATGTCGGAAGAAGAGAAAGAAGTAAATCCAAATGCTAAAGACACTAATGGCTATTTGAAGATAATGAAACCACATGAATGTGCTCAGGATTGGTGGGATAAATTGAAAGACACAGATAAAAAGATTATTTTAGGCATCCCTAATTTCGATAGAGAAATTTTCAAAGAAATTACTGGGATTGATGTTGGAGAGGAGTAAAAGTAATGAAGTTTAGTATTGGCGATGTTTTTGAAGTTACAGAAACTTATAATGGAAAATCTGTGTTGTCGAATGTGGAAGTGACAATTCCAGAGGGAGAAAAGATAATTATTGGAGCAGATAAGTTGGCACATCATATTGGTAGTGGCATGATTTCTCCAATTGGGAAAGATTCTATTGTAGATGGATATAATGCAGAAGGAATTGCAAAATACATTTGTTTATTTTTAAGATCACATTTGGCGTTCGATCTTGATGAAATGCTTGAAGGATACGATTTTACGATGAATGAACTTGCCGATGAAATTCAATATGCTCTTGAAGAAATTGGATTCTATAAATGAAAAGGAGAGTGATATAATGATTTTCTTTGTTGTATGTTTCACAGTAATAGGCATCTTTAGTTTATGCCTTGGGCTGTACAAGTGTTTTGCAGGAGGTTATTTGAACAGCAAGATAATTCCTGTGATTGTTGGAACTATTTTCATGTTGTTGTCTGTAGCTGCGTTTGTTATTCGCAATTATCAATGATTGTATGGTGATATAATGTGGTGGCTTGTTCCGGTAATTATTGTTGTAATGTGTTCAACTTTGATATTTGTAAGGATTACTGCTGCAATATGTATTGAGACATATTGTCTTGAAAAATCATCGATGAATATAGGTTTTATATCTTTGATAGCAATATTTTCTGCAATAGTTTGTGTTTTGATTCTACATGGCTCTTTTTCTTTGGGTGATTCTATTCTTGGGAGTATTACAAGAACTTATAATGTGGCAGAGGTTTATCAAATAGAACCATACAAAACAATGATTGTGTTTGAGTATGGAGACGAATTGAGATACATTTACAAAAATGATAACTATAGTTTTTACGAAAACAGTGCACAAATAGACATATCCGCAGGCGATATGCTAAAGTCTAGTGTGGTAAATAAGGAGGAAAAATAATGGATTACTTAGATTTCATAATTGCAGTAAAAAATGCACAAGAAGTAATTTACAGGATTGATTCTTTTATTAGGATTTTGAAAGAAACTTTCGATAAAAATGCTCCCAATAGAAAAAATATTATTTCTTCTTTAGAGAAAAATAAGAAAGACCTTTGTGAAGAGTTTGGTTCTGCCATAGAATTGGCAATTGAGCCAGAATATTTTTGCAATTATCCAAATGTGGTAAAATATATAATTGCTGGTTTGTCGAACTTTCATAATCCAAATGATGATGAAAATGAGTACGTTGTTCAAAGCCTAGAAGATTTCTATAATGACTTGGTAGATGGTTATTTTGATTAAAATGTTTCATAGATTAAATATGAAAAAACGGCAGCAGGAAAGAAAAACCGAAGAAGATTGTATAGCTTCTTGTAGCTTCTTGTGCTTTTCTAAAAATTGTTCAGTTCATAGAAAATGATAAAAGAAATTCATATGAGATACTTATAAAAAATGCAAGTGAGAGATTACTAAATCTTTTAACTGATGCTTATCAAGATGATAGTCGTGTAATATTTGTAAAATCTTTACCACCAGTAACAGCTGGGGTTACTGGATTAAGAACTTCTATTATACTTCATAACAAGCCTGATGTGGGTTCTATATGGTTAATTAAACTTAAAGGAGATTCTGACATAGAAGAAAATCTAAATTCTATAATTCTCACTTTAGAAAAACAATGAAAAATCGTATTATATAAGTATAAGAATAGATTTTGGAGCGTGATTTGATGATTGATTTATTAGCAAAAGGATACATATCTCAGGATTTTTTTGAATGGTTAAAAGAGAATGGGTTTACAACTGCTCCGGCAAGTACAAAATATCATGGTGCTTGTGAAGGTGGATTGTATAAGCATTCTAAAGCGGTTATGGATACACTTGTAGATTTTACTAAGAAGCTGGGGTTGCAATGGCAGGACGAGCGTTCGCCGTACATCGTAGGTATGTTTCATGATCTGTGTAAGATAGATCAGTACAAGATAAAAGAAGAATTTTATGACAATAACTGTAATTCAAAAATCTCTACCAGTTATGAGTATAATGAAAATGTTCTTCTAAAAGGGCATGGTTTGAAGTCTGTAATGCTACTAAGTCAATTCATGACATTGACAGAAGAAGAAATTATGTGTATTCGATACCACATGGGAGCATATGAAAAGGATGATTGGGTACAGTTCGATTTGGCAATTAAAAAATATCCGAATGTATTATTTACACATACTGCGGATATGTATGCAAGTAAGCTAATTCAATGATAGGAGGCAGTGAAGAAAATGCGAGAAATTTTATTTAGAGGTAAGAGAGTTGATACAGGAGAATGGGTTGAGGGATACTATTGTAACCATCCTCACCTGTTTAGTGGGGTTTTACAGTCTTATATTTTTATACCATCATATGATGCAGAAACAGGAAAGGGAAACTGTATGATCTATTCTGTTATTCCTGAAACAGTTGGACAGTTTACAGGATTGTTTGACAGAAACAGTAAAAAGATTTTTGAGGGGGACATTATAGAAAATATAACTGATCATAGCACGGCTGTAGTTCGCTGGTATGAGGAGCATTCTACATTTATGCTGTACAGTGAAATGAAAAATAAAGTATATTTTCTGTATGATAATGATTTTAAATATATAGACGTTATCGGCAACGTCTATGACAATCCTGAATTATTAAGGTGTGTGTAAACATGAGAGATCTATTATTCAGAGCAAAACGAACAGACAATGATGAATTGATTGAAGGCAATGATGAATGGATTGAAGGTTCATATGTACATCTCAATCTAGGTCGTCACTATATTTTTACTGGGAAACTCGATCTCACTCAGCATAATTACAAGGGTCGTATAGGATTTGAGTGTTTTGAAGTTAACCCTGAAACTGTAGGGCAGTATACAGACGTTAATGACTCTAATGGCACTAAAATCTTCGAGGGTGATATTGTAGATATATTGACCGAAAATGAAGAACGAGGTGTCATAACATATGAGAATGGTGGTTTTGTCGTGAAGGCATCGACATTTGTAGTTGATTTCATGTCAAATATAAATGGAGAAGATGTAGAAGTCCTTGGAAATATTGTGGATAACCCAGAATTATTAGAGGAGGAATGAAATGAAAGCTAAATGGGAAACAGTAAGTAACTTAAAAAAGATTGGCAGTAAAAAATGTAATTTGCTTATTGGTAAATGTACAAATTGTGGTTTTACAGTATGTGATATATTAAATCATTTTGATTTATACAATCATTGTCCTAATTGTGGTGCAACAATTTACAGGTCGGGTTCCCCAAATACAAATGATAGTGAGAATGATACAAATACAAAAAAACATATTCTTATGCCAGAACCGCAGAATGGTTGGTTTGGGGTAACGAGTGATAATGAATGGTTTGTTATTATTCGACAGCCAAATTCAGATGAATACCTAATGGTATATGAGAATGGTGGATATGATGTAGGAACGGTATCTGAGGTATTCGATGAGTCAGAACATGACTTTAATAGATATGGTGAATGTACAGATGGCAATAAGATTATTCGACTTATAAATGCTATCAGCTTCGAGTATGCAAAGTGTTGCCCAGTCTATCACAAAGATATTATCTGGGAAAGGGGGATAAAGCAATGGCAGGCGTAAACATCATACTCATACCTTCGGTATATGTTCCACTATCAGAACTCAAAGACGGAGAGACGTTTACATTCAGATATGGCGATAGAGAGCATCGTTTCACAGACCATATTTATATGTGCGTGGACGAAAATTATGTCGGTGAGAGAATTGTGGTTGACTTAACTGTCTTTGATTCTTTTTATATTGGCGATTCCGAATCAATAGATGTTCGGAGAGTTAAATGCAAATTTATAGTCGAAGATAATGCAAAAGAGATAGTTGAGAAATTTTCAAACGCACGACTATATGACGATAAAACACCTACAGCTTGTAGGGAATTTATTTATAACAACGGTTATCCTACGGTTGTTCTAGGGGACCCAATATAGTGTCAGATTGTGCTGACTGTTGGTGTATGGAGATGGAGGAACAGTGATCTATGTTGTATGTGATAAATGCAGAAAACCAATTCCATATGTTAAGAAGAAAAATATTCTTGGAATTGAAGAAGAGGTACTTGACAGAGGGATAGTAAGAAGTTCTGAATGGCAAATTGATGCACTGTTTTATGAGTATGATTTATGTAAAAATTGTGCAGACAATATTTCATTGCAAGCCGATAATCTATTTCTAAAGATGAAATTAGCAGTACTAAAGGAAGCAAATGAGAATGAATGAAACACTGAAACCTTGCCCGTTCTGTGGCAGCACAAAACTAAAGATTGAAAGCAAACGTACCTTTAATTACAGTAAAAGACATTGCTCTGTTACAGTAAGATGTATGAAATGTCATGCAAGAAGTCCGGTTGTTGGAATCAATCTGGACAAGAATCAACACAATGAGCGTGAGCTTTGTGAATCACAAGTAACGGAAGCTTGGAACAGGAGGAAAGACAATGGATAAATACATAGAGTATTCCTCATGCAGAGATGCTTTTTACAATGCTATACTTGACATTCTATCAGGTGACAGTAATAACGATAGGGCAAATCAGATTATTGATTTGTTTGACGATTTACCAACAGCGGATGTTCAGTTTGTTACCCACGCTGAGTGGATATGTCATGAACCGGAAATCGGGCTTTATTATTCATGTTCCAGATGCGGACATAACACATTGCAAGGAATGTATAAGTTCTGCCCTAACTGTGGTGCAAAAATGGACGAAAGCGAGGATGACAAACATGAATGATATCAAACTTAAACCATGTCCGTTTTGTAGTGGTAAAGCGTTAGATACTGAGTATGGATATGAGGACTTTCCAGAACTATATGAAGAAGGGGATCACGAACTAGAATGTAGTGGGTGTGGAAAGACGTTTATAATGGAGACAATGGTATCATACTCCTACGAAACACGTAAACCTGATGAATCGTCATTGGGATTATAAATAAACTAAGGAGAAATTCATATGATTACAAATTTTCGAGACTGGAAGATGTTTTCACAAGAGTATTATGTGTACGAAATAGACGGACATCGTAGATATGAGATATTGGTTGAATTTTATGAACAGTATACAAATGTACTCAACGCTATTGTGACACTTTATATCTCTGGATATTACTATGATAAGAGATTAGAATCTGGTAAATGCTATAACAGACATCGCCTAGTTGATTCGAAACCGCTTCATGAAGCATTAGAGGTCGCACATAGGCATTATGAAACAAATTTTTAATAAGGATGGTGTTACCCATAATGAACGTAAAAGAACTTATTGAACAGTTACAAAGATTTGACGAAGATACCGAAGTACGAATCATTGACATAGATTCCGATCCGTTAGATGGTGGCGAAGGGTGGGAATGCTCAAATACATTTATGATTACTAATGGTGCAACTGGTAAATCACTTGTATGTATTATCCCGGCGATGTGATGATATTGGAGGAATCATAATGTTTGAGTATTCAACTACATTAAAATGTGATCAGTGCGGTTATGGCTGCTCATCTGAGGGATTTCGGATAACTGACTGTATGAGCAGAGAAGATCTTGAATCTATGGTCGCCGAAGAAGAATGGATAAAACTTCATGGTAAATATAATATCTGTGATGAATGTATAGAACACTATGGAAAAAAGTATCTGCGTGATAAATTCAATGGTGATAATAATGAGGATTGAAGTAGGTCAAAAGTATCAAGTGACTAGCGGCATAGACAAGGGCAGTGTGATTGAGGTTACAGATATATATGAGACGTGTGGCAGAATATATTATGTTTACGAAGTAATGCCAGGTGGACATGATAATGAGTACTGGTTTGACACTTTTAGTCATAGTGATGCTGATTCTGATTTTGCTAAATGTCTAAGTCTCTCGCCTTATGAGGAATTTGAGGAGGATACACAGATGAAATTTGAAATGGGTGCGAGATATGAAGTAATAGATGGTGTAGACAAAGGTAGTGTGATTACGATTACAAATAAGAATGAAAACAGCTATGGTGACATGCTTTATGATTATGAAGTAATCCGTAATGGATATAAATATAATGGCTGGTTTATTGATGGTTCTATTTTCTCTAAGTTTCTAGTCCCATCTGATCTGATTTTAGAAAACCGCCCTATCATTAATGCACCTGAAAAAGAAAACGTTAACGACGATCCTGATTCGCTGGAGAATCAGATTAAAGACGCTCGAAGATTTGAACATATACATATATCAGAACCCAACTTTGGATTACGTCCTTGTCCGTTTTGTGGTTCTGATAAATTAAAAATCAAAAAGAAAGCAACAAAACGCAACGGCATGAAAACCTATGTCGTGTCTGTTCGCTGTAATGTATGTCATGCAAGAGGTGGGGCGGTGACAGATACTACGATGTCTTGTAGTACAGATAACTCTGCTGAAAATGAAGCTATTTTGAGATGGAATAGAAGGGCTAATGGAGGGAAAGAAGAATGAAACTTGACAAATTTATGTGTGATGTTACAAAAGCACTCGTAAAGGAAGGACGTGTGCACTTTTTGCATTGTGGAAACGAGGTGTTTATTTCACCAAATGGGTATTTGGTATGATTATTCATGTCCAGGTGTAGACATACTGATGACACTATACATGCAAAAGAGAATTCGATGCTATATATCTGGTGCTACATGCTATAAAATAGCTAATACTGACCAGAAAGCAGTAGCATGGTCAAACCAATCAGAACTATATGAAAGTGAAGGTGTGTTAAATATGAAAGCAGATGTTATGAAATGGATGGAGCAGGCTATTCAAACAATCCAAAGTGGGATTGCTGATAAGCTTACAAAGGACAATATCACAATTTACCGAGTAAAAGACATTATTCGTATTGACATCAAAGGTGAAGTACAAATTGTAAAGTAAAACAAAGGAGTGACAATTATGACATTTGAAGAAAGAATCATAGAAGCAGTGGAGAATGCTGTTATCCATGACATCGGACGGTATAACATTGTGCAGTTCAAAAAGTTTATGCTGCCTGATGATGTTATCGAAGATGTTTACAGACACGTTGATCTGGAAAAAATCAAGCGGTATCTGACTGAAAATATCGAACAGCTGATCGCAAAGAAAATCGTGGACAGCATGATGGCTGAGGTTGCAACAGACGTAAAACAAATCGTTGCAACAAAGGCAATCAGAGAAGATATGCGATATTATCTGCGTCAGAAAATGGAGCAGGCAATGCAAGGTGTGGCTGATGCAGAACCTCCTGTTGATGCAGAGCCAGCGGTATGAAACATTGATTATTGATTGGAAGTGTTTGCTATGAAACATTTTGATATTTTTTACGGTATGGATAACGAGGACTTCCAGAACTTACAAGCAATCACAGAGCTAATGTACACTGCAAAAACATTGTATCGCAATGTCAGTGAACTTCATTCTCAAATCTGTCGTTCTCAGGACAGAACAATATCCGAATTATCACTCGATGCAGTTTTGGCATTCAATAAATTATATGATGCACTTCAAGCTGAACAAAAAACGATATTGAATGGCATTGAGATTGATATGCCTGAAACTACATGACATACAAATGCGGTATTGCCCTAATTGTGGTTGGCGTTTGTTTGAAAATCGTAATTAATATCATTAGCATTGACAAATGTTTATTCGTTGGCCAAAAGGAGTAACTATGAGAGAAATTTTGTTCAAAGCAAAGCGAACAAGCAATGCACGGTGGATAGAAGGGTATTTCTTCAAAGACGATGATAAAAACTGTTATATCCAGCAAGGTGATACAGCCTTGTATTACCTCGTCCATCCGGTGACGATATGCGAATTTACCGGATTTTATGACACAAGCGTCAGGAGAATCTTTGAAAGCGATATTCTTCGTGTGTGGCACTCGGAAAAGCCAGAAGATTTCACCGACTTCCTTGTGTATTTCTGCGAGCCTACTGGAAGTTGGGTTGCTGTCAGCATGAACAAAAAACAGGAAGTGTATGACTTGTGGAAGCTGTCACTGGCGGTTCGCTATGAGGTTGTTGGCAACGCATATGATAATATGGAAAAAATCTCTGAGGAAGCATTCAAGAAAGAATAAAGATTGCTTGCGTTTCACAAAGAACCGAAGGAGAAGAAAGGAAATATGTCTTACCAACACAATTGATACAATTTGCAAAAAATCATGAAAAAGAATCATGGGCGAGAATGTACTATGCGATTATAACTACAATAACTCACATGTTGGTTCAAATGCATGCAGATGAAATGAACGATACGAGCGATTGCTTAAGTCTGGCATTGATATCAATGAGTTCTGAGTATTCAAAACATGATTAAGGAGGTAACGGAGATGGTTGCGAAAAATTATGGTGTTGTTTATACACCGAATAGACTGGCTGAGTTCGCAGCAGAACTTTTATATAGGGAAGCAGCAGAAACTAATACAGAAATAAAGTCGGTGTTGGATCCTGCGTGTGGCGAATGCGCATTGCTATGCGCTGCAAAGAAATATTTTAATGGTAATGTAAAATATTTGGGAATTGATGTCGATAAAGAAGCGATAATGAATGTTGAGGATGATTTTGAAATTCTTTATAATGATTCAATTCTTCCGCGAAATGTAAAAAAAAAGACGGCAGAATATTGGAAAAGCAAGATGCCAGTAATATCTGCTATAATTGCAAATCCGCCGTGGAGTTCTGAAAAAATATATGTGCGAGAAGAATTGCAGAGTGCCGGTTTCTCGTTGACCACAGGACAATATGATAGCTTTGTGCTATTTATTGAGTTGGCATATAATCTGCTTGATGAGGGAGGATACTTTTCGTTTATTATCCCCGATTCGTTATTTGATGCACAAAACGAAAAACTAAGAAGATTTTTGACTGAAAAGATGCAAATCAAAGTGATTGCCAGACTTGGAGAGAAGATTTTTGAAGAAGTGAATAGAGCAACTGCTGTTATTGTTTGCAGAAAAGAAAAGCCAGTCAAAGATTCTGTCACCCACTGTTTCAGACTTACTACGGAAGAAAGAAGAAAGTTTTTGAATTCGAATCAGAGTCTGTTAAACTTTTACAACGAAGATGTGCATGATGTGTTGCAAGGGCGATTTGCTGAAAACGCTGCCTGTAACTTTGACGTTGATACACGCACTGATGAAGAGGCATTGTTGGCTAAAATTAAGAAGCAGTCTATAAGTTGGGATGATACATTCATTTTTGGTCGAGGTGTTGAGATATCCAAAACAGGAAAGGTCGTATTTTGTCCTTCATGTGGTTATGCCCAAGGGTATAAAAAATCACAAATGGCTGAAGGAAAAAAAGAATGTACGAACTGTGGCAGTGAGATATCGGTTACTACGGCAAGTGTTCAAAATGTTATTTCAAAAAGTCAAACGTCACAGACTGTTCAGATATATGTTGGAGAGAATGTTCGGAGATATGGAATAACAGGAGAATGCTATATCAAACCCAACATTCCCGGAATCAATTATAAAAATCGAGCGATGTACAACCCACCGAAACTGTTGGTGAGAAAGACTGGACTTGGAATATATGCATCGATTGATTATACGGGAAGCATGACAAGTCAGACTGTATATATTTTGAAATTTAAAAACAGTCAACATAAGGCTCCGTTGGAATATTATCTGGCATTGCTTAACTCACGAGTGGTCTACTATTTTTATTTGAAAGTATATGGAGAAAATGAATGGAAGTCCCATCCGTACTTTACGAAACAGATTATTTATTCTCTGCCCATTAGAGAATATGAGGATAGTGAGTTAGATAAACAGATCATTAAAGTGGCAACGGAATTGGCGCATAAATATGAATATGTCAAGGATGTTCATCTTGAGAAGTTGGTAATGAAAAAGTATGGTCTGTCAGAGACCGAAAGCAATATGGTTTATGGTGAGATGAATCGTCTGCCTGACTTGAGTGCGATTAACAATATGAAAGTTGAGGTGGAAGCGAATGTATAGATATATAGGAAACAAATCAAAGCTGACTCCATACATTCTTGATAGGGTGGAACAGCTTATTGGAAAAACAGGAACTGTTGCTGACATTATGGCTGGAACAGGAACTGTGGCATTAGAATTGAGAAAAGCAGGTTATTCGGTTATCGCATCTGATGTAATGACCTATTCGTACCATCATTTGATGGTTAATCTTTGCTTAGATTCAGCTCCTTCTTTTTCTGGGCTTGTGAATCATGGAGCAATAGGCAAGAATGAGGTGGATGCATATGGTGCAGTCCTGACTTATTTAAATTGCATTGAACCCAAAGAAGGTTTTTTCTTCAAGGAATTTTCTCCTGGTGGAACACCGCAGAATGGTTGCGACCCGAGAAAATATTTCACTACGGAAAATGCAAAGAAAATTGATGCGATTAGAGAAAAAATAAATGAGTGGATTGATAATGGAACAGTTTTACGAAATCACACCACAGAGCAAGCGGTTTGCAGAGTGCATGACCTACTGGAATGAGTCCGATAAGCAAAGTGAAAAAGTCAGAGAGTTTATGAGCAATCATAACATTCCGTCACCTGCTCTTTGGAGAGGAAATATTCTCTACATCAAGAAATGTTCAGATATGTCTGACAACAATTTCTTGAAGAAAACAGTCAAAGGCAATGGGAGTGTTTATTATGGAATTAAAAAAACGAGTCCCCTTGGTAAGGAACTGAAAACACTTGGAGTTCGCAGAATTTTCAAGCCGTTTGTACTGCTTTTCTTTGAGGAAATGATTTCAAAGGCAAGTGTTTGCTTGTTCCCAGCCAACGGAAAAGTTTATTGCAGTTTGGAACATACTCTGGAAAAGCCTCTAACTTGTCCAGAAGGATTTATTGAAATGAAAGGCAGTGCATTCTACAAGATTATGGAAGGTGAAGAAGATGCGTAAACCTTATCAGGCAAAGACCGTTGCAAAGTTTCTGATAGAGGCAGCAGAAGCGGCAGAGCCTACTATCTGCATGACGAACAGCAAATTGAACTCTATATTGTACTATGTGCAGGCATGGTACATGATAAAGTATGGTACGCCTTGTTTTACAGATCAGCTGTATGCTTATAGCTGGGGCGTAGTTGTAGAAGATGTACATTACACTTTCCGTATGTTTGGTAACTGTTCTTTGTGGGGGATTATGGCAAATCAAATAAAGACAGATGAAAAACTGGAAAAGAAAGACCAGAAGCAAATCTGTAAGGTGCTATACAAAATGGGAATATATGATGCAGCGATATTAAATCGAGCCATTATGAATCAAAGGCCGTATTATGACATTTATGCCACTGCCAAGGGCGCTAATGGTATATTTGGTGTCATTACGCCGGAAAGTTTGAGAGAATATTTTTTGTGGAAGGAGAAAAATGATAAAATATGGATATGCCAAAATTTGAAATAGAAGGAATTGTATCTGTACAGATTTGTGATTCAAGTGGTGTAATTTTAGATTTAACATCAGAATGTGATTCGGAGTTTGATGAAAATAATGCTCTGGAAAATGAAGTCCCAAAATATCATTTCAAAGATAGAGTTGTTTATCCATCTAGGAAAACTAGAAAACAGAATGGGGATGATTAAAATAAGTTTGTATTTAGATAATGCAGCTACTACAAAAGTATCGGATAGTGTAATTGCTGCAATGATGCCGTATTTTTCAGATAAATGGCAAAATCCTTCTTCATTATATGCTGCCGATATTGATTCAAAAATCATAGAAGCTAGAAAAATAATTGGGAAGTTTATCGGAGATGAAAGAGGGAATATCTTTTTTACTTCCGGTGGCAGTGAATCTAACTGCTGGGCAATTGAAGGTTTTGTAAATCGTGCAAGATTAGAAGGGTACAATCCAGTTATAATTACAAGCAAGGTGGAGCATAAAAGTATTTTGGAATGCGTTAAGAATATTGATACAGATGCTTATTATATCCCTGTGTATTTTACTGGGAGAATATACGATGATGAATTAGAGAATATTCTAGACGTTATATTTAAGAATAAGAAAAACAAGATTTTAGTTTCTATCCAATATGCGAATAATGAAACTGGTGCAGTACAAGATATTCAAAAGATTGCAGCAATTACACATTCGCATGGTGGGTTTCTTCATGTAGATGCTACTCAGGCATTTGGGAAAATTCCCATTGATGTAGTGAATGATGCTGATATTTCCGACCTTGACACTTCAATTGACATGCTTACAGCAAGTGGGCATAAGATCGGAACTCCAAAGGGAATCGGGTTCCTTTATATTAAGGATGAATCTTGTATCACCCCGATTATTTATGGTAGCCAAAATTATGGTATGCGTGGTGGAACTGAAAATGTACCGTATATAATGGGGTTGAAACAGGCGGTTCAAGACTTAGAAGATGGTGATTGCTGTAATCAAAAAGTTTATGAGAATTTAAAGCTTTCAGAAAAGAAAAGAGATTTGTTTGCTGATAAACTTCATTTTAATTTTAATTGTAGAATCAATGGTTACTACAAAAAAATACCTAATATTTTAAGTGTAACATTTTTAGATGCACCTTGCACAGCAGAGTCAATGGTTTATCTATTAGAATTAGACGGCATTTTTGTTTCGGCTGGTTCTGCTTGTAACTCACACTCTGATAAACCGTCTTACGTTTTGAGTGCAATGGGACTTGATAATGATAGAATAACAAAGACATTGCGAATCTCATTCGATAATAGTATAACAGAAGATGATATGGATAAATTCGTTTCGGCATTAAAAAAATGTTTTGCTACATTTGACAAGAAGGGAAAGTGATAATTTGAAGAAGATTTATTTAGCTGGTGGGATGACTGGTCTTACTTACAAAGAACAGCATGAGTGGAGATTAAATTTTATTTCGCAAATTCGGAGGAATGATTCTGGATTTGATAGACCGAAATTTTTTGATCCACCACTTTACTACGATGTAAATGAAGTAAATGATATTGAAACTCAAAAAGAAGCTATGGATTTTGACTTGTTTAATTTGTGCAAGTCAGATGTTGTTGTTGTTAATTTTAATGTGCCAAATTCAATCGGGACAGCAATGGAAATTGCAATTGCAAGAGAACATGGGATTCCAGTAATTGGATTAAATGAAGATCATAATGAATTACATCCGTGGCTAAGATTAAATGCGATGAAGATTTGTGACAGTATGGAAGAACTAGTTGCTTTTATTAAGCAGTTCTTCTTGGATTGATAAGATTGGAGGATGTAATATGGGGATCCACGTTAATGGCGTATATGTAGTTGGTTTGGAAGGCAATGAGAAAGGTAATATTATCAGAATCTATAGTTATGGACTAGGATATTATCATTATCACACAATTAAAGGTGAAAATCATAGATGTGACAAATTTATGAAAGATTCTCCGTTTGAAAAAAGTCTAGTTTATTATGGGTGCGATTATCCTATTAAATTAAAAGGAAATGAGGAAGAAGATAATATGGATGAAAAGATTGTTGTACTGAGAAATGGTAAGACAGTAACTGCAACAAAGTATGCCGATGGTAAAAAGGTTAATTCTGCTACAGCTAAATGCCATCCAGATGACAAATTCAATTTTAATGTCGGTGCAAAAATTGCTGTAGGCAGATTGATTGAAGAGAATGATAGTACTGATAAAAAGACTGTTGGCAAAACTCTGGGAGATGCAAAAGAGGAATTAAAACAGGAAGTAGATAAATTAAAAGAAAAAATATATTTTGATGTAACAAGTGACTTTTGGAACAAATTTTTGAACGGTGAAATTGTTATCCAGATGTCAAAAGAAAATTCGTTTTATTTCTTTTGGCAATTTGGTGCTATTGGACTTTTTAGATTTTATGATGTTTTTGCAGATTACGAACCTTTTATGAATTTTGTTTCTACGCTTAATAAAAATGATTTGGTTTGGTGCAAAATGAAAGATGGTAAACTTGTTTTTCGCAAGGCACATGATCGAAGTTTTGGATTATCTCCTACTATTTTCATCTACAAATATGATGGAAAGAGATTTTGACTCCCTTGCAAAAACTTTTGTAAAATAACGATTTTATTCGTGATTTGATTTTAGATTTGCTCTGAAAAATCGTATTATATAAGTGTAAGCACTTGTCGCTGGTTCGGCAGGTGCTTTTTTTATTTAAAAAATTCAGGAAGGTTGGTGCTTATGGCAGATAACAAAAAGAAGATTGCGAAGAAAGATTGGATTTCTAATTTTTCTTTGTTGGGCGTGGCAAAAGTAAACGATGATTATACGTTTAAGATCAATGAAAAGAGTAACAGTTCAAATTGGATTTATTCCAGAATGAATCTTGGAATTGATTGCGGAGAGAAGAATGGAATTATCTATGCAAGCATGAATGGTGGGTATTCTGGTGACGGAAACAATGTGATTTATGCTCATGGCAAGAAGGAAGATGGAACAGACGATTTTGAATCCAGACTTGAAATTGATTGGAACGATCGTTTCGATGAATCCATTCTTGAAACTGTAGGAGATATGTGCTTTATCACGGTTGCTCTGGAAAAGACTGAATCCGGCAAACTATTTAAGAAGAGATTCCTGTCTGAATATGATGCAATTGCATACTGTAATGAACATATTGTAGACGGTATGAAATTGTATATCCGTGGTAATCTAAAATATTCGATGTATAATGGCAAGACAACAATTGATAAGGAAATCAAGAGTATTTCGATTGCAGCCTCTTCCGTAAATGAAAATGCTGATACTCAGACTAAAGATGATAGATTCGCGAAGTTTACCCAGACCATTTTGCTTGACAAGGATTCTTGTAATTTAAGAGGTGTTGACAAGGAAACCGGGATGATGAATATCAATGCAACCGTTCTTGCTTATCTAAAAGAATATAACAACATTGAAGTTCGAGGAAATTTCCCGTATAAGGTTGGTTTTGAATTCCATTTGAACCTTGAAAATCAAAAGCAGTGCAAGATGTGTTATGATAAGCTTTTCAAGGTTAAGAAGGGGTATACACAGATTACATTTGAGGGTGAATTTGTGGAATCTGGTGCTGTTATTACTCCGTCTTGGGATGATATTCCGGATGATATTAAGGAACTCGTTGAAATGAACGTATTTACTAAGGAAGAAGCTCTAGAGAAGTGTGCTGCATCTGGGACAAAAGAAAAGAAGATGATTCTTACTAAGCCTTATATCAAGAAGGTAAATAAGAATGATACAATTACGGCAGTTCTTCAAAAGTTTGAGGAAAGATATTCCGAAGATGATTTGTATTTGGATTATCTTTATCAGAAGGAGAACGATTCTAACGATGAAGTAGAAGAGGAATCTCCTAAGTTGGATAGTGATATGAGTTGGCTTGATGACTTGGATGCTTTCGAGGAAATTGTATAAGTCTGGAGGTTGAAATATGGCAAGAAAATATGGGAAAAAGAATAAAGTTTCATTAAATCCATTGGATGCGAATATTTGTTTACTTGGGCTCCCGAAGATCGGGAAAACTACGATTTGTAAAGAAATGGCAGAAAAACTTGTCGGTGAAGATGGCTATCTGTTTTTGGAAATGTATCGTGAAAATGGTGCGAAATACATTGAAGATATTGTATATGAAGATGTCCCTGATTGGGATTCGTTCTGTGATATTATTGATGATATTATCGATAACAGAACAACTGATTATAAAGACTTAAAAGTTGTGTTTATCGATACAATTGATAACGCAATTCAGCTTGCAGAACAAGAATCAATTCGACTTTGGAATAAAGAAAACCCGTCAAAAAGAACAAATGCTATCAATGCTGCATGGGGCGGTTTTATGAAGGGGCAGGACAAAGCAATGGATTTATTGCAAGAAAAACTTTTTGCTCTACGCAGTGTTGGGATTGCATTTGCTGTTATCGGGCACGTCCGACAAACAACTGTTACAGATCCTATTACTAATGAGTCGTACCAGCAAATTACGTCTGATGTTTCTCAAAGATATTTTAATCAATTAAAGAAAAACATTGATTTAATTGGAATTGCTTATATTGATCGAGAATTAACTAAAAACAAAGTTAATGGAAAAGAATTGTCAACTGTAAAATCTGAAACAAGAAAAATTAAATTTAGAGATGATAATTATACAGTTGATAGTGGTAGTCGCATGAGCCAAATTGTAAATGAATGCGGCTTTTCGGCAGATGAATTTATTAAGGCAATGACAGATGCATTAAAAGCCGAAATCGAGAAAAGTGGCAAGTCCGTTTCTGAACGAAAAGTAGAAAATGAAAAAGAAGAACAAGAAAATATGGAGCGAATTGCAGAAAACGAAAAGACAGCAAAGGCAAAAAAATCCATTGAACCATTGATCGAAGAAATCTCTATGTTCCTTTCAAACAATAAGAGTGAAATCTCAAAAGTAAAGCCTGTAGTTGTAAAGATTCGTGAATGTGGATATGCAAAGCCTGTGGATATTGATTCAAAGGAAGATGCAGAATCAATTCTTGAATTGATTCATTCTTTAGAGTGATTTGATATGCTAGATAAAAAACAAGAAAAGGAATATTTCGATAAATTATACGAATATGTGAAGTCTATTTTAAGGTATGACGAAAGTCAAGCTTTACCGCAATGGTTTGTATTACGATTAAAAGGTCTAGCAACGGGTAAGTACTTGGCAAACAATCATATAAAATCTCGTGCGAATTATTCTAATTTTGTTATTCTAAGTACATTCAAATTTTGCCGTGGGGAAATTGAGTATGCTCTTTCAAATGTTGCTTTTTCAAATGAAAAGCACAAGTTGAATTACATATTGAAAATCGTAGAATCGAACCTAAACGATGTATATGGAAGAATAAAAATGGCAAGAAAGAATGAAAAGGCACTCTTAAAAGAAGAAAATCCCAGTAATTATCAAAACAATTTCTCTAAAGATGATGTAAATGACGCAAATCAAAATAAAAACAAAAGGTATAAAACAATGTGGTAATGAAGGAAGGAGCGTGATTTATGGCAGAAAAAAATGCAATTGCACTAACTCCTTTTGAAAAAGAACAGCTTGAAATCCAGAAGAAGATATTAGAATATAAACTTTCCCCAGAAGCGAATATTGTAGGGACAATCTATAAGAATCCAAACCTAATTTATGAGATTGACTTGACATTAGCTGATTTTCATCATAATCAATGGAAAGTATTTTTTAAGATTGCCTACGATATGATCTTCGTAGAAAAAGCCAATGTATTACTTGATGATTGTACAATTGGTTTATACCTGAGAAAGCATGAAAAATTAAAGAAAAAGTATGATGAATATGGTGGTTTTGAAGCAATCCTGAATACTACCACCTATATTAAAGAAGAGAATTTCTTTTCATATATTTCTGAATTAAAGAAGTGGCAAACGGTTTTTCAATTATCAAAAGACGGTTGCTTGATTGACAAGAAAAAGCTTAGCGAATATGCCGATATGTCACTTGATGAGATTTACGATGATTTTGAAGTACTTTTGAATCATACATTTGTTAGCGTATCTGAAAATGTAAAAAGCTACAACGTCTTTGAGGGAATGAATGAATTTATTGATGAACTCAATTCTTGTAAAGATGTTGGGATGCCTTTTTACAATGCCAACCTTTTAACAGAAACCACTGGAGGATTTAATCTGAATGGGAATATTTATGGGTTAGGTGGTACATCTGGCACAGGTAAATCTACAATGGCATTTAATTATATCGTACCTTCTGCAATTGAAAATGACCTTCCGGTTGTTTTTATTATCAATGAAGAAGATGAAAGAAAGTTCAAAAAGGAATTATTGGTGTGGGTTGCAAACAATATTTTCAAAGAAGAACTCCATAAACACGTTTTGAGAGATGGTAAATTTACTGATGAAGTATTATCGCTACTTCGCAAATGTGCAAAGTGGATTGAAGATAAAAAAGATAAACATATCCTTACTGTGATTCCGCTGGAACGCTATTCAGTAAATGTTGCTATTAAAATCATTCGCAAATATTCTTCTGCATTTGGGGTAAAACTTTTTGTCCTTGATACATTAAAAGAAAGTGCTGATTCTAAATCAGATGAAATTTTTCGCAACATGATGCGTGATATGGTAAAACTGTATGACGTTGTAAAGCCTACTTGTAAAAATGTTGGGTTACTTGTAACATACCAGCTTGGAAAACAAGCATTGAAGATTCGGCATTTGACAAACAATGAAATCGGGCAGGCAAAATCAATCATTGACGTTATGTCAGTTAATATCATGATTCGTAGACCGTATGATGATGAATACGAAGATGAAAAACGAGAACTAAAATGCTATAAACTAGATGGTATAAACCATAAAACGAAAATTCCATTTAAATTAAATCGGGATAAAAACTACATGATTGTTTTCGTCACAAAAAATAGGTTTGGAGAAACCGATGCAAAGCAAATCGTAGCAGAGTGCGATTTGAGTACAGATATATATAAAGAGATTGGATATTGTCATGTGCCACAAGATTTTTAATAGGTAGGTAAGTCAATAATGGAAGTCATGGAACTAAAAAAATATATTTGCGACAACAAGAAAATTGAACTTGTTTTGGAACAATTAGGTTGCCATGATATTCATTATCGAGAGGATAAAGAAATCTATTCTGCTGCATTCCCAGATGGCGATAACCCGCAGGGTATAAACATTCGTGAAAATAGCTACTTAAATTATAGAAGTTTTAGTAGAAATGTTTCATTTAGTGACAAGAAAGATTTGATTTCTTTGGTTGAGTATATAAAGAAAATTTCTTTCATTGAATCGTTGCGATGGTTACATAAGGTATTGCAAATACCATTTACCGCAAAGCACCAAGTTACTAGTTCAATCAAGAAAATCAATATCAATCAAATCTTTATTGATGCTAAAACAAGCTATCGAAAAATCAATGTTGCAGACGTAAAAACGATAGACGAAGCTATTTTAAACGATTATATCCCAATACTACATATATCTTGGATAAAAGAAGGGATAATGCCTTGGACAAGAAAAAAATTTGGGATAGCATATTCTTATCGGAGAAATAGGATTATTATTCCGATTCGATACTTTGCTACAGGTGAGCTACTTGGCATAAATAGTAGAACAACTATCCCGAACTATGATCTATTTGGTATCAAAAAATATTGTCTAACAAAGACGTATCAAAAAAGTATAAATCTATATGGGCTTTACGAAAATTATAATTCAATCTTAAAGTCAAAACTTGTGGTTGTTTTTGAATCTGAAAAATCTGTCTTAAAAAGGGACAGTTTACTTGACAATAACTGTGTTGCGATTCAAGGGAAATCGTTAAGTGAAGAACAGGTAAGAATCTTAATCGGATTAGATGCAGAGATTGTATTTGCTCTTGATAAAGATGTTTGTATTGAAGATATTTGGTTTATGTGTGAAAAGTTTTATGGAATTCGGATTGTATCTTATATTTGGGATAATGATGATTTAGTACATGAAAAAGAATCTCCTGCTGATTGTAATGACACGATTTACAGAAGGTTGCTTAGAAACAGAAAAAGATATGGATATTCGGAACATCAAAGCTATTTGAGGAGTTTAGAAAGATGAGAGTGTTAAGTTTATTTGATGGTATGTCTTGTGGAATGCTTGCTTTTCAGAAATGCGGAATCAAAATTGATGAATATATTGCTTATGAAATTGATAAATATGCTGTAAAAACAAGCAAATATAATTTTCCAAACATCAAACATATGGGGAATGTTTTTGAAGCAAATTTTTCTAATTACCATGGATTTGATTTTATAGTGGGGGGGAGTCCTTGTACATATTGGAGTATTGCTCAGTCAAAAGATAAAAGAGAAACTACTGCTTCTGGGCTTGGGTGGGATTTATTTTCTCAATATGTTAGAGCATTAAAAGAAGTCAAACCAAAATATTTTATATATGAAAACAATAAATCAATGAGCAAACAGATAAAGGAATCTATCTCCGAAACTTTTGGTTTTGAACCAATTTGTATCAATAGTGCGTTGGTTTCTGCACAGAGTAGACAAAGGCTATATTGGGTAGGAAGAAGAAATAATAACGGAACTTATGATAAAGTTGATATTTCACTTCCGATTGATAAGGGTATTTTATTGAAAGATGTTATAGAAGATGCGATTCCTATAAACGCTATAAATGGCAAGGCACATACCCTTCCTGCATCCTACTATAAGATTGGTGAAAACCCGTTTAGTTCATATGATAGTGAGCGTGGGCGGCAGCGCGTGGCTGTACCCATTAACACTTACAACGATGAGGGCGAAACAACGCTTATAAAAAACGAGGGCTTCAAAGGCGGTGCAACTGCGGGTGCCGAGCCTGTGGGTGCCGCCCAGCGTGGCAGATATGTTGACGGTAATAAAACAGAACAGCACATCGAAGTCAGACCTGACGGCAAATCAAACTGTCTTACAACGGTTCAGAAAGACAGCCTTGTATGCGCTCCTGTTCGTGTCGGGCAGTACGGAAAAGGCGGTCAGGGGCAGCGTATTTATTCCGTTCGTGGTAAGTCGGTAACGCTGTCGGCAAACGGTGGCGGTCAGGGAGCAAAGACAGGTTTGTATAAAATTGATCTCCCAAATGGTGATTATACTATTCGTAAACTAACAATTGAAGAATGTAAGAGATTACAAACAGTCCCAGAGTGGTATGAGTTTCCTGTAAGTAATACTCAGGCATATAAAATGCTGGGAAATGGGTGGACAGTGGATGTTATTGTCCATATAATAAAGTCTATTTTAGGTGAGGAATAAAACCATGATTTTATACGTTCGCAAGAGGGTTAAATATGGAGAAATAAAGGGAAATAATGAACTCAGAGAAAGTGGTTTTTCATGCCAAAAAGTAGCAATTTTAGATAACTTCCAAAGCGTAATAGAATATATCAAAAATTACTGTAAAACAAAAGATTTTACAATCCATTACATAAGAGCGTGGACAAAAGACGATAGAACGTATATTGATTATGGTAATCATGATGAACTGTTCTTTGTTAATGAGTTAGTTATAATGGATGCGACTTGAATATAAAGGAGATTTGATGATAGGTTTCGTTTGTCTAACAGGCTGTATTGCCTGTACATTAAGTATGATTTTTAAATATAAGAAAATGGAAATTGCAAGCATTGTTTCTTTATGCTATAGCTGTGCTGCACTTGGATTTTCATTTTGCGATATTCTTTTAAAATTTTGGAGAAATTAAAGATTATGAAAAGCTATAATCGTAAACTTTATGCTTTAAACAGTCCAAGATATAATGTTTATTTTGCTTATAGTAAGTTTGTAGAGAAAGGGGAATATAAAGAGCCTTTGAGTCAAGATAATAATTATAGTAGTGATAAAAATAAAGATAATGTAAATCATCCAAATCATTATACAGGCAAGTACGAATGTATCGATGTAATGGCGGAAACGCAAGGAATTGAAGCTGTGAAAAAATTTTGCATCTGTAATGCGTTCAAATATTTGTGGCGGTATGACAAAAAGAACGGCGTTGAGGACGTGAAAAAGGCTGCGTGGTATCTGAATAAATTTATTGAACTAGAGGAAAGGAGTAGACAGTGATTGACGAAGAAACAAGGCGGCAGTTTGAGGACGAGGTATATCTCATCTGCGGCGAGGACAAGAAAACGGCATCACGGATCATGACGGCGTTTGACACGCTGCGTGGCAAGCCCGGCGTGCTGGTCACCGGGGAACAGCTGAAACAGATCAGGAAGAAATTTTGGAGTTCCAGCGATGATGTTCTCGGCAATGACATGATCGAAATCGATGAAGCGTATGGCATTGTGTGTAAGTGTATTGGGTATGAGGAGGAATAGTACATGAAGAAAAGAATTATTGTATCTGAAACTACTAATAAGTCTGGGGTGAAGTAAGATGTACGATTGTGATCAGTGTATTTTTGGATTGTGTGCAGGTGCGGTAAAACAATGTATTAATTGCCCAGATAAACGTATAGAGTGCACTGGCGATATTTATCAAGAAGAAGCAATGCGAACTGCCGCTGGAATGTATGGCGATCTGTTGCAAAATGGCGTTATGGGTTTGTGTGGTGAAGCTGGTGAATGTATTGACATTGTTAAGAAACATTTGTTTCAGGGGCACGAACTCGATAAGGAACACCTTGCAAAAGAACTGGGTGATGTAGCTTGGTATCTGGCAGTAACAGCCGAAGCGATTGGATATGATTTGAACACGATTCTGCAAATGAACGTTAAGAAATTGCGTGATCGGTATCCGAACGGTTTTGATGAAGAACGTTCCAAACATAGAAAGAAAGATGATATTTGATGAACGTTATCGGGTATATGTTTGATTCTAAAGATGTATAAATGACAGAGGATAAGATATGTTTTATAAAGAAGAAAAACGTGACTTGTTTGGTGTATCGGATAATTACTATCTGGTGCAGTGCATCAGTGCTGATTTTGCTATGGGTGCTGGTATTGCAGTGCAGTTCAATAAGCATTTCAATGTAAAAGAAAATCTGAAAAGCAAAGTATTCCGCTGGTTTTTTCTATGAATATCGGTTAGACCGAAGCTTTATATATCAGAAAATAACTGGAAAGAGAATAAGAAATGCAGACATCAATGGGAAGTTCATATCGATCGTCACAAGTATATTGGATAGAAATACCCAACGGGAATCACGGTAACTGCACAGGACACAACTACATATGTAGTAACTGTGGTTATGAATTTACTTGTTTTGGCGGTACACCATTTGAGTATGGTATATTCCGGTGCAGACGATGTAAGGCGAAAATGATTGATATAAAAAGGAGCGACTTAAAATAGAAGAATTGTTAGATCAAGATTTATCTGAGTTAGACAAGCACATATCTGATGCGATGCACAGAATTGAACGCTTATATTATGAAACTGGTGGAAAATGTTATCTATCGTTCAGCGGCGGCAAAGATAGCACGATTGTACTAGGTGTTATAAAGTTATGTGAGGAAATCGGAACGATTCCGAAGAATGCAATTCCAGCGGTTTTCTGTGATACAAAGATAGAGTTAGATGCTATAGTTGATTTCGTGCACTGGGTAAAAGATAATTGGTATGGTAACGTGCAGTTCATCACAACTGAGAAATCATTCGCACAAGTTATCAAAGAGTATGGAAAGCCGTTTCGGAGTAAGATGAAATCATACAACATTTCACTATATCAAAAGGATCCCAATTTAAAAACGGCAAGATACTTGTATGATGATACTGTATGTAAAACTAATAAAATGCGATTATCCAACAAAGATTTCCATATACTACACAATAGTTTTCCTATAAAAATTTCGGACAAGTGTTGTGATATGATGAAGAAAAAGCCGTTTGCTAAATACACAAAAGATAATGACATGATCGGCTACTTTTCTGGTATGCGAATGTTTGAAGGTGGAAAGCGTCAATTTGTCTTTGAAAAGCGGATAGCATCCGGTGATAAAAGACCATGCACACACGTTTCTGGCGGTATAACATCGGTATCTCCAATTTTTGATTGGACAGATGAGATCTGTGAAGAATTTATTCGGAAATACAATGTCCCATTATCTAGGGCATATACAGAGTATGGAGAAACAAGAACAGGGTGTTTTCTATGCCCGTATGACTTGAACGTAGACAAGAGGCTTGAATCTCTACATACATACGAACCAAACAAGTATAAAGCAGCACTTTATTTCTTGAAAGATGTGTACATTGCACAAGGCGTTGAACTTCCATTTGATTCGGACTATATGAAAGAGTACAAAGAAAAGTGGATTGAGTACGAGAAGATGCGGTATGAAATGTTGAAGAAGTACCGTCCAGATTGTATGATCTGTAAGAAGTATGAGAAAGAGCATGGACAACCTGCTCAGAAGGAGCTATTTTAGGAGTGATATAGGCTATGAAAGTGCTGGAATTATTTGCCGGAACGCGATCGATTGGGAAGGCATTTGAGAAATCAGGACATAAAGTATACTCAGTTGAGTGGGATAAAAACTTTAAGAATATCGACTTGTATGCCGATATTGGAAAGTTGACAAAAGACAATGTTATTTCACTGTGCAATGGAATCCCAGATGTGATTTGGGCAAGTCCAGATTGTACTACATTTTCTATTGCAGCAATTAGTCATCATCGCAAAAAAAATGCAGAAACCGGGAATCTTGATGCAGTAAGCGATTATGCAAAATTCTGTGATGCTGTAGATCAGAATGTTTTGCGGCTCATTCGTGAATTGAATCCGAAATTTTATTTCATCGAAAATCCACGCGGCGGAATGCGGAAAATGATATGGATTAAAGATTTACCGAGATATACAGTTACTTACTGCTAATACGGCGATAAACGCATGAAGCCAACGGATATTTGGACAAACCACCCGAATCCGAAATTTAAGCCTATGTGCAAAAACGGTGATTCTTGTCATGAATCAGCCCCACGAGGTTCGAAAACCGGAACACAAGGCTTGAAAGGTAGTAAAGAACGTTCCGTTATTCCTGCTGAATTATGTGAACACATTGTGAGGATTTGCGAAGAATATATCTGATTAGGAGTGATAAACAATGTTAGTTCCGGCAGTCCTGTATAAGGACGAAATCAAAAGAAAAATATTAGAGTATAAATACACAAATGATATGATGTACTACTCTGGATGGCTAGGAGATTCTATTCCAAATATCGATGAGGACAGCGAAGATAATTGTACAGTACAATATGCAATTGTGGACAGTGATAATCTGATCGGTTATTTTACATATATGATGGACTGGTACACATCATGTGCAAGTTGTTTTGGTTTATTTTCGTTTGATAGAGGGAATAAAATCATTGGGCTGGATGTCCTCAGAGAATTAAAGAAGATCATTCAGGAGTACAAGGTTCACAGAATTTCATGGAGAATGGTAAGTGGTAATCCAGTCGAACGTCACTATGATAGATTCTGTGACAAGTATGGCGGTAAGAAATTTGTGCTTACAGATGCTATCCGTGACAGATCAGGCAACTATCATAATGATGTTATCTATGAGATTATTTTTCAGAAATCCAGCGTACCCTCTGAACCGAAATCAAAATTGCTTGAATGTCCATTTTGTAAAACCGTACCAAATGTAACGTATAATGCAATAAATGATATTGTTATATGCAGTGTAAAGTGTAAGTGCTTTTATAAACAAGGTGTCGATCGCACAAAAGATGGGGCGTATAATAAAGCATATAAAAAATGGAACGAGTATGTCAAATCTTATTACGAATAGGATAATAAAATAGAGGTTTTATCATGCAAAGATTTAAATTGGATTTTGAAAATGGTAGAAGTGGCAAATTTTATGGCACTAGTTTGGAACAATTAAAACGTACATTCCCAGATGCAATAAGCATAATCCCTATTTCCGATTTATCACATGAAAAATACTGTAAAATGTTATTAAATAAAGCAAGAGATAATGTAAGGGTATACGAAAAGCGAGAATCTATTATATACGCCTTTGAGTTTGAGCTTCGACATGGAAACATTCAAATTGAATTGATGCAAGACAAAGAAGATAATACATTCTATGATTATTGCAAATATAAGTTTCAACCAATGTCAAAAACGATAATATCGATAGTTTGGGATATAAGCAATCCTAAATCAGTATGGGAGAAATTCTTTGAAAATACTGAAATCAGTTATAAAGTCATTGGGTTTTATAAGGCTGGGACTAATATGCCTAAACTAAAAAAGCCGAAAGAACTATCCGGAGTAAATGGAAATAGTATTCCTTTTTCATATTCCAAAGGAAAAGTAAAATGCCAATTTCAATATTTTGTGAAAAACAATGACTTATACATTAAATCAAATGATTTCTTTTCGCCAATGTTTAGACCAAACGATGAGGATATTGGAATGCCATTAGGATATATAATGAAAAAATACTTTAAAAAAACTAGGAGCGAAAGATTCACATATCCAGATGGTTGGGGGAGCGTTGTTATTCGGCAGAAAGCATGGTTGAAGTTTAAAAACATTGTAAAAATTGCAGATCAGATGAGTCATGTTGAACTCTCACATATTGCAATGAATCTTATGCGAGAAAAACATCATTTTCAATATGATTTCATGCAGAACGTAGAATGGCTAAGCATGTTTGAGAGTTTGTTTAAGCAATTAAAAAGTAAAAAGGAGATAAATGTATGACACTAAAGGAATTTATTGAAGAATTCATCCCAGATTCGAGAACATTTATTCGTCTTATCCATGTTGTAGAAAGAGAATGTGTTGACGTGGAGTTGGATTCAACACGCTGTGCAGTTACAAAGAAGCGAAAAGAATATGAGCGAATTCCTCTCCGGGTAGTAAATGGAGAAGTAAAAACAATGGCTACAGCAGAACTGATTATGTTTGATGATTACTATAAGAGATACCATGATTGTGTGGTTAGAGGATTGATTGATAGTTGTTCACCTATTGAAGAAGTTGATACAAATGCAGTAAATATTATTATTGATGACGAATAATCCTATTGTAATCATAGATTGGAGCAAGAAATGCGAAAAACAAAAGAAGAACTTCAAGCAATATTAAAACGAGAAAACTGTAAAAGACTTTGGTCATGGTCAAGGTTGGAATGCTTTCGGAATAGTCCGTATGAGTACTTTTTAAATTACATTAAGCATGAACCGAAAGACAGACAGAATTGTATTTATGCTCCAATTGGTTCTGTGACACATGAAGCACTGGAATTATATTATACGAATCAGATCGATAGAGATAAAATGCTAGAGAGTTTTGAAGATGGTTGGTTTAATGCGACTACTATTTTAGATTTGAAATTTGATCGAAATGACGAGAGCAAAAATGAAACTATTAAAAAGAAATATTATGTTGACTTGCAATTGTTTTTTAAAAATCATCGAGATATAAAAAGGTATAAGCCTTTAATGGAGCAATTCGTAAAATATAAGATTGATGATAATCTGTTTCAGGGTTATATTGATTGCTGCTTTAGGGATGAATCTGGTTATTTCAATATCATTGACTTCAAGACATCTACCATGTATACAGGTAAAACGCTAATAGAACATTCTGGACAGCTCACTGTATATGCTATGGGTTTGATACAAGCTGGTATCCCAAAAGAAAAGATAAAAATTGGGTTCAATTTCTTAAAGTACTGTACTGTTACATATACGCAAGCAAATGGCAAAACAAAAGATAGAAATATAGAGAGAAGCAAATTAGGGGAATCGCTGCAAACAAATGCAAGAATGTGGCTTAATAAAAATTGCTACAGTGAAGAAGATGCCGATTTCTATTTAAAACAATTGATTGATAGCAATGATATATCTGTTCTTCCGGAGAATGTACAAAATAAATATATAATGAATGATTGCTATGTGTTTATTCCTTTTGATGATGTTCTAAGAGATAAGTGGATAGATATTATTCGGAAAACAATTAAAGATATTGAATTGAGAGAATCTGATTATAAAACAGATTTCAACGAGAAAGTCTTTTATGATACAGATGAACAATTAAAATCCCAGAGTTATTATCTTGCTACCTTGTGTGAGTATAGCATTGAGAAACATAAGCCATATAAGGAATGGCTTGACAAAATTGATGCGAAAAAGAATGAATTTGGCTTGTTTAATAATGTTGGAGCCAATTCAAGTAGTTTGTCTATGGCAGACAAAAATATAAGTAATGATAGAAGTCAAAACGATGATTTGTCTTGGCTTAATGATATTATTTGAAATAAATTATGGAGTTTGATATATGTATAAACTTTTGCATGGCGATTGTCTCGAACTGATGAAAAAGATTCCAGATAAGTCTATTGATATGATTTTATGTGATTTACCATATGGGACAACAAAAAATAAGTGGGATACTATTTTACCTTTTGATTTATTGTGGAGTGGGTATAACCGCATAATTAAAGATAATGGAGCTATTGTATTAACAGCAACGCCACCATTTTCGGCTAAACTTGGTTATTCAAATATTAAGAAATTCAAGTATAGTTGGTACTGGAAGAAACCACATACGGGACAATTGAATAGTCATAAGATGCCGTTAAAAAATATAGAAGAAATATTAGTTTTTTATAATAAACAACCAACATATAATCCCCAATTTACATATGATAAACCATATACACAAAAAAGAACAGGGTATAAAGGCTCTGAATGTTATGATAAACAAAGAGATCATATAACTATATCCGATGGAAGAAGATTTCCAATGCAGATTTTAGATTTCTCAATAAAAGGAGAGCGTATTCACCCTACACAAAAACCAGTAGCCCTACTTGAATACTTAATTAAAACTTACACAAATGAGGGCGAATTAGTTCTTGATAATTGCATGGGTTCTGGTTCTACAGGCGTTGCTTGTATAAATACGAATAGAAATTTTATTGGAATGGAATTAGACGATAAATATTTTAATATCGCAAATGAAAGAATTGAAAAAGCAAATGGCGAGGTGTAATAAATAATGTGTGCAACAATTTCTTTGATTATAGCTGTTGCATCTATATTTTCTGGGATCGGCTTATTTACAATGTGTTTGTGTAAAGTAGCCAGTGATGCAGATGATGCTGTAGAGGATATGATGTACAATCAAGAATGAATAAAATAAAGAAAGAGGTATTATATTATGAATAAACAAGGCACAACACTTATTATTAAAGATAGAGGAACAGGTAAGAGCACACAATTGATTTATACAAGCGCTTCAACACAATACCGAATTGTCACTCCTACTAAACAATCAATTAGATATTTAATGTATCTCGCAAATTGTTTAGGGTTGGGAATTCCAACACCTATGACAATAGAAGATTATAGAAACAAAAGAAAAGTACCTAATGAGTGTATTCTTATTGATGAAGGGTATGATCTAATTGGAGAAGCTGTTAGTTCTTATATTGGAGCTAATGTTGTAGCAATTACTTTATCTGATAAAATAAAAGAAACAAATAATTAAATAAAGGAGTCTATATAAGATGAGTGATAATTATACAATTCTTCATTTACATAGTATGGATTCAAATCCGTATAGTGGTGTAAAAGTAGATTCAACTGTCCATTATCAAAAATACATTGATGAAGCTGTAAAGTGTAAAATGAAAGCAATTGCTTTTACTGAGCATGGATGTGTCCTACATAATATCGGGAAAAAGCAAGCTTGCGATAAAGCTGGATTAAAATACATTCATGCAGAAGAATTTTATATCACAGAATCGTTGTCAGATATGAAAAGAGATAATTATCACTGCTGCTTATTTGCAAGAAATCATAAAGGAGTAAAGGAATTAAATCACTTATCATCCATCTCTATGAATAAAGATGATGGTCATTTTTATTATAACCCTAGAATAACAATTGATGAATTATTAGCTACTTCGGATAATATCCTAGTCTCTACGGCTTGTCTTGCTGGTATCTTATCTAAAGGAACAGATTCTATTAAAAAAAAGTTTTTGCAGTTTATCATAAAAAACAAATACCGATGTTGGCTTGAAATTCAACCGCATAATTTCGATCGTCAGATTGATTATAATAAGTTGCTTGTTCTTTTACATAAGAAGTATTCTATAAAAATAATTGCTACTAGTGATATTCATGCAATAACACAAAAGCAATTAAAATCAAGAGAACTGATGCAAAGAGGGAAGAATACGAATTTCAATGATATTAAAGATGAAATTGAATGTGATTTGAAATTTAAGAATTATTCTCAATTAGTTGAATCATTTGAAATCCAGAATGCTGTACCAAAAGAAATTTATATGGATGCAATTGAAGAAACAAATAGGTTTGCAGATTTAATAGAACCATATGATTTGGATTATAGTCCAAAATATCCTAGACTATACGAAAATCCAATTGGAGAATTTAAGAAAAGAATTGTTTCTGGGATAAAAGAACACAGACTTAATACACTTCCTAACTATAAGACAGAGTATATGCCTAGAATCAAAGAAGAATTTAATACATACAAGAAAAATGATGCAATTGATTTTATGCTACTTGATTCAGATTATAAAAATTGGATGAGAAAAAACAAAATGAGATATGGTATTTCCAGAGGTAGTGTATCTGGGAGCCTGATCGCTTATCTCCTTCATAACACAGAGATTGATTCAGTAAAGTATAAGTTGAATTTTTCTCGATTCATGAATCCAGAACGTCAATCACTTGCTGATATTGATACAGACATTTATAAAGAGGATAGATATAAAGTCCGAGAATATTTCTTTAATCGAGAAGGGCTGTATTGCTGTAACATTGTCACTTTCAATACATTAGGACTTAGATCTGCAATAAAAGATATTGGCAGAGCATATGGTTTAACTCCTGCCGAAACGCAAAGTATATGTGATTCAATTCAAAAGGATGAAAATGAAAAAGAACACGTCCCAGAACAGATTATCAAACAGCATGAAGAAATGTTTGAGTATGTATATGAGGTTATTGGTGTTGTAACTTCTTTAGGTAGACACGCTGCTGGGATCGTTTGTTCTCCGACAGATATTTCATATGACTTTGCAACATTATCTATCAAAGAGGATAATAGGCCAGTTTCACAGATCGATATGCACGAAATAGATTCTTTAAATTACGTAAAAATGGATTTGCTTGGGTTAAATGCTGTTGGTCTGATCTATAAGGCGTGTGATCTTGCTGGCATTGAATATAAGATTCCAGAGAATACAGACTTTAATGATAAAAATGTAATTGAATCTATTGCCGAAGATACAACTATGATATTCCAATTTGAGTCTGGGTATTCTAGTGATTGCCTAAAGAAAGCTTTAAGCCCAGAAACGATTAACAAGATCAAACAGAAGAATAAAGATGCTAGTTATATTGATATTATTTCAATGACATCTGGTGCGATTCGTCCGGCTGGTGAATCATATCGAGAACAACTCTTTAATGGGGAGTATAAAGACAATGGGAATGCTGTATTAAATGATTTCCTTGCACCAACACTAGGGTTTTGTGTTTATCAAGAGCAAATAATTGATTTCTTACATGAATTTTGTGATTTTAGAATGGGACAAGCAGATATTGTGCGCAGAGGGTTTTCAAAGAAGTTAGGCACTGAAAAATATATCCCAATCATAAAAAATGGTGGATATATGGAGGATATTCACGGAAATCAAGATGATAGATATATCAAGGGATTTATCTCTATTGCACAAGAAAAATACAATATGAAAAAAGAAGATGCAGAAATAGCGATTAAGGATTTCTTGGATGTTATAGAATCTGCATCATCTTATCTTTTTTCAAGGAATCATGCTGTCCCATATAGTATGGCAGGATACATTATTGGTTGGCTTAGATATTACTATCCTCTTGAATTATTTACTTCTGCATTAAATGTATACAAAGACAATGCAGAGAAAATTGCATCGATCAAAGAATATATTCGCTCAAAGGGATTCCAAATAAAGAACATTAAATTTGGCAAGTCCAAAGCAGAATACTTTATGGATAAGTCAGAAAACTCGATATATCAGGGAATCGAAAATATATCATATTGTAATGCCCAGATAGCAGACGAACTATTTGAACTGTCAAAAAACAAATATAATTCATTTATTGAGTTGTTAGATGATATTACATCAAAAACATCTGTGAATATAAGCCAGCTTCATATCCTTACCGGATTAGATTTCTTTTCGGATTATGGGAAGAATAAAAAACTTCTCAAAGTGATCGATCTATATAATGGTGTAAAAGAAAAGAGCAAGACAATTCTCCCTTCATTAAGAACTTGCAATCAAATAAAGAAAATAAAAATTGAAAGCTATTCTAAATTTGGACTATCCGAATTTCTTATTAAGAAGTATTCTGAAAAGGAAACTGCTGCACAATATTCTAAGATCGATAATATTGGTTTATTAAACGAGATGTGTGATAGACTACCAGAAGAATCAATGACGTTGCAAGAAAGTGCAAAATTTCAAAAGGAATACTTGTCATTCGTACAAATCGATTCTGCATTAGATGTAGATGAAAATTATTACATGGTAATTGATTTTAAGGTGTATAAAGATAAATCTCGCCCTTACTTAACATTGCAAAACTTACATGACGGCACAAAAATCAAATCAAGAATAAAGAGTTCAAAGGTATTTACGGCAAACCCATTCGATGAAATGTCAATTCTTTCAATCCCAATTTTAGAAATGGATTTCAAAAAGAAATGTATTGATGGAGAATGGAAAGAAACAAAGGAATTAGAATACGTTTTAACAAATTATGAGGTTGTGAACGTATAGTAATAAAAACAACTTACATTAGTTTACTCGATTCTTTTAGTTTTAATGCTAAAAATCGTATTATAATAGTGTAAGTTGTTTTTATTATTTCTGAAAGGTGGTATGTGAATGGTTCGAAAACGTGACGAACCTGAGACACGAGTAAGTTTCTCCGGGGAAGTTATCAAAGAAATCTGGAAGTCTGATACATTCAAAGCATACGGCGTATTGGTTAACACGGCAAAATTTCCAGATGTTAAGCAAAACGATTTTGGGAATGTATCAATTAGTGGCGATATTCAAGACTTAGTGATTGGTGCTACATATGATTTCGTAGGTATTGAACAGACAACAAAGAATGGAATTGGATATAAGCTTGAAAACGTCAAAAGAGAAACTCCGAAAGGGGATAGCATCCTTATCTTCCTGAAAGAAATATTGACAAAAAAACAAGCCGAAGAACTATATCGTGTTTATCCAAATATCATTGATATTATAAAAGAGAACAAATATGATACTCTTGACTATAAAAAACTACATGGTATTGGTGAAACACATCTCGAAAGAATCAAGAACAAAATCATTGAAAACTTCTGCCTTTCAGATATTATTACTATGTTCAATGGTTGTTTGAGTATTTCTGTGGTAAAAAAGTTGTACGATAAATACGCTGATGTGCTTGTCATAGAAGAAAAATTGAGAAAATCTCCATATGATTGTTTATGCAATCTTGGCGGAGTTGGATTTAAGACAGCCGATTCAATTCTATTAAACCTTGAAGAAAAATCGAAAAATGGCAGTTCAAAATCAATCATTAGTTTCGATGACAATTTAAAAACTAGTTTGCAACGATGTACTGCTTGTACAATTTATCTCCTGAGAAAGAATGAGGAATCTGGGAACACTAAAATGAATCTAATCGATCTTAGAAAACAAGTACTTGAAACAACACCGGAATGTATCGATAAGTTCCCAACTGCGATTCAAGATAAAAGAATTTGGTATGATAAAAAGACATTGGATATTGCACTTGATTCCACATATAAAAAGGAATTAAAAATATCTAATTTCATACATACAATGGTTCAATCTGATTCTTCATGGGGAATTGACAAAGATAACTTTGACATTGAATGCTATCGTAAGTCTGGAGATATTGAATTGACAGATGAACAATTAAGCTTGCTACATAATATCATCAAATATAACATTTGTACATTAGTCGGCAATGCTGGTTCTGGTAAAACAAGTGCTGTTCAGTCTGTTATTAAGATGCTACAAGATAACCACAAGTTGTTCCAATTGCTAACTCCAACAGGGAAGGCAAGTAGAGTATTATCGAAATATACAAAATGTAAGGCATCCACAATTCATAGAGGATTGCTCTATAATCCGTCCGATGGTTGGAGATACAATGAAAATTGTAAACTACCATATGACATTGTGATTGTAGATGAATTTTCCATGGTAGATATTTCACTGTTTTGTAGGTTAATCGATGCTATTGATTGTAATAAAACAAAAATTCTTCTGATTGGGGATGATGCCCAGTTGCCTTCTGTTGGTTGCGGTAATATCTTGCATGATATTCTTAGTTCAAATATAGTTCCGACAGTAAAACTATCAAAAATCTTTCGATACACTTCTGGTGGTTTAATGAAGGTTGCTACTGATATAAGAAATTGTTCTCCTTATCTTGACAATAAGAACAAAGGAAAACTTATCCCATTTGGGGAAGATAAAGATTATGTTTTTATTTCATCGGATGAAGATGATATTATTTCAGATACAATTTCATTATACAGAAAGTTGCTGCAATCATATAATGTTGAAGATATTCAAATCTTAACGGCAAAAAATGTTGGCAAATATGGGACAGAAAAATTGAATCTTGCCGTACAGAAAGTGGCAAATAAGAATTATGATTCGTTAAATAACATAATAGTAGGAAGCACAACTTATTATGTAGGAGACTTAATTATCCAGAAAGCAAATAATTATAAAGCAAAAGTTTATGACGAAATCGATTTTGATAATGATTCAAATCAATCCGAAACAGCTTTTGTGGCAAATGGGGAACATGGGATTATCAAAAAGATTGATCGTAATTACGTTGTGATTGATTTTGACGGGGTTATGATAGCATATAAAAAAAGCGAGTTAAATTGTATCGGTTTAGGATATGTAATTACAACGCATCGTTCACAAGGCAGCCAAGCTAATATTGTTATTGTTGTAACTCCTAAAGCAGATTCTTTTATATTAAACTCTAATTTATTATATGTAGGTGTGACCAGAGCGAAGAAAACATGCTATCATGTAGGGAATGCTTATGCTATCAATCGTGCCATTCAAAAGAAAGAAGATTGGAGCAGAAACACTTTTCTTTATAAGCTCCTAAGCAACTGAAACTTAATAAAACAAACAATATAAAGAAAATAAATAATAAATCAAAGCAATAGAGTATATAAAATTACTCTTTTATATAGATTTCCCACATTATCGTATTCTTCTTAAAGTAATACGTTTACATAAAAATATATTTGTAAGCAGGTGATTATTATTCAAATAAGGAAGAAAAACGGTAGAATTGATAATTTTAATTCTAATAAAATCCGGAATGCTATTATTTCTGCATGGATTCAAGTTGGAATGCCAGATTTCAATAAAATCGATGAGATTGTTTCTACTGTACAAGAAGAAGTAAAAGATAAAGAATATGAAAATAATTACACATCGGTTGAAGAAGTAGAGAATATGGTCATGTCCGTCCTTTTTAAGGAAGTCCCAGATGTAGCAAGGGAATACTCTGGTTATAAAATGGATAGAGAAAGAGCAAAAAAGAACCCTACAGAGATTGAAAAGGTTCTTTATGTAAATGATGAAGTTGGTTCTGAAAATGCAAATAAAAATGCGGAATTGACTCATATCAAAAACGCTTACCTCGCTGAGATTCCCAGTAAAGAAATGATGCGAAAACTTCTCCCGAAAGATTGTGTGGAAGCTCATGATAAATCAATTGTGTATTTCCATGATGCAGCTTACAGCGTGAGAAGTATGGAGAATTGTAGATTACTAAATCTTGATGAACTACTCCAAAATGGTTGTGAGATAAATGGTGTTTGGATTGACAAACCAAAGTCGTTTAAAACTGCTGTTACAATTGCAACGCAGGCTCTTACGCATATAACTTCTAACAGCTACGGAGGTTGTACAATCAATTTGCTTCATTTGGCAAAATTTGTGGATGTAAGTAGGAAGAAAATCGAAAAAGAAGTAGATAGTGAAATGAACTTAATCTTGGGGAATGTTTTTGATGATTATGGTTTTGATTATAAAAAAGTAAAAAACGAAATTGTGAATAAACGACTCCAAAAAGAAATTAAAGATGGCATGCAAACTTTTCTTTATCAAAATCAAACACTTTGTTCTTCCGTAGGGCAGGCTGTATTTTTGACTGTATCTGTATATCTAAATGAAGAACCAAAATATACAAATGATTTAATTTTAATCTTTACAGAGATGTTACGGCAAAGGATTCAAGGTATAAAGGATAAAAGCGGTGCTTATGTCAATCCTAATTTCCCTAAGATTCTTTATTTCCTTGACAAAGATACAATGCGTGGCGGTAAATATTATGATGTAACAAAACTTTGTGCAGAATGCTCTGCTAAGAGATTGGTTCCAGATTATATGAGTGTAAAGAAACATATGGAACTAAAGGGCATTTGCACAGCTTCTATGGGTAAGTGGTATAATGTAGCCCATGTAAAATCCTTTGAACTTTGCCAAAAGGTGTATGCGAAAGCATGCTAACGGTTAGGGCTGATAACAGTTGAGACCGTGCCAAGATTCTAAATAGAATAAGGTGTATCGACTATTCCTGATGAGTGTATGGAAGTAGGGCTAGAGATAGGCACTAGCGATATTTTAGGAAACGAAGTATCTGAAAACCGAAGCGGAGGACTCTTTATTTTTTATAATAAAAGAACATATAGTCAGCATCTCTAGTGATAGAGAATAAACGTGTGCAGAGCATTATTATCTCCATGGCGTAATCCTAAAACAGGACGGTTTCAAGTTTGGGGTAGAGCAAATATGGGAGTACAATCATTAAATCTTCCTTATATTGCAATGGAGAATAATGAAAATCATTCCGAAAAAACTCTTTTTGAGAATTTAGACAAATATCTTGATATTGCATATCGTGATATGTTGTGGAGAGTAAACCATGTAGCAAAGATTAAAGCGAAATCTTGTCCTTTGATGTGGGTATATGGTGGTGTTTCACGTCTTAATCCAGAAGATAATCTTGAAAGTCTTGTGTATGGTGGTTACTATACGATTAGTCTAGGTTATAGCGGTCTTTATGAATGTGTGAAATACATCACTGGTGAAAATCATTGGGAAGGTAACGGCAAAATCCTTGCTCATAAACTACTTGATTACATCAATTCAAAAAATGATGAATTTGGGGAGAAGATAAATGTAAGTATTGCACTTTATGGTACACCATCAGAAGTACTTACAACAAAGTTTGCAGATGCTTGCCTAAGAGATTTTGGACAAGTTGGTGATGGTACTCAAAGGCATTATCTCACAAATTCATATCACGTCCCTGTATTTGAAAACATGGATGCATTCACGAAACTAACAGAAGAAGCACAATTTAGCGACAAAACTACTGGTGGTAGCATTAGCTATGTAGAAGTCCCAAATCTAAGTAATAATCTTGATGCCGTACTAGAAGTAATAGAACACATTGGGAATACTTGTTTGTATGCTGAATTAAACAGTGAAGTGTCTCAATGTGAAAATCCAAATTGTATGTTTTCTGGATACGATTTCAAGAAGATTCAAGATGGTGGTACTTTGAAATGGCAATGCCCTAAATGTGGTGAAACAGAAAGAGTGAGAACAAGCTACCGTGTTTGCGGATATATCAGCAATTTAAATCAGCTTACTGTCGGGAGAGCTTCTGACATTCACGATAGAAAGAAACATTTAAATTGATAGAAGGTGAGTATAGATAAATTACGCCGATATTATTTATTATGACACTGGAAATGCAGATGGTATTTCTACAGTTTTGTTTGTTTCTGGCTGTGAAGCTAAGTGCAAAGGATGCCATAATCCGCAAACATGGGATTTTGATTACGGCAAGAAATTTACAGAAAATACAGCAGCAGAAATTATTGAATCTCTAAAAAATCCTCATGTAAAAAATCTTGTTATTAGTGGTGGAGAACCATTACATAATAGAAATGTATTTCGTATATCTGAACTTTGCAAATTGGCAAAACGCGAAACAAATAAAACAATTATTGTATATACAGGTATGACTTTGCAAGAACTGAAAATTCAATATCCTTATCTTTCTTGTCTTTCTTATGTCGATTATTTAATTGACGGTAGGTTCGAGAAAGAAAATGTTACGGATAAACTTGAAAAAAGAGGCAGTAAAAATCAAAAGTGCTATAAAATTAAACATTATGGTGTAACGAATGTAGCTGTAGATGTTACTGATTCATATTTTTGATCGGAGGGTTTATGAGTAAAAAGAAAGAAAAATATGTGATTTGTAAATCGGATTTATATGTACCACATGATAGTGTAAAATTAAGTACCTGCGTTCGCAATTGTCTTTCAAGCAGTACATATTTTGATAAAGTCTCAGAAAGCCAATTTGAAAGAGATTTGGCTAATAACATTCCTATTAGTTGGGACGTTAACGGATATAATGTAACAAATGCAGATATTAAAAAATTCTATAATGATATTTACCTTCCGGAAAGAGCAACCATCGGTTCTGCTGGATATGATTTCTTTGCTCCGTTTGACTTTACACTATATAAAGGTCAGACGATTGTAATCCCCACAGGAGTTCGATGGATTTCAAAAGACCCGATCTACTTTCTTAGCCTCTACCCAAGAAGTGGGCTTGGTTTTAAGTTTGGTTTATCTCTTGCAAATACCGTTGGGATTATTGACAGCGATTATTATGAATCTGCAAATGAAGGACATATCATGGTTAAGCTATCCAATAATGGAATCCATAGCAAGGATATACCATTCAAGGCTGGCGATGCATTTTGTCAGGGCGTTATTTTACCGTTTATGACAACAGCCAACGAAAACTTCGCTTCTAAGAAAAAAAGAAATGGTGGATTTGGTTCAACAGACAAAAAGGACTAATTATGTTAAAATACGAAAATGATTGTGTAAATTGTGCCTTGCCATGTATTGATTGTGGTAGAAAGCATGTGCCACATATGTATTGCGATTCTTGTGGTGAAGAAACCGATGTATTATATCATATGATTGATTCTGCATATGACAGTCAATACATTTGCAAAGAGTGTAGAGATTCTTTATTTGAAGTAATTACATTAGATAACTATTACGAAGATTGAAGGTGATGTAGTTGAGCAATATAAATAATAGAATAAGACCTAAGGTAAAGCTTATAAGCCATACTCCATATCCAATTGATTTGATTGCAAAATGTGCAGCAGCCTGTTATAACAGTAAACCTAAAACGTCAACAGTAATTCATTGCGTAAAATCAGGACATACATCTGTTTTAGAGCATGCTAATTTCACATTCCAAATTGAAAATGTATCACGTTCTCTTTTGGCACAGCTTACACGCCATAGGGTTGGGGTAGCATTCAGTGTAATATCTCAAAGATATGTTTCTATGGAAGATACACCGTTTATTGTACCTAGAGCATTGAAAAGCACAACTACTACGATTGATGCAATAAGTATTATTCAAAATACATTTGATAATATCAGAAATGATTATTTGGAATTATTAGATGTTGGAGTGTCAAAAGAAAATGCACGTTGTATTCTCCCAAATGCTTGTTCTTGCAAGATTATGATGACAATTAACCTGAGGGCATTGTGCCATTTGTGTAATGAGAGATTATGTTCAAAAGCACAGCTTGAAATCAGAGAGATGGTTCAAGATATGAAAGGCTGTATTTTGAATCTTGAAGATATTCCAAATGACTTCAAACAATTTATGAAAGATAAAATGCTTGTGCCGAAATGTTGTGCTTATACAGTAGAACACTGCCCAGAATCAGATGGGTGTGGGCTAAGACTTTCTTCAAAAGAAATAAACCAATACATTAAAGAGAGGATGAACCAATTGAGTCTGATTCATAAGAAATACAAAGACATTCATAGGCTAAAAGCAACATACGCAAATGATTTTTCTATTGGAAATCACATCATTATTCAAGAAAAAATTGATGGTGCTAATGCTTGCATTCGATATGATTCAGAAAATGGCCAAATTATTGCTCAAAGCAGAAAGTGCATTCTTTCAGATGGGAATACACTTCGTGGGTTTTACACTTGGGTAAAATCTCTGAATCCAAAACAATTTTCAATTTTAGGTGATCGATTCCTCATTTTTGGAGAATGGCTCGTTCCTCACTCTGTAAAATACCCAAATGAAGTTTATAACAAGTTTTATGTATTTGATGTATACGATACTAAAAAAGAAGAATACTTACCACAAGCAAACGCTCATGATTTTGCGAACACCCTTAATTTGCTCTACGTGCCGACATTTTATGATGGCAAATTTACATCATGGGATGACATTTTAGGGTATGTAGGACGAACTGAAATGGGTGGTGAATACGGTGAAGGCGTTGTTGTAAAGAACCAAACAACATTAAATAGCCACAAGCTTGAATTTTATGTAAAGATCGTAGGAGAAAAGTTCCAAGAAACAAAGGGTAACAATGCAAAAACTGTAGATAAAGAAAAACTACATTCTTTAGAAGTGGATATGAATTTAGCAAAAACAATTGTTACTGTAGCAAGAGTAGCTAAAATTCTTAATAAACTCGTAGATGAATCCATTCTCCCGGAGGATTGGGGACTTGAATCTATGGGGATTGTAGCCAAAAACCTATGCAAGAGAATTGTAGAGGATTGCATTAAAGAAGAATCAGAAACCGTATCAAAGATCAACAACTTCGGGAAGGTTGCAAATAAAATTGCTATGCAATATGCGAAAGAAATAGCAATGACAAGATAGTATAAAATCGTTTTGAATCAATGAATTTTAAATTTGAAAGAGATGTTGGTTAGTCCGGCATCTTTTTTTTGTTTTACTCGATTCCAATCTCAATCCCAAATCAATCTTATATGATAAAATATAGATTTTGAGACAAATACACATTAAGACTTATTAGGGCTAGATTATTTTTCTTGATTTGATGTATAATAATTATACTTATAGTTTTATAAAACTTAGATTGGGAGGATGTCTTATATGAAAAAAGTAGGTAGACCGCCAAAAAAGAAACCGAATAGAAAAGACGGAAGATATGAGGTAAAAGTAAAAGTTGGAGAAAGTTTTGATGGGACGAAAATAATGAAAAGCTTTTATAGTAGCAAAAGTAAAGAAGATGCTAGAATGAAAGCTGAGGATTATATCAATGGTTTAAATTCTAATTTTAATACCAGCCCTGTTTATTCAGAAAATTCTTCTATTAGTTCTTTTGATGTATGGAGTCATACGGTATTAGATATGTTGAAAGGAACAATAAAAGACAATTCTTGGGCGTTGCATTATAAAAACACTATTGAAAATCATTTAGTCCCATATTTTAAATCTAAAAAAATATATGATATAAAACAAATAGATATTCAGATTTTTTTTAATAAGATGAAGTCTAAGTATTCCTTAGAAACTCTCAAAAAATTCAAAATGGTTCTTAACAAAATTTTTGAATTGGCGATTCAAAACGACATCATACTAAAAAATCCATGCACTAATATTAAGGTAATAAGTAGCAAAAAACAAATAGAAAAACAAACGTATACAGAAGAACAATGTGGTATGGTGCTACAATATGCATTAACTCATAGATATGGTTTAGATGTGATTTTGATGCTGCTATATGGAATTACGAGATCAGAATTACTTGGATTACAGTGGTGTGATTTTGATAAAAATGAAAGGACACTTCATATTCAGCGTGGGGTAACAGATACACCTAATGCTGAAACAGGAAGAACAGAAGTTATCGTTGGTAATACGAAAAACCAGTTTCGGAATAGAATAATCCCTATTAGTACAGATGTAACTGATCTATTGATAGACAGAAAAAAACAATCTAAAGTAAAATCAGAATATATTTTTTGTAATAGCAAAGGAAACGTACAAAGTCCTAGAACATGGAGCAGACGGCATTATGATATATTTATGCGTGACATGTGCAATTATTATACAGAACAAGGGATTGAAATTCCTAAATTACATCCTCATGAACTTCGACATACAAGAGCCACTCTATGGGTAAACAAGGGATTAAATTTGTATGCAATCGCAAATGTTTTAGGGCATTCCGATTTAAAAATGTTAAGAAAAAGATATGCACATGAAAATGTAGAAAGCACAAGAGAAATGCTTGATATAAATGTTCATATAAATATGAACAACGAGAAATACGAATTTTGACGAATTCCTACCCTAAAAAATCGTCTAATTTCAATTTATTTAGATGGTTTCAAATTTTGAAAAGCAACGAAAATGCGTGATTTATTAAGCCTTATCGATGCTTTCTGTGTGTAGGACACTGATTTGGGGTGGTAGAGGCCGCCCGTTCAAGTCGGGTCACTCAGACCAGAATCAACACGCAGTTTCGAAGATTTTTCGGAACTGCGTGTTTTGTTTTGTGTGGGGGAACAGGTTTGACGAACTTTTTGACGAACTTCTCAGGAGAAATTCAAATTTCTAAATACATATTATTGGATATAGATGGATATGTAAATACACTATATTGGAATAAATAAGCCATAAATCATATAAACTTGTAAATAAGCATGCTATATTTTTCAATTCATTGAAAATTTACACTTGCTTTTTGGGGTTAAAAACTGCACTGGTTTTGTTATTCACGAAAAGTTTACTTTCTAAAATCCTAGATTGTGAACAATTTTCTTGTAGTATTTCTTGAAGTGTTTTTCTAGTCTGTACTTCAAAATCTATATTTTATTTAAATTAAAATTATGTTCTATCCAATTAGCATAAAATGTAAATCGTAAAAAATAGGGATGTTGCAATAAAGCAATATCCCTATTTTTGTACTTTCAACCCGCTTAACTAACTAAAAATAAAAAGGATTTAAGAAAAATTATCGTAACTTACAAAACCAGTTACATAATTACCAGCAGGAGATTTTCCACAATACTCTGCCTTAGTTGTTATTCTGTATCTCCCTAATCCGCATTGTTTTCCATCATAAATATAGTATGTACCGGAAATGCGTTTTGTCATTTTCGTCGTGCTATCATTTGCGAATAGGGGAGTGTTGGCACGAATAGTAACCTTTTGTCCTTTTACCCATTTATTGTTCTTTGCTGTTTCTACTGGGTAAACCTTCTTTCCATAAGAATCAAATATAGAATAACCAGATTTACAAGCTTTTTTAGCGTTTTCTAAGGAAGAATATGCTCCCAGCTGCGACTTTGCATCTGCCCAAGACTTTCTCACTCGGTAAACCTGCTTTGTAGAAGGCGTAGAAATAGTGGAAGTTCCAGCATTCATATAAGATTGAACTTTTGCCTTAAATGCCGTCCAATGAGGCAAGATATATGCCGGGCACATTTTATAGCTGTTGTGCATTGTATTCAGCTGATCTACAGTACCACGCTTGCCGTCACGAACATTCAGCCAGTGGGTATGAGTATAAAGATGATTGATGCCTAGCCCATATTTTTTTAGAAGTGCCGCTGCCAATTTTGCCGCATTATCCTCAGACTTCTTATCCTTATCATTGTAAGCAGAGGACATAATGCACTCAATGGCAATGGTTCTTCTATTGCCATTACCGTTTCCGTCAGCAGCATGCCAGCCACTTAGAGTTAAAGGCAGATTCTGCCATGCACAAGTATTGTCCACATAGTAATGGACACGCACGTCCTTCATATTGCCATTAACAGTGGCACGAGTATACTGTTCCGCAGGCGTTGTGCCACTCGCAACAGAAATCCAACCAGTATTATGGATTGTAATACCAAGTACTTTACTTGGTAAATTATAAGACGGCATATTGATTCGGTTGGGATTATGCTTCGTAAAAAGATATTCTTTTACAGTTATCCCACCAAAATTAAAAATAGAATCTGGATTCAAAAAAGCCATAATTATTCCTCCTTACCTTCAACATCATTTGTTGTAAATATAAGCTGTTTTCCAATTTGGTGTACACCTGTTGCAGCCAGTCCACTTACAATACCCACTGCAATTGAATTGATAATATCTGTGGCAGGGAAGTCTGAGATAGTAAAAGAACCTACTACGCCTAAAATTGCACCAACTACTCCACTAATAACAGGCAACCACTTATTATCTAACTTTGTAGCTTTTACACCAACACAAATCAAATAACAAATAACTACAATACCTACTACGCTTGTAATTCCCATGAAATCCATAAAATTTTACCTACTTTCTTTTTATTCAGATTTTTTAACTTAATTTACTAACGGCTGCTTCTAAAGATTTTACACGATTCAAAAGGTCTAGGACATCTACTCCAGTATCAGAATTATTGACGTAGATTTTTCCTTGCCAGTCAACTGCAATTGCATTGGAACGAACGGCTGTTTTAGTTTCAGCGTCATAATTACCATTACCTATCGCAAATGCAAATTCCCTGTTCTGATCATCTACATTATATTTGCCGATTACAAATTGATTTTGTTGTCTAGTTAAAATATTGTTCCCAAATGCAAAAGAATGATCACCATAACTTTCTATATCAGAACCGCAAGCAAATGAGTTCGTGCCTTCTACATTTACAACATTTCCAATAGCCACAGACAAATTGCCAGAGTTGGAAGAACCACCTCCAAAGGAAAGCGAATAATTCCCAGTTGTACTACACCCACTTCCTAATGAAACAGAACAAATCCCAGAAGCTGTACAATTATCGCCACCAGAAACAGAATCTTTCCCACTGGCAATACATCCATTATTAGAAAGTACTACACCCCCAGTGGCATTCTGAGTAGTCCCAGACTTCACTACATAATCTGATAAATAAGCTTTTTTTGTATTTTTATCAATCTTAAATCCTTTTACACTATAACTTTCATCATACAAAATTGCACATTGTTCTAAATCTCCATCCGAATCGGCTTGGATAACATTTTCATTTTCATCATATAATGTAAGAGAATTAAATGTTTCCGAGCCTCTCCCTTTTATAGCAGCATATCCACACGGGAGATGATGCCCTTTATCGTTTATAACGCCATCTTCTGTACCTTCTATCATGCGTTGGAATTCTAAATGGCCACACCCAAATGGAACGACACCATCATCGCCAACAATAGCATTTGAATATTTATAAACAGAAGTCCCAATTAATATCTCTGTACCAGCTAAATCAGAATTCTGTTTAATTTTGTCGAATGTTGTTGTCCCATCTGCCCAGCGATAAATAGACCAGTTTAGCCCATTTACACCATCTTCTGAAAACATAGGGGCAAATCCTGCCACGATTGTATGTGCGTATGTTTCTAGTTTTGAAACTCTGTCTCGTAAAGAAATAACATCAGAATCATCTTCGTAATGATAATCATCAGGCTTCTTTCTTTTCTTTACGGGTAATTCAACATATACAATTGTTTTCATAGAAGTTTCGTCTGTTGAATCAGTAAGATAAATATAGCAATAGAGTGGCAAAGATTCTTCTAATAATTTATTTGGCACTTTTGCTGTAATTGAAGTATTATCTGAATTTAACGTAGAATTTACTACATAAGCTAAATCGCTATTATCATTGCAAAAATGTACTTCTGGAACTTTCGACAAATCATAATCTTTTAGCATAACAATTATTTTTTGATTCAAATCCCATTGCGTAAAATGAGTTATTATATTGCCATTTTTATCTAATGCGTTTACCCTTATTATAATTATTCACTCCTTTTAAAATAATAAAGGCGATAAGTTTTACTCCTTACCGCCAAACTGCTTTTCAATTTCTTCAATTTTACACTCTGCTTTTAAAATTCTATCTTGCACACTATTATGCTTATCAACACGTAACGAAAGCTTTGCTAAATCTTCTTTTAATGAATCCATTTTTACTTGCAGTACAGCAGTTGCTTTATTTTGCATCAAGGCAGAACCAGCAATAGCACTTACAGCTGCAATTGCTGCTGTAATAATCTCAGTAAAATCCACGTTTTATTCGTCACCACCTTTCATTTCACTTCCTTTTTTAGTCCAAAAAATACTTGTCTTTTTCTACCCTAGCAGATATGTTAAATCAACGCGATACGTAGCTTAGGTTACCGGATACGAAAACATTAGTCTGTAACTGGTGGACGGCTTAAAATTACCTCTTAAATACAATTTACTGTCTGGGCTATAAGATATATGCGCTATAAAGTTTTCAGTTCCATCGCCATTACTTCCGACTCCGTATGCAGTATTAGCCGGAGTAACAACAACAAACGGATCAACTTTAGTCACGTCACAAATTGTAATTCTGGTCATGGCAACGTTCGGTGTAAAACTGCATTTAACCCACGCAATCTGACCGATCCTTCGGAACTCTGTGCTTATATTATTAAACTTGCTCTTATCAACAACATAAGTAGTAACACTCGACCACCCAGAATCAGTGAGAGTGGTGGCAGTAGCTACTACGCCATTGTTCGAATATGTAGCCTCTTTATTTCCAGATGCCGGCCCTTTCTGAAATGTTGATCCGGTACGTTTCTCAAATACCCAAGAGTTACTGTTAGCTCCAGCATAACGCTGTTCGCCAACGCAAATGAATTGTAACGCTGACCATCTGGATGTTATTTTGTACCACAATTCATATCTAACTTCGGTACCAGTGTACACGGCAATGAATTTGATTTGATCGTTGCTAATATAACTAGGCTTGTTCGTACATATCTGTTCTACACCTATATTATCACATGATTTGCCGTCGGAACTGTTTCGGAAAAATAATGAGAACAACCCGGCACCAGCATAACCGTTCATTACCAGTAATGTTAATGTTATAGTATCGTAACCAGTGCCACTCACACAATACCCTGCCCTCGCCCATAAATAGCCATCGTTTGCGGTAGCGTCAGCATTGGTTATATACCCAAATTTCATATGCCCAGCACTCAGAGCATTAGCCTTAACCGCCGTTCCGTCTTTGGCTAGGGCGTAGTTTGTATAGTTTCTACTGTCTAATAATGTAAAATCGTTTGTCCATCCAGAGGCTTTAGTTTGCTTTCCCCATTTCAAGTCAGCGGAAGCCGTTGTCGATTCGCTAAAAATGTACATACCATATAAATTTCCATCGCTATAACCATTTCGGTGTCTAACTGATATTAAATTATAAAATCTATCGATATCCGTGTTATGAAACATACCAACAAATGATCGCATCTCAGGAAGAGTACTCGTCATATTTGCACGTTTTTCAATTATCCCGCCAGCAACCGCCGTTCCGTTAGATGTATTCGCTTTATGCGTCCCTACCAATATATCCCGTTTATTGGTCTGCATATCGATGTCACCAGTCATCACCCCGCCGGACTTTGGAAGGTACTTCGACAAATCCATTCCGTCCAGTTTCTTCTTATCCGCCGCAGTCATCAGACCGTGTGCAGACTGTGTGGCATCGCTGTAGGTGGTGTCTTTCGCACTGATGGTGCTACCACTGATCGTGATGTTCGTGCCGGCGGTGAGTTTGTCTTGCTTAGACGCTACCTGAGCATTCAGCGGTGTTTTGTCTTTCCCGCACCACAAGTTCCCATCCCAGTCTACAGCAAATGCGTTTGAACGCCCAGTATTGCTGTCAGACCCGTTCCCGATAATTAGTACATATTTACCATAGTATGAGTTCCAAGCGTTGTCAACGGAGCCTTGGTCTTTGGCATTATAGCGACCTAGTACCGTTTGATTTACAGCATCGCAGTAAAGCCCATAGCCAGACACCACCGAACTGCCTCCGTGCTCCGTAATTTGGTTGTGCTCACCGCCAACGAGATTATTGTTTCCATAAACTTTGTTTGCGTTTCCTTCTACCAAATTCCACTTGCCTGTTACAGTGGTACTGCAATTTTGGCTCACCACATTATACACCAAGATGTCATTTGCAAAATCCGTGATTAGAGTTTTCACTTGCCCACCGACATCGTATCCAACTTCTACTTTTGTAGGCTCTGTCAAAACTGAATTCCATCTAACCGGAGACGCACCCAAGTATGCGTCTATCAGAATTTTCCCAGTGTCATCCGTGTTTACTTCATGCTGTATCCAGCCATAAAGCCTTTTTGTGATCATTGGTTTTAACCCCACTTCTGAACTGGAGCCATCAGAGCCTAGCATTTTGAATCCAATTCCGTACTGCACCAGACTGTACGTGGTATTTGTATCCTCACCCGGAATACCGAGGTCTGTGATGTCTTTTTTTGTCACTTTTTCCGCGTCCGCGACATGCCCTTTCCCGTCGCTTGCAAACTTGTAAAATCCTTTCGCGTGTGCAGTATAGGTAGGGTGAGTGTAGTTCTCCAGCCCTGCCAGCTTGTCCCGTTCTGCCGTGGTGTACGGCTGCTCTATCTTGTCCAAGATGGACTTGTTTTCATGGGTATGAGATGTTTTTTGTACCGATAAAATATCAGTTTTAATTCCTTCAATTACTTCATTGCCAGATACATCGATATAAGTTCCATCTCCGGTAATGTGCAATTTCCCGTTTTGGTCTACATAAAATACATCTTCTTCACCTTTTTTAATCTTTAAAAGGTTTACATCCCCAGGATTTACAATAAAAGTGTTTGTTCCATTAGAAACAGTCAATCCATTTTGATCGAAAGTCATTGTATTAGTTTCGTTCGAGAAATACAATTCATTACCTAAAACAAGTTTTCCAACAATAGTTTCAGCATTTATTCCATAGGTAGATTTGAGTTCGCCATTATTGTCCGTATAAAAATAATATCCAATTGCCGTCTTTACAGTTTCCCAGTTATCATTTGTAATAGCGATAGTGCTATTTACAATTTTCATCTGGTTATCCTCATATTTATTTTCTATATTGTCGTATTTACGCAGTAATAATCCATGAGAATCCCATATTTGGTTTTGATAATCAGAACCACCTATAATTTGTGTATTAGTTGCATCTAATCCATTTTGCTTCCAATCAGAAACTGTATCATCAGTTTTTTCTCCCTTACTAACTTGTTTTTGTACATAATTATAAGAAGTTGACATTGCCTTTGCCGCCAAAATTATAGCTTTTTGTGCATCAATCCCATAACTATCGCGTAATGCTGTAGAAAATTCAACATTTATATTCTCAATGTTACTATAATCTATTTCGTATTTCAATAATCTAAGCTTATATATTTTGTCATCAACTTTAACCCTTATCCAATTTCCGGTTTTAAAGCTATTTACAATTGATTTAAATTTATCTAATACAAGTAAATTATTTAAAGTAGTGGATATTGAATATTGAATTTCGGCTGATTTGAAAATTTCACTTTTTGCTAATTTATAAAACTCAGTTGCTTTTCCTATAAGTTCTTTATTGTCTAAACCATCGGAAACAAAATTTTCATTTCTATAAGTATCCTCACGCCGATATGCACAAAAATCTTTCCATAAATCTGTACCAAGATATTTTTCAAAATCTAATATATTGTGTACATTAGTTATGTAAGTATCTGCCTCTGATTTTGTATTTGACACAAAAGATAAATCTGTTTCTTTGCTATTTAATTCATCTTCCAAAGTTTCTAACTTGTTATAATAGGGAACATACAAATCATCATATAAATTAGGGTCTTTTCCAGCCCATGTTTCTTTCGTTCCCACTCCTTGTTCAGTTAAAACATCAATAACAGCTTGGCAAGCATCGTGAAAATTTACGAGCATATCGATGCTATATTTTTTCATTTCTAACTTGAACTCATCTAACGACAATTTAAATATTCCAGATATACTTACATTGTCTACTTGGTTCTTATTGATGATCTTATCTACTTTTTGGAGGACATAGTTTTTATAATCATCGTTAATTTCGACAGATAAACTATTTGTATTCCCAGAATCATTTTCGTCAGAATTATTTGTTATTTTTAATATACCATTCCATACATTATTAGATAAAATTGGTGTATCAACAATTGTTGCAGTGTATCTATTATCAAGAATACACTTTACATAACCTAAAATAGCAGAGTTAGCAGAAGCAATAGATAATGCTTTTAAATTGGAAACAGAAACAATTTTTAAATTATCTTCAACAATTTTTATCTGCTGTTCTGCCGTTGTATCGCTTAAACTTGCATCAGGCATTAAACCAGTTTGAATAAAAAGTTGTAGATCAAGTATATTGTATTCAGTTTCGATTAACCCATTAAACCCTATTATCGGCAATTCTATTTTATTAAATCTATTATTATATTTTTGATATTTTTCTATAGTGCTATTATAATTGCGAATATTATCATTAGATAGGTTAAACTCTTTTGTGGTTTCATAATCTTGTACCAGTTTTGAATACGAATCAATTTTATCAGACAGCTCTTTTTGCATATCTTGTTTAGTGCTACTAGTGATATTCCATAAATACTGCGTACCGTTTGGGTTGCAGTTTTTTATAGTTGCCGTCATTAAATCATCTCCGGCTTCTAACCTCAAACAATTCTTAACAGAATCAATATCACCTTTTACATTTAATTGTTGCCCTAACTCATCAGAAGTTACAAAAATTCCTGTATCTTCTCCATATCCATTTATGATATTACTACTCCCACATTCAGGACAACACCCAATAAAATCGCCTCTATAACCACAATCTTTACAATTAGAATATAAATCAAAAACAGAAATTCTTCTTGTAATTGATTTGCCGGCATTCCCTTCATTAGGATAGATAAACACACAACCAATTTCTTCTGCTATATCATTAAAAGCATCATAAATAGATGCCCCGTCAAATGAGAATGTTCTTTGTATATTACATAAAGTAGAATCGACATGAATAATCATATAATGTGGTGCTTTTTCAAGAAGTCGATTAAGTAATGAAATACTTTTATCATTTTTATTGTAAAAAACAGTAGGTTTAATATAATCTTCTCTCGCAATATCATCTTCTGTATTTATCTCAATGTTATATAACATAATTTGAGATAACTCAGAATGTGCTAATTTTATAGCAGATACAATCTTCGTTGTATCATCTTCTTCATCAATCTCCACTGAAATCTGGAAAGAGGAATCATATTCTTCACACCATATAATTTTTAAATCAGTAATCTCATCCCAAATGGGGTTTAAAACCCCATTCCAATATTTTTTTGTTTTAAAAGTGAATTCATCAGCATCAAGAAATGAATCAGAATAAACTATATCATATGCTTCAATAACCCCTAAACGATTTCCATTTCTATTTGTAAGAATCAGTGTTGGGAACTCAATTTGACCTGATAAATCCGTTTTTAATTTAACTGCCATATATCCTCCTATACTTTAAATAGCAACTTTCGCAATAGGGGAGTACACTATTTCGACTTCTCCAAAGCCAGCACTTATTTTATTTTCATTATTTTCAAAAGTATTAGAAATCCTAAAGAACTCCCAATTAAAATCATTGTAAATATCATGAGTAGGGGAGGATGTTGTTATTATAGGGTAATTTACCTCTATAATTTCACCTTTAGAACAATTGTTTATAATCATTGTCCTATTTGGTTCTTGTGAATTCGAGATAGAAAAATTCCCATCCACCCCAACAGTAATTTTCATACGTGGGTAAATATAACCTATTTCATCCGATTCATCATAAATAGTATAATTGATATTTGAATTAGACGATTTCATTATATACTTTCTTTCGTTTTGCAATCCAAACGGTCTATTAGTGGTTAAAGTCAACTCTAACCCATATAATTTTCCTTCCATCTCAATTTTAGATATATTAAAACTACCTTCAAAATAAATATCTGCATATTCATTATCTAAAACTCTAAATTCACAAAACTTCTTTCTATTTAGCCATCGCATTAACTTCCGATATTCATCGATAGAAATTTCCATGTTTCCTAAATAATTGCAAGAATTTTTACAAATACTAAATATTGTTTGCAAACACGTATCGTAGGTTGAGTTTGCCAATTCATATTTACATCCATTTAATGTTTTTACAGTATTAAATGCAATCTCACTCCCAGAAGAAGTTGTTTTCATTTGGGATTTATCGAAATTACAAATAACGAATCCCATGTCGCTAAGTCGTATACCGTCAAATTCGAAATCATACACTATCATTCCCTCACCGGCTTTCTATAAAATAATAATTTTATTTTAGCTAAAATTTTATTACATTTCCTTTTGAATCTAAGATGAACTATTTTGTAAATCGGTACTTTAAAACCATGCTCTGAAAAACCATTTTTAATTAAAGCATCTTTAAGAATGTAAAGTTCTTGATTAAGCAAATTATATTTTCGCCTTTGAATTTTAAGCTCTTTTATGCAATTAGAGAACTCTGTATACATACGATCTATGTCAGAGTCCCTTTTTTTTAATTCATCATAACTTGCTTTTACATATTCTAATTCATCAGAAAGTTTTTTGTTTCTTTCTCTTAATATCCTTATTTCTCTATCTGTATTCATAAAATCACTCCTGTTTAATTAAAATATCACATTGGAATCGCCTCCAATTTAGAAGTCCTAAAAAACTTCTATAAGTATTACTTTATTTTATATTTATTAAGAGAACTACCGCCAAATAATTTATCAGTCGTCATTGAACGTATCATTTTCTCAAAATTTTTATCATGTTGCAATTCAGATTTAAACTGTTCATAATTCAATACGTTCGGTAAAGTGATATTAAAGTCAATGTCACCATTAACAACATTTTCATTATTTCTAGTGTTACTCGATACAGAAGATGTTACAGCTGTACTCAGACCATCTAAAATGGAATTTTGCATATCATTTAAAATTATAGACAATGATTTTTCGGCATTCTTTGTATCAATTAAAGTATTACTATTTATCGGGATAAGAACATCCCCGTTTTCAAGTTGAAGGTTATTATATGCTGCATCATTTTTACTAATAGAACTTACTTTATACGCTCCACTTGATTTTAAATCTTCTTTTATATCGTTAAAAATAGTTGGTATATAATGTTGTAAATCTTCATTAAATTTTTTCTTATTACCACTATATACAGCTTTTAATCGTTCGTCCATTTCAGAGATCATTTTTTGATAACCCGTAATTAGATTCAACATAGCTGCTACAGACGTGCCCCATTTTCCGTTATCATAAGTAGCATCTTTTGATTTATCGCCATATTCATAATAAGAAAATGCTTGATTTTCTCTATATGGGGAGTTATTATTGATACCAAGCGTTCTTTTATCAAATATTCCACTAAACCAAGAAGATATATTATACCCAAATTTTTCACTTTCAGATTTAATAGTATCACTTATTATTTGAGTGTTTTTATTTGCAGCTTCGACCATATCAATCATTAGGCTATCAATATTGTCTAATCTCGCATTTAAAATATCCTCGTATTCATCATACATATCGCTTAATAAATCTTTTTGATCTGAAATATAACGATCATATTCGGTATCTTTTAAATTTTGTTTTGCATCTTCTAGGGATACTTTTAATTTTTGAATCGTTGCTTTTGTTTCTTCCGAATTGTCACCTTGATATGCCATTAGTTGTTTTTCAAGAGTAGATATTTCAGAAGTGTGAGAAGCAATTTTTTGTTGATAATCATATAAAGATTTCTGACTATCAAGAGCATCTTCATATTTATCAATTAAATCTTGTAAAGAATCCAACTCTAATTCAATGCCTTCTTTTACCATGTCAACGATTGCTTGTTTTTCTTCTTGTGCAGCTAAAATAGATTCTTGTTGTAATTCTATAAGTTCTTTTCGGCGATTTATTAAATCTTTATTTGCCCCGTCTTTTGCTATTTTTTTATCTAATTCTTCTATTTCGTTTGCGTATTTTAAAGAAGAACCGTAATAAATATCATAGTTGGCAACGTGGAGTCCCATTGTAGTATCTCCATAATTAGTTAATTGCCCTCTATCGTCATACAATTTCTTATCTTGTATCAATTTAATAAGATAATCTGATTCATCTGATAAATCATTGATTGTGTCATGAATTAAATCATTTGTATCCCATTTTAATTGACGTATATTTTTTATATATTCTAAAGTTGCCTCATTTGATTTATCAATTGAGGCATTTACATCATCTATACTTTGTCGCATTTGATACCATGATTCACTATATTTTTGAATTTTCCCACTATCAATTGCAGAATCAAATGATTTTTGCATCTTATCACGTTGTGCTTCAAGCATCGATAAATTTGATTTTTCTTCTGAAAGCAATTGTTGGTAATATGTTTTAGAAACTGCATATCCCTTAGATTGTTCTTGTGTAATAGTAGATTCAATATGATTTTTAATAGTTTCAATTCTGCTTGTATAATAACTATATTCTGTAGAAATATCTTCAAAAGATTGTTTATATAACTCTGCTTCTGTTTCTTTAAGATCGTCTATTGCTTTTCTGCATTCTATAGCTTTATTATACCAATTTTGGTAATCTTTTATTTTATCATTTAAATCTTCATCAGTAATTGTTTCAATATCAATTTTCCCATCTCTAACTTTTTTCGCCCAATCCTCAGATAACCCTACAGAATTTGCTTGTTGAATATATCTATCATAACCAGCTTGCTGAATACCAATTTCTTCTCCAACTTTGCTAATTTCTTTTCGTAAATTATTATTCCGATAAGACCAAATTCTATAAACGCTTTTCGCTTTACTATCTAAAGAAGAAATTGCATCTTCTATACGACTTATCATAATTTCAATCCAGTCAAAAGTTTCTTCAAATTTCTCAGCTTCTTGTTCAGTTTCTTTCGCAGAATCATTTGAGGTATTTGAAGATTTAGGACTTGAACTACTAGACTTTCCAGAAGAACTCGACTTCCCAGAAGAATTAGATTCCTTTTTTGCACTTGACTTTGATTTTACCTTCCTGCCAAATCCACCAGAGCCATTTGAAAAAGCCGTTCCATCTGCATAAGCAGAACCACGCTTACTGCCAGATGTAATTTTCCCATACTTCAATAAACTTTCTGTTTGATCGGCATTAAATATAATATCCCCACGCTGATACTTAAAAAATTCAGCTCCATTTTCACCGATTGTTTGCCAATGACCATTGCGAACTATAATTTCTTCGCCCAATTCTCCGCCCAGAGCGACACCAGAATCATTTGTTCCCCAATTACCTTGTGCATATGCTGTTCCATTTGCGTGAGATTTACCTTTTTTAGTAGTGGTAGTCGTTGTAGTACCAGATGGTACACTACCAACAATTTCAATGTTATAATAAATTGTTCTTTGGATATTAGGAATGTCTGCTCTATAAACAGCAGTTAAATCCGGTGTATATCTTACTTTTGCATTTTTATCTTTTGGACTATATGCATCTACCGCAGATGAATCTACATCAAATTTAGTCACTCCATCTTGTTCAGCAGTTGTAGAAGTATAACTTTTTACAGCACTTTCATCTACGCCAACACTAACTAATTGTTCTTTTGAAATCGAATTGATTGTTTGTTGTACAGTAGCAACGTCATTTGGATTTACCTCAGCACCAACACTAAGTTTTGTGTTTTGAATATTTGCTAAAGCCTGTTGAAAATCAGCATCATCAAGTCCTAATTTTGCCTTCATCTCTGTAGGCATAGTTTGTAATGAAGAAATGATGCTTTGTATTTCACTTTCTAAATGACTTGTATCTATCCCAAGAGCAACATTTAACTCGTAATCATTACTATCCCGTAACAACATTTTTAAATTTGTAAATTGAGTTGAAAGACTTAAATCGTTTAATTGACTTGTATCAATCGCCATAACAACAGGATTTTCTAGTTCCTGCTTACGAGTAATTAGGGCAGATAAAACAGTTTCAGCTTCTTTTGCACCATCAGCATTGATATTTATCGTGCCATCATCATTTTTGAAAGAATCAAATACACTTTGTGCTTCTTTAATTTGCTCGTTTACATTTTCAATATCTGTTGTGTTTATATCGAAGGTTACAGTAGTTTTGCCAAGAGATTTTAGTTTTTCATTTGCACTTTCTAACAAACTTACAGAAGTATTAAGTGAATCAAGATTGATGTCAAATCCATATGCCGATAATGCTCTCATTAGAATCTGAACTTGTTGAGTAGAAATTTGTAAATTATCCATCTCAGTTAGCATATTAGCGACTTCTTCATCGCCACCAATACCAAAATCAATGTGATAATTACCATCTTTATCGATATTCACCCAGTTCTTTCCGAGTTCATCACTAATAGCCTTTACATCATTTACGAAATTCTCCAAACCACTTCTATCATCCGTAAAGAAACGTTGTACTGTAGAAGTGCCTTTTTCATACATTGATTCTAAGTCGGATATAGAGGCAGTTGCCATATCGGCATTTGTCATCATCTGAACCCAAGAACGGAAATCATCTGTGCCGACACGCCCTAAATCATATTGCTTCTGCATATTCTCAATCCCATTAGAGATTTTAGAGAACATATCATCTTCATCTGTTGTGGATTGTGCGTTTAACCATTCATTATAGGAAGATGTAAGCCCGTCATATTCAGCTGCTAATTGTGAAACAGAGTCAATCTGTTCACCCAGTTCTTGTAACTGTTTAGAGTATTCAATAGTTTTTGAAGTGTCCGTGCAATTTTTCATTGCTTCATACAATCTAGCGTATTCTTCGGACATACTTTCAAGTTGGCTAGTTAAATCAGTTTTCTTCTGGATTTTATATTCAGATTCAAGTTCTCTTAAAGCAGATACATTCAAATGAATACCGTTTACAGTTCTCTCAAATAGTTTATTTGGATTATAACCATCTAAACTTCTATATCTGGCTTGTATCTTTTTAATAGAATCTTCGCTTAAACCAGTAGCGGTTACAGACTCATTAACAGCGGTTTTATAATTTTCTATCCCTTGTGTTTCTTTTGAAATGTCAAATGGCGTATCATTGATAGCTTGAATAGCTTTCTGTAGTTCAAGCATCGCCTGCCCAGCGACAGTAGATTCTCCACCTAATTCTTCTATTTGGCTTTGGAAACTATCATCCAGTCCAGATTTTGTATCGTCAATAAGATTTTCAAGGCTATCTCGTAAAGCATCTGCGTCATTGATATAAGGGGCTAATTGCGGATAGTTCATAGCAAGATTAGCGAGATCGGAGTCAGATAATTCACCTAAATCTAATTTGTTTAAACTGTCTTGTAGAGAAGTAATTGAATCTACGCTATTCTCGATCTGACTTTTAAAATTACCATCGTCAGAATTATTCATAACATCATAGAACTTAGAAAGAGAATCAGATGTGGTTTCACTATTTTCTTTTAAATAATTTAATTCTTCTTCCCATTTTGTCAAATCCCATAACGCCGTATCATCTGTTTCTGCACTAATTCTATAAACAAGTTGTTTATCGCCAGCAGACAAAGAATCAAACCAACTTAAAGAAGAGTCTCCTTGTTTTTTAAAACTATCTCTTAATGCTTTTATTTGACTTTGTGTGACTTTAGTCGCTTCTGTTACTGCTTCTTGTGAATTATCAATAAATTTTGATAATTCTGGCATAGAAGATAAAGTATTGTCAATGGCATTATTTACATCTTCTTGTGTCCCGACATAGTTTTCATTTTCTTTAGAAGCATCAATCATAGATTGTTTCAGAGAATCAAATTCTTTTTGTGTTTTTGGAATTCCATTCTTATTGATGAAATCGAAGTATTGATCTTGGGCTACTAAATTATTAAGTTCTTTCCCAAGAGAACTATAGTCACCATCAATATCTTTTATTGAGTTTATCCATTCATTTAACGATTCTATAAAATCGGAGTTCATTAACTCATCATTGCTAATTTTCCCAGCTTTTGCGGCATCATATAATGTTTTGCGTATCTCTAAAGCTTTTTTAAATGCTTTTTCTGCATCATCCGCATTTGCTATTTCTCCAAGGGAAACGTCACCTTTTTTCCCTCCATAATAGCCACCTTCGGTAAATCCAGCATCTTTTAGAACTGAGACAATTGATTCTTCTCCATTATAACTAATCGTGCTACCATTTTTTTTTGCTGCTTTATATAATTTTTGTCCTGCACTTTTATAACCAGAAGATAAATCTGCTATTTCATTCTTTAAAGCATCCTGAGTAACACTATTTATAGCTGTGTCTAAATCGCCATATTTATCTATAAGTCCTTGAATTTCCGATTCTTCATATCCTAAAGCAGATAATAACGAGTTAGTTGCAGACTCTAAATCCTGTTTTGAGCCACTATTAGAATTATATGCTTCATTTGCAAGTACATAAGCCCCATATAATTCTTTAATATTAGATGCTGTTTCTTTTGCAGTTTTCCCAATTTCTATATTTTTTTGTTTTGTCTCTTCCGCAGTATTTATCCATTCCATAAATACTGAAATAATTTTGGATACAGCTATTGTAATGATTGTACTAAATACTGTATTTAATGCTGTAGTAGCAACATTAAGTGCAATTGTAGCCGCTTTTGTTTTTATTAAATACCCACAATATCCTAAAAGACTTGCTTTAGCCCCATTTAACCCAGATAAGTATTTGCCCCAAGTAGAACTACCTTGTCCAACGGCAGATACAAAGTCCTTTTGTGACATTCCTGTATTCTTACATTCATTATTGTATTCAGATACAATTGACTTTGCACTGCGTATTCTATTTATTAAACCACCTTGTGCAGTCTCAGCAGCTTTCATTGCAACTTGTGATGAAACCATATTCTTAGAAAAAGTTTCAGAAGATAATGCACCGTCTGCAATAGATTTTGCATATTCTTTGGCACTATTACTTGCATTCGCTAAACATGACTCAAAAGCTTGACTTCTACTTTGTCCATTCGCTATTGCTTCATTAAAACTATTTATCGCTGAAATATCAGAGTTTAAACTCGTTGAAAAAGAATCTGTTATGATACTTTTCTCTTTATTCCCAGTAATACCAGTAAACAGAGATTTTAGAGTATCTTGCTTTACTAATCCTTTATCCCCGAAAGCTGAAAATGCGGCCGCAGCAGCACCAACTAAAGTCGGCAATGCTCCTACTTTTTGAACAACAGTATCTAACGCACTGCCAAGTTTAATAATAATATCCAACGCCTGTTTCAGACTGTCAGAATTAAGGAAATCTAAAGAAATAGATTGACCAGTCGCTTTTAACTGATTTACTTTTGCTTCTATAGAATTTAGAGCCTTATCCATTTCCTTTTCAGCAGAGCCAGCAGACTGATTCGCAGATACATCAAAAGCTTCTCTTGCTTTATCCCAGTTTTGCATTAAAGCGGCAAATACGTTTGCTCTATTCTTACCAGCCAAAGTATTTGTTAAGTCAGACTGTTCTAAAGAAGATAAATCATTCCATTTTTCATAAAGCTCATCTAAAATCTTATATGTAGATTTTAATTCGCCATTATCGTCAAGTATGCTAATCCCTGCTGTTTCTTCCATCTTTTTATTTAATTCAGATGTAGAATCCGCAACATTGTCAGTTTCTTCGCCTAGTTTTTCTAAAGCAGATTTATTACCTAGAATTCTAAGCGACAACGTTTTCATAGCATTACCGACTTGTGCTGGGTCTTGAACAATTTCATTTGCAGCGGCAATCATAGCAATACTTTCATCTATATCATTACCAGCAGTTTTTAATGCAGAAGCACCATCTTGCATTGCAGTCCCGATGCCACCACTAGAGATTGCGAAGCGGTTACTACCTTTTGTTACTCTCTTTCATTTATACCAACTATACAAAAGAGGGGTAGGTCATTTCTGCCTACCTCTGCAATTTTATTCAACTATATTTAGTTGCTAGATTATATTTGCAGAGCAGACCATACCTGTCCTTATATTTCAAAGGTGTAGCATATGCTTAATCGTTACCTTTTAAGCTGTGGTCGTTACAGGGATAATCTCATAAGATTATCTTACCCACGGTATTGCCAATCACTTGGGTTCCACCGTTTTGAGCTACTTCAATCTTTTTCAAGAAAGCTAATATGTTACCATATTAGGAGGCAAGTCTGTCTACCTCGTTAAATTTATCCGCAACGCTCATTGCATCGTTCGCTTCAATATTAAATGCCTTCATTGTAGAAATAACACTTTGTGTGGCATCATCTACAGAAGAAATTTCATCGCCTACAGTGGCATAGATATTTGAAACTTTTGCTACATATTGAGATTCATCAAAAGAATACCCTAATCTTGCAATATCAGCAGTAGACGTTACAAACCCATCTACTGTTGCACCAATCTCTTTCGCACTCTTAGATGCACTACCTAAAAAATTGTCATAAGAAGAGTCAGTTTCGTCAGTAACTTTTTTCAACTCTGTCATTGCAGAATCAATGCTTTTTACTTGATCGTACATTGATCTTACAATTTGCGTAGCACCTGCCATTAAGGTTGCAGCAGAATAATAGGAACTTAATTCTTTTGCTTTTTCTTTTAAATCACTAAAAAATGAAGTGGTTTTTAATCCTGCCTTTTCTGCCGAAGCATCCAATTCCTTAAACTCTTGCTGGATTCCTTTTAATTGAACGCCATCGCAAGAACGAAGCCTTTCTTTTAATTCATCTATTTTATATCCAAAAGCATCGGCAGCTTTTGAATTTGTTTGCAACCAAGCATCCATTTTTAAAGATAACATCTGTTTTTGAGAAGCCAATCCCTGCATGGATGATACTTGGCGATCAGTATTTGTCGCTTGTTTTAATTGGTTTTGAGTCTGTTCAACTTGTTCTTTGTATTTCTTCCAGTGATCTATTGCTTTATCAATATCACCAGAGTCAAAAGCACTCTTCATGCCAGACAGAGATTGTTTCGCCCCATCTAAACTAGTTATAAGTTTTTTCCCTTCATCACTTAACTTGGCATATTTTGCTGTTAAACTAGTAATCTGAGAATCAAATTCTCCAAATCCGGCATTCGTTCCAATAGCAGTTTTGAGATCGACAATTCTTTGAGAAAATCGTTCAACTTTTACATCAGCCTTTTCAGCTTCTAACGCAAGATTCCCAAGCTGAGTTTCAGAAAACCCACCTTCAAATTCAGCTTTTAAGTTTTTGTAATTTTCTTTTAATTCTTTAAGTCTTGCATTTACAGAATTAAGTTCATTTTCGCTACCGCCTTTAAACGATAATTTTAAAGAATCAACTTGTAATCTTCCTATTTCAGCAAGATTTTGCTTCATCTCTTTATATGCAAGATTTATTTTTTCAATATTACTTGAATTTGCCTTCGCCCCAGAAATATTTGACTTTATCCTACTATTGTTGCTTGCTGATAATGTCGGAATGTTAGGATTTATTGTTATCTTCTGATTCGAGGAAAGATTTTTTATCTGTGATTTGATATTAGATATTTGCTTTTGAACATCACTAGTATCTAATTTAATTCTTATTGGGTCAACTTTTATATTCTTTAATTTTGAACTTATACTATTTAAACTAGATTCATCAAGTTCAGTGCCTAATAGGATTTTAAATTCATCCAATATATATCCCTACTTTCAAAATATATTTGCAGTATAAGGATATATACTGCAAACACTTATTCTTTTACATTATTTTCTTTTCGTATATCATCTATTTCATTTTGTATTAGTTCTGTTTCTAATGCAGCACGAAGTTTTTCTAAGCCTTTCCATTTCATATCTTTCGCTGTAGTATCATTGTAAATATCAACAAGCTGATCTGAACTCCAATTCTGCATTTCCTGTACTAGTTGTTTCTCCACGCCAATTGACATTAAATAAGAAACCCAAAAATGACGTATTGAGTGTGCATACAAATGCTTATCAAGAACCGTGTCCCATTTTTCCATCCATGATTTTATTGTACCAACAGTAGCAGGTGTCCCATCATTTTTAATAAAGATACTATTATGTTCTTGATTATTCTTTCGCATAATTTCTTCTCTTATTGGGAGATATGCTTTATAATAGGGAAGAAACATATCTTTGATGATATATCTTACGATACTCTTCCCATGAATTCCACGCCCTTTTACTTGCATTGATTTCGTGGTTTCCAAAAACAGCCCTTCAAAAGCTACAGAATCTTCATCAATCATATCCGTTGTAAAACGAACTAATTCACTTAATCTTGCTCCGCTTGCCATCATTAAAGCCAATAAGCATTGTTCATTAGGCCTATTCTTTTCTCCAAGCCATTTCATAAGGTTGTCAAGTTCTTCTTTTTTAAAAATAGATTTCTCTCTGACTGCTTGCTTAGGTAGTTTTTCTATCTTTTTCACGTTATTCCTAAAGTTAGGATATTTTTCATCTAAATACATTTCAACAAAATTAGAAAGGCTACTTAATGACGAATGCATTTGTGAAAAACGGTTCGCAGACCATTTCAAATCGGTTACGCAATAATCAAAAAAGTCTAAAAACGTATATTTTTTAATATCTACAAAAGATTCATTGTCAGCATACAATACAACCCAACACAAAAAAATCTGAAAATTAGACTGGTACACTTTTACTGACTTTGGCGATCTTTTAGTAGCAAAATTCTTTAGGAATCTATCTACGATTTTTTTGCTTTCTGGGTTTATCTGTGCAATCAATTCTGGTGAAGTTATCTTTTTTCGAAAAGTTTTTCTTCCATTACTCATATTATCACCACCTTTATCTTATGGGTATCCCAGCAGAAACAAGAGAATCTTTAAGTACTTTTATTGCCTCTTGATTTAATTTAGCTATTGCTTCTAAATAAATCCCATTCCCACCAGCAGGGGAGTATCCACCATGAGGTACACCGGAGATCATGGCGACATTAAGAACTGTCTCGGCAGACCATCCATGATTAGGAGACTCTTTCCCATTTATCATTTTCATATAATAATCCAAACGGCTTGCATCAAAATATACGGTCGCAGTAACGCTATTACCACTTATCTGAACATCAGACTTTATAAGCGATTGATATAATTGATAAGTACGTTCGTATTGGGCAGGGGAGTATCCAACATAAAACTCCTTTACAAATGTATTAACTATCTGATATACTTTTGATTGTGCCTGAATCATAGCTGATTCGCTTTTTTTAAAGATGTATGATTTTAATTCTTTTGTATTATTAAATGTCATTTTGTTCTTTATTATCTGAATGAACTTCTTTATAGGTATCAGAATTTATATATGATTCTACAATAGAATCGGATGTAATTCCATTTGCATTCTCGCTAAATGCTTTTGCAAAAGACATAATCTCATCAATATCCACAGATTCTACTTGTCCAATGATTTTTTGAACTAGTTTTTCTAAAGATTTTTCAATTGAATAAGTATGCACACCTGTTCGATATTCTATATTATCATTTACAGTAGATTCAAGTTTTTCAATAAACCCATTAACGCAATTATTCTTTACAGTTTTTACAATATCTGTGCTATTTAAGAAATCCTCAATGGCATCGATTTCGCTTTCCGATTCATCAATTTCAGTAGTATCAATATCTGTCATAAACTTTACAATCGCATAGTCAAATACAATATTCTTCAAATGAGAATAATAATTGCCCAAGATAATAGATTCTGCTATAAAATTTACAAATTTACAAATTTGGCTCGAAGTTAGACTTGTATAAAACTTAAAACCTTTTTCTTGTCCATCTATGAAATAAGTGGAACTCATAATTTTATTCATAATTCAGCTCTCTCTTTCTTTGATTATTTCTTTTTCTTTGGTTTCTTTCTTTCCCTTTTCTAATAGCTTCACGGATTTCTTCTAGTGTTGGCATTCTTGTTGTATAATTATTCGCCAATGTATCAAATATACTGTTCAAATCCCATCGATAACGCGTTCTTTTTATTTCGCCAAATACTTTTAGAACACCATTATTTATAAGATCAATTTCATTAAATGACTTTTTCTCTAATTTTTCCATCATATCCACAAAATTATTTATTGGGGCACAATATGTTCTCTGCATTTTATTTTTTTCATCTCTAAAATTCAAAATGAAACATGGTATTACATAGTTAATCTTTGAATACTTCAATAGTCCTTCTATTTGGTGAAGTTTAATCATTTTTGATGTATCTTTTTCATCCTTACTTTCAAAAGACATCGATTTAAACTTTGTAGATTTTAATTCCATAGGAAATAAAATTCTTGTTTTACTATCGAATACAATGAAATCGCATGGGTTCTTTACAGAAAAAGCTGTATCAGCCCTTTTTGTAAAACTCTGTGGCGGGTCTGGTATTCGTATAATTAAACTTCTTGACTTATCTATCGAGTTTTTTATATCTTCTTCAAATATTTTCCCAGCGTTTTTCATGATATGTCCTTTTTACAAGAGAGCCATTTCTCCCGAAATTTCTCATGCGTTTCTTTCGTAAAAGCAAATACAAGTTTTCCATCGCTCCCAGTGAAAATATCAACTGGTAAAGCCCCCCAGTGGATATACTTTGAAATTTGATAAATATTCCGGAAGAATACGCAATCCTCAACGATATATTCCTTATTTGTAATTTCCGACTTTTCTGTCATATCTCAAATCCTCTCTATATAGTAAAAAACGGGAAATATGAAACTATTAAATTCATGTAGTAACATACCTCCCATTTTACTAAAATTTATACTTCGATTTTATTTTCTTTCTTTCCTACTTTGCGATTTTCGCTTGAAATTACAGTATCAGATTCAATCTTAAAACTTTGCTTTTTATATTCTTTAAGAATTTCATCAATCTGTGCTTTTACAGCAGGACGAAAAGAGGAATAGTTTTTAAGGTCTAGTTTTTTAAACTTTTCTCTCATCTCAGCCTTTGTGTATACACCGTTTGAATATCCTCTTAAAATCTGGAATAGCTTGAAATGTTCTGCTGTATCTGTATGTAATTTCCATGGTTCAGCATTCATCTTGCTTTTGCAGGCTAAGCATAGATAATAGCCTTTTCCGCAAATCGCACAAGTACTATTGTTTTTCTCAGCCATGTTTTAACCTTTCTTATTCCGCAACAACGATCTCGAACAGCTCGTCATTTGTCTCATCGCAGTAATCCTTCATCATAGTAAGTTCAAATGCATGCTTACCAGTAGAAGTAAGTGCAAGTTCAATAGACTCAGGATTTAGTTTTGCCTTCGGGCAAATAACCTTGCCAGAATAAACCTTGTTTTCATTGCACTTATCCTTGAAATAAGCATAAATTACTACCATTGCAGCAGACGGGAAGTCGCTTGCGTTGTTTACAACACGAACTGCATTCTCAGATTCAGTCTTGTATTCAACATAGAATTTTCCAGTATCGCTACCAGTTGGCAGAGAGATTGTTTTATTATCTTCGTCAATCTTAAAATCTGTAGCACTTACAGAAGCACCTTGTTTAAAACTCTTCGCTACTTCACCGGATTCCAGAGAATAAATATACTTAATAGAATCCGCAATTGCTGCCTTAGAAAGTACGATTTTGCCAGCGTTTGCTTCAAGAATCTCATACTCATAGTTCGTAATTTTTGCAGAAGTACTTGCTACTTCTTTCTTAGAACCAAACTGTGCAGCAGCCAGATCAAGAGAAAGCAGAGAATTTGTAGCAGAGAAAGTTGCCTTTTTCGCACGATACAGAGTAGTAATTACAGAACCAAGAGCATCTGTAACTTCCTCGCTTTCAGCGGTGCAATTTAGAGTGGGTTCTTCTAAAGAAGTTAATCTAAATAGCAGTTCGCCAGTTTCTAAATCAGAAAAACTCATTGATCTTACGCGATCAAGGATAAGTTCGCCTTTATTAAATGCCATATTATTTTTCCTCCAATTTTATATTTGTTATAAAATAGAAAAAGTGGGCTAGTTTAGTTCGCCAGCCCACTCTAATCTATTTCGATCAATTCCTTTAAGACTTGCAAAGCCAGAATATGCACCTTGCAATAACAATTCACAATCTTGTATTTTGCCAGCACGTTTTATATTATCTAAAAACGCACCAATTTTCATATCCCATATTCTATTATCACCACATTGCCCACATTTTACAGTTAAAGCAGAAATTAAAGGAGTTAAAATACTCTTATATGATTTATTAGAAGATGCGAGTGCTTCATCCCTTGCATCTTCGATTAAATCCATTTTAGTTCGCTCATTTGCAGGAACTTCATTGTTCCGTTTTAGTCCATGTATTTTTCGAATAGCCTGTACTATCTTTTGATATACAACTCTATCAATACGAATATCATCTTCTTTTGAATACAAGATTATTTCTTCTGTATCTTTGATTATATATCTTTTAAAGTTACATAAATCTATCGGCTCTCCATTTGTTTTTTTCAAAATAAGTTCTAATGGATTTATAGAGAAGTCTGCAATTTCTTCTTCTGTCAAATTAGATAATGTTTCTCTATACTTATCTTTTTCTAGCAGCATATTTTCATACATTTTTTTCTTACTTGATACGAGTATAAAAATCAATTTAACAAATAAATCGTAATCCTCAATTTCCGTATAATCAACCCCGCTGTCCCATAATTGCCACTTCATATCTGCTCCGACAGCAGTCAAATTGTAGACGGCACTAAAATACTTACGTTCGCTAAATTCCTGTATTTCACCTAATGTAGGCTGGGACACCATAATTTTATTGCTTATAGGAATATCTACTCCTCTATAAACACTCAAATCATCTATATCAAAAGTCACGATATAGTTAATCCTCTATATCACATAAAGAGTCATTAAAATCAAGACCTTGAAATACAAGTTTTCGATAAACGTAGTCTGCTTGATAAGAACCTTCAATATTGCTTGTCAATGCCAATTTGCCGATTCCAAAATCGCTTCTTCCATTTAATAATATATCAATTAACTTTGATATATAATCATTTCTGTTTTCTGCGACCTTAGGTATATTGTCAACAATCATATGAGAAATATGAGATATAATCCATATTTCAACCTGTGGCTGAATCAAAATTTTACTTTCAAAATTATACGATTGCGGTAAATGTATTTGAACTGTGATAAACGTCATTACATCATTGATTGTATTTGGGTTTTGATGATAATCAAATATACGTTTGCCTATCAAATCTTGTGGTTTTTTCAATTCTTTATAGTCAATTGCATCAATAATCGCCTTATTTTTTATAAATTCTTTGATAATCTTATTTTTCGCTTTCCCGATAAAAGAACTATTTGCCATTATAATAATGACTCTACGGAAATAACAATTGAAGATTGATTGTTCCCATTCATATCCGAGAGAATCAATTTGAAATCTTCATCAATATAATTATCGTTATCTATAGATATACTTATATTATTTCCTCTTTCTTTTATAATAAGAGCATCTAGGAAATCACAAACAATTTCCCATTTGCACTTTACATTTATAATTTCATTTTTTTGATTATCATAGAACTTACCAACAAACACTTGCTCGTCCCCACCAGAAGTAATTATATTTGTATCATACTCTATTACAGATTTTAAGATATAATCTCCACCAGAATTGTCCTTCCGGAAAGAGCCAATATCTCTGTAATCGCAAATACCCAAATCTGGTCTGTCCGTGTCGCTGTTTTTCTCACTTTCTAATAAAGTGATTCTTACAATCCCTTTATCCCCAAAATTATAACTAGTTGTATCGTTTTGCGTAACGATATAACTAGTTGGGGAATTATAGTTTTTATCTAAGAAAAATCTCTTAGGTGTATTTAAAGAAACTGTATTTTTGTCATATGGAAGTATGATTAAATGTTGCGAAGAACCGATTGTGAATTGTCTATTTGATTGTTCTCCGCTATTATATTGTGTAGCATTCGTATCGTAACAGGGATATTCTAAAATGTCCCCGTTTTCATTTTGCCATTTAAGTAACCAATTACACAACGTGAATTTCCCGTGCCAATGAATTCTGTTTAAGTCAAAAACTTCTGTACAAATTAGATATTTGTCATTCTCAGAATCAAAAATCACATCCCCAACTTGTATTGGAGTGTTATATAATGTCTGAAATTTTACAGTTACACCATTCGCAGCAGAATACGTTCTTTTATATAATCGTATCTCTATTGGAATATCATTTTGATATTTTTCTTTTCCAATCTTGCCGAGAGACCATATATAGATTCCCGGTGTGTAAGAAGAATCGTCTGCGAATGTGGCATCAAGCAGCTCGCGGCTACTTTTAATATTTTCACCACGAAGATTGCCCCCAGATTGTTTCATTTTAGCATTAAAACGATCTAAACATTTCACCGACCACACCTCGCATTGCCTTTGCGTAAATGCAAAGAGTTTCCAAGTAAAGATGGTGCATCGTCTTTTGCAGTTATCCACGCATATCTTGATAATAATGTTTCATTCTCAGAAATGTATTTTGTTTTCATGTCTAGCAGTTTATCAAGCATATTTGCAGGTGAATATGAATTAAAATCAGAAGAACTCAAACTAACTTTTAATAGAGAAGGAGTTCTAATGTATTTTGAACTCAAAAACTCTAAAAGCATATAGTTACTTATAATTTCAATTTCCGTATCATCCAAATCGCAATTGAACTGTTCTAGCACATCATCTCTGTCACTTAAATCTTTTATACATACATGGAAAGAAGAGATAGCTGGTACGAAAAAATCGTGTAAAAGTTCCTTTACTTCATCTTCTGTCATAATAGGAATGTCATAATCACGAAATTTCGGCAAAAGGTTACTATATATTTTTTCGTATGATGTTGCCATTCATACACCGCCTTTTAAATTGTAGACAATAGCTCCATTCCAAGAGTATTGTCAATATACTTAATTATATTGATGTCAGTCATTTTCCCATTGTCAACCATAGCACGAATATTACCATAAATAGTATTTTTAAGCCCAGAAGGTGTATTAAGAATTTTATTGCAGACATCAGCAATTTTATCTCGTGTATAATTCTTTGAATCCATTAAATAATCATAAGAATCATATAAGTTCTGCAAAGAGAAATGAGATACAACTCGCTCATCTAATGGCTTTAAGACAAGATTGCGGAAGTAGCCTTTATGACTTCTCCACATATCTTTCAATACACTAAATGCCATATATTCTGTATGACCAACGGATTCCCAGATATACATATCTCCTGTCTTTTTATCCTCATAACTAACATTCGGGATAAGTGAAACCACTTCAATTTCATCGGAATCGTTCAGTTTTATCTCTGTTGTTTTTTTTGTACTTGTAGTACTTACAGACTCTTTTGCAGCAATATCATTAACTGTCACATCATTCTTTTTAACTCTACCAGCCATTCTCTAATCCTACCTTTCCATTTATTCTTTCACTTTATCAGGTTAAAGTGAATACACCAGCATAAGGAGATAGTACAAGACCAATACCCATTGCAGTTTGAACTTGAATATCTACACTCATATCATTATATTTCTTGCCTGTAGTATCAATATCAGAACGAGTGTCACCAATAAACTCTAGTTTAATCGGTTTTGTATCGCCACCCATAATGAATAGTTTGGTATCATCCAGTGCCAGATCAAATGTACCAGATTTCAGTGTTTGAGGAATAATCATAAGCTTATTACCTTCCCAATCGCCAATAGAGCCAGTCATAGCTTTTGCTTCTTTTTGAGAATTTGCAAACATCTTATCCGGGATAATACCTGCAAGCTTACGTAGTGCACCCTTAGTACCTGCAATTGTCAGAGAGTCATAACCGCCAGCAGCAACAACCTTATCACATAATGCACCTACAGCAGCTTCGCTATTACCAGTTGCAGAAAAATCAGCAGGGAAAGCGTTCGCAACATTATTAAACTGTGCATAAATACGATCTTGAATATATTTGTTCGTAGACTTATAAATTATGTCAGTAATCTTGTCCAGAGAAGTAATACCAAGTAAGAAACGGTCTAAATCTTCATAGCAGTGAATGTAGAACCATTCTTTAGGTAAAGTAATTTCATCACCAAGGTCAAGAGCCTGACGATTGGTATCCCAATGGTTTCCGGCAAAGGATGCCACAGATAGCAAACCACCCTCAGAATAGAATGCGGTTGTATCACCTAAAGCACGATTCTTTGTTTCAACAAAAGCATCCATAAAAGGGGAGGAAAGTACATTCTCACCAATGGTAACATTAACAATTTCCTCAATAATTTCAAACATAACAATGTTATTTCGGCGATATGCCTGATATAAAGTTGCGCCATGCAGAATATCATTATTAATCTTATCTCTTAGATAATCCTCTAAATCTTTCTTAGAAACTTTTTCAGAATCTACATGCATAGCAAACTCGTTTCTGGAAAGATCAAGGGCTAAATCATAAATTTTGCTTTCATCAGCACTAAATGTATTTTTAATCTTCATTAAACATCATCCTCCTTAAAATTAAGACAAAATGGTTACTTTTGCTTCATAAATAACAGCAGAATAACCATATGTACGTGAAGTAGTGGATAAAGTTGCACCGGAAGTACGTGTGCGCATAACCTTTGCCTCGAACTGTGGGGTAGAAGAACTGGTTTTTGCAGTAGCACTAGCAGCTACCAGTTTGCCAGTAGTATCGATTGTCAGGAATGCATCCTTCTTCATCTCGCTTTGTGTAGTTGTTGTAACGCCATCAACAGTAATTCCAAATTCATCATTTAATGCCAGCTCACGAGCACAGAACTTCACGCCAGCAGGAACAACATACTTATCTCTGCGCTGATTCGAACGTTTACAAGTATCATAATCCCAAGCCGGATTGTCAACAACAACAAGTGTCGCACCAGCTTTTGTGCCGGGATGGAAAGTGTAAGTAACATCCTCACCTGTAGCTAATTCCTCAATATAACCAAATGTACCATTTTCTACGTCAGTGGATGAAACAGCATCAAAAATTCTCTTTGCACCACGAGTAGAAAGCATATTAACAGACTCAAATCTTGTATACTTTGCCATGTTATCAATTCTCCTTTTTATTTTCTATTTACCGGGATATTCCCATATTTTGTTTCTGCATAATTGTAATTTTCACTGCTATCATTATCATCTAAAATTTGAGCAGAGAATTTTCCGTCTTTTTTCGCAGATCGATTAGAACCTAATGTTTTTTCAGCATACATAATTGCACATTCGCTTGCAATTTCCTTTGCCGACAGCTCATCTTTCTTTGCTTTTAATTCTGCAAATTTATCTACATCACTTAGGAAAGCTTCATATCTTGAAAACTCAGATTCCTTCGCAGCATCAGACTCTGCCTTTTCTCTTTCTTTTTCCTTTTCTACAAGAACTTCGTATTTTGGCTTAATATCATTTAGTTCAGATTCAACTTTACTAAATTTCTCTAAAGCATCATTCTTTTCATTTTCAACTGCATCCAGATTCTCCTTAGCAGTCTTTTGAATTTCTTTGATATATTCGCCAAAACTAAACGCACCTGTTAATACAGATGCGTCATCTTTATCTTCGTAATTTGTATAACAAATCTTTTTTCTTGTAGCAGAAGTAAAATCAATAATGGGTTTATCATTATCAACAGTGTATTTTAGCCCATAATAATTATAGTTATCTTTTGCATCAGCTACGATAACTTCTTCATCTTGAATATCTACTGCTCTATATCGATATACATTCCAGCCCCATTCATCTTCAAATTGCTCATAATTGCGCACGATATTAGCAACGTCTTTAAATAAAGACATCATAGTCTGTGTGTATTTTCCTTTTGACATATTAGAATCGTTCACATCCTTTGTTTTATTTTTTTCTACAATCTTAGAAAATAAATTGTATTTATCTTTTAATTCCTTTTGGACTTCTTGCATGAAAGCATTTATGGTAAAATCCTTTTGAGAGTCTACTACAGATACATTTGCACCAGACATTGCAGGAATCTTATCATCACCTAAAATGCAACATCCATCAAATCTGAATTTAGAAAAATGAAATATCCCATTTTCATCTTCTTTGCCTTCAATAGATGAAATTTCAAGTTCCATAGACTGTGATTTCTCACCATCTCGATTTACAATAAATGTACTATCATCAAACTTCGTCCATAGTAAAGCATCTACTTGTAGAAACAATCTCTCTATTCCATCTGGGCACATTTTAGTAACCCATCTTGGGTTGCACGATTCTGGGATAACACCATAAGCATGACCTAAATACTTTTCTTCAATGCCATTATCAGTTTTTGTTATGATGCTCTCATGACCAGCAAAATCTTTTTCGCTTTCACTACATTTAATAAACCCTAAAACAGGAGTATTTTTTATAGAATCAATATTTTCATCTACAACTTTTTTTTCAAAACTACTTTTATTTAGATTTACACCAGTGTGCATAACATCAATTATAACATTTAAGAATCTAGTATCTTCATCTACAATCTCATTTTGTACTTCAAATGTAGAAATAAGTCTCGACTTTTCCAAAATTCATTTTCACCACCTTCCATAGCAATTTATTATATCAAAACAAACTTCGCTCTCTATTTTTTTCATATTCTTCGAGTTTGCATCTTAATAATTCGCATTCTTCAAAAACAAAAATATTCCCTGTTTTTGCTCTTAAAATTGTTAGAAGTGGGACTCCGGATTTTACTAAATATTTGGAAAGATTTTCAATCCTACAACGAAATTCTTTTTTGCCATTCATTTTTTCTTATCCTCACTTATCTATCGATATTAGAATCTGCATCAGCAGTAATCTCGCCTGATACGTCTAATGTTTCACCTTTACTTTCATTTGTTGGTCTGCCAACATCGCCGGAAGTGCCACCATTATAAGAGGATGAAAGTGGAATAAGTTTATTGTGGAAATCAAAAATTTCATTTTGAACTATATACGAACCCAATATTTTTGCTGGTGTCATATCTATTGTAGATAGCCATCTATCAATAACCGGGGCACCCAACGTACAAGCTTCTTTATATCTCTTTGAAACAGTATCCTTATTTAAAGTTGTAATATCAATTAGATAAAATACAAACTTATAAGCTGCCTTATTGTAATTCTTAGATTTGATAAAACGATTAACCCATCTTTCAAATTGACGATATAAAGAATATATAAAACCAGAATCATTCTCAATTGAGAATGTTACTGCCGTTCCACTTGAACTTCCGTTATATAGTTCTTTTGTGACACCAGAAGAATTGTATATTTCATCTACAGCGTCAGAAACATTATTTCTGGTATTAGAACTATTCTTAAAACTTATCGCATTACCATCTGAGCCAAGGGTATATAATAAACCAATATCATCGCCAATGCTTTGTTTATTGATGTCGGCAAATATCGACAATGTTTTTGGTGTCAATAACGGTTTATCTACGCTGTTTTCATCAATCGGTACTTTCATCATAATAGCCTTATAGTTATCTGTAGTGGCAGATTGTAGTTTTAGTTTCTTATATAAATCAAGATCAAGAATATCTCTTACCAAGCCAACTAAAAACGGAAATGGATATGTCCATTGGCTATTTAGTTTAATACAAATCTGTTTGTCCTCTGGTGGACAATACCATGAACCACCTTTATCCTTTTGAAAATCCAAATATGCTTGCTGAACATAATCCGGATACGATAACAGTTTATTCGGTTGAATCTTTGCAAGGTTTATTGCAAAATTGTACAACCCGTCTTGAACCTCATATAATCGTACAAGACGAAAATCAAGATGTTGAATAAAGAAATCAGACTCGTTTTCGCCTTCATAAACTAAACCACAATATATATCTTGATAGGGGATATACTTCATAATCTTTGAGAATTCATGTTTTAAATTCATTGCATCTAATTTTGTAGCAAGTGCAGAATAACTCTTTTTCAATGTATCCATCCTTGCAGCAGCTTTTACATCCACAACATCTATCCCATAGCAAAACATCGCCATATTAGAAAACAGCATATTTAGCCTATAATAGTGAGGGGATACATGCATTAACTTTGTAGAAATATCAAGAATCATTCTCCAACGATGTTTTGGGTCTTGTAATGCAAATCCAATGTCCTTAATATCTATCCCAAATAAACAATGATCGCTCAATAGCCTTGAATTATTGCATATATCATTCAAAAAAAGCCGTTTGAAAGAAGAATAATCTAAATTGTCTGGATTTCCAGATCGAATAGCCTTTTCAAATTTGTTTTCATCAGATTCCATTTGCTTTTTTGTATATACCGGAATATACTTACTTTTCTTTTCTATAGTTCATCCTCCTTTCTTAATCTTTCTCAATATAATTTTGCTTTATGACTCATTTTAGCCAACGCAGCAGCATAAACCATAGCATCAAATTCATCTTCTTCATCATCGAGTTTCGATTCTAATTGTGTCATCACATAATAATTATAAGCCAATGAACTATATCTATCTTTACGCATACCACTTTTTTCTTTTATCCTTATGTTTGTACCTTTTATTTCATATTGCAGGTTTATCAATTCATAAACCAACAAACTTGTCTGTATATATGGCATCTTATACATTAGTTGTTCTTCTGGAGTAAGTTTTTCAAAATTCTTTATTGTAGCCTTTAACTCTTTCTCCGCTTCTGATTCATTTAACAAGAGATTTATCTTGCTTGAAATAAAAGCGTTTCTAAGCATAACACAAATATCATTGTTAAATTGCACTGTACCTTTAATCGACCAAATAACCTTTGGTGCATCTGCCACCTTACATCGTTCTTCCATTGCTTTATTATTACAGCAGGAGAGTGCAGGGTATATTTCACCAGTTTCCGGGTCTATAATGTCTTTAATTAACATATCATAAACGCCAAGACCTGTCCCAGCAGTATCAATTACAAGATCAGTACAGTCAAATATACTAAACAATCTACGTATCTTTAGTGCCAGATCATCTGTTGTCATTCCTTCAACATTTTCAAGATATACGATATTTGCAATATATCGTTTCCCATTCGGTTTTGCTGAATTGATAATAATAGAACTAGCATCATTGGAGTTCTTGTGCTTTGATGCCATCAATGCAATATCAATAGACAATATTCTTCTTTCATCTGGTGCTAGATCAGGCAGTTTAGACCTTTTGGACATAATTGTCCGATTTGTATAAAATGCCGTTTTTATCTTTCTTCTACGCGATATATCATTGAATGTGAAGAATGAACCGTCAGTATCTCGAATAGGCAGACAACCCATTTCCATTTGGAACATGCGTTCGTCAAAATCTTCCTCTGACATTTCATCTTCAATTTCGATTCGCTTTTTCAAGCCTTCTTTAATTGCAATTTGGTAGGGTAAAGCACAAACAAAATATCCAGTTCTACCACCCAGTAAATTGAATGTAAATGCTTTAGATTTTTTATATGACCAGTGGCTTTCAAACCAACAGGATGACATATAAATCTCAATATTGGTTTCAAGAAGTTCTGGTTTGCCTTGATATTCTTTCTTGCTTAAATAAGCTGGCTGTCTAGGCGAGCCCAAAAATCTTTTCAACACAGTATCGATCGTATCTTTGTCCAACATTCTAAATTCGTCCAATACCAATACATTGGCACGATTACCTCTGGCATTGTCACCACCTGTAACAACTTTTATCCAAGAACCATTATGAAAATTGATATAAGCCAAATTATAGCCTATTGAAAAGTTTTTTATCTCTCGCCTTAAATTTTCCGAACCCTCATTATAGTTCTTCATGAAATCATCGACAATTTTCGAAAGCACTTCATTTGCTTGTGATCTAGTTGCAGATGCTACACAAATTTTTGTTTTAGGGAATAGGATGCAGCGAACAACGCAAAACAACGCTGTTAGCCAGGTTTTCAATTTTGTTATCTTATAAGCTTTTTATCTTATAATTCTGTATCTTTATCATCGAATACAGTTCAGCATATATTTTCATCCTTAATAGGATGGTGCGGTCTCGTGGTAATTTTATTTCAATTACTATGCGTTGCCCCTGACTATATAAATATAGCCTTCGGTTCGTGTTATCCGTTTATAAATGAAGGACTTCCACGCTTAATACCGCACTTTATTCATAATCATTACTGATTAAGTCGGCTGTTTAACCCTTAACCGATCAATTTTGTTATCCTATAAGTTTTTTATCTCATAGTTCTTATAGTTTCCTATAAGTTCAGCATATATTTTCATCCTCGTTTTACGTTAGGTTTGAGAATTGCAAATTCTCTCATATTACACTATATGTAATAACGCCGGACACTCTTGGAGAGATTATTCTTTTCGTCACTCTCTATGCGTTACAATTCTATTTGACCTTTTAATTCCAAATAGTTATCTCGGTATTGTCATATAACATAGTTACTTAGATTTCTACCGATTTTGCCCGATTTATACTTGATTATCTCTAACCAAGAGAGCATTTTTTCATACTCCGTGCAGCCCAAAACATAAAATGATTATTGTGCATCATTGCATAAATCAAAAACTTCTGAAATAGTTTTAATTTTATATTTAGATAATCTTCCACAAACCGTTGGGGATTTTCTCTATAAAAACTACCCCAAATTCCAACGCCTTCAAGAAGTTTATCATTTACAGTGCTTTTTATTTCTATCATAAAAAACACCCCTTATTCATCAGAAGATTCTTGTCCGAATAAAGCATCGAACAATTCTTCTGTATCATCAGATTCAATTTTCTCCGGCCTAGTTACTGTATATTTCTGAATAAACTTATCATACATTTCAGTAACAGCATTCTTTAAATTCATCATCTTTGCAAGATGTCCTTTAAAGAACACATCTAAATATCTACCAATATGATCTACGTCTTTTAATTCCTCATCTACACCGGGTAAAGGTCTAGTGTTTTCATATTTATCAAGCAGCACTCCAAATGATTGTGCAGAATTTACATCTTCCGAAGATGCCTGTTTTGGCTGTAACTTTGCAGAATCCATAAGCTTAATCAAAGTTAAATCCAAATCTTTTGTATCTTCTGCATTTAGAGTCTTTTTGTGTATCGCAAGTTGAGTAAAACAAATTCGTTTAAAGATTTCTTCTTGGGCTTTTGAATTACATTCATGTCGTGAAATCCAATCTTCATACTGGGTTTGCAAAAACTCATAATCTGAATCTAAAAGTCCATATCCAAATGTTTTCTTTGTCTCTTCCGAAATCTTATTCGCAACTTGATTTTTCACAGCAGTAGATACCATATGTTTTTCTACTTCTGGCGAAATATCATCCATTAAGTCAGATGTATCTTTATCTTTTTCAACAGGGACTAAATCCCCAACAGCATCTATCTTAAATAATGCTTCATCAAGCCCCATGTCCTTGTATTGTGACATACTTAATGTTTGGATGTAGGCAGTTAAAACGCTCTTAAAACGTCCATCAGAGAATTTTCTAAAAGCAGAATCAAACAGTTCCTCAGACCAATACCAATCAAAATTTAAGCACAATCTGCGAATTGTATTTTTTTGAAAGTTATAAGGATTTATTTTCTTAAATTTACTTGCGTATTCATTATAAAGAATATCTACGCACTTCTTGCAAATTGGGGTTTTCCCATACGTTTCTTTATAAAATTCGCTTTTTGCCCCATAAAATTTACTAGATGGTTGTGTTACTCCACAGTGACAGCATTTTATAGTTTCTTTTTTCGGACGGCCTCTTGGTCTTGTGTTTTCTGTATTTCCCATAAAATCACCACCTTAATGTAAAATAACGGGATACATACACTGTACTCCGTTACTATCACATATTAAAATTGTCTGAGACGGTTTGCCAGTCAATCTTTTTTGTACACAATAATCATCACCGCTGCCACCAAGACATCCAGACCGAACCATATAAACATCTGAAATTACCTCCATTGCAGGGGTATGGTAATGTCCAAATAAAACTCCGGCTGGTTTCTTCCCAGTAGCAAGTACTAAATTAGATAGCCCTCTCTTAGAGAAACTATCATAATCACCATGGCAAATATAATAATCAAGTCCCTCAACTTGAATATAATTTAACGATGTTTCATTTGATGAAACCGAATGAAAGTTAGGAATATGTTTCAAAGAATTACAAATATACCAACTTATCAGATCATCAAGTCTCTCGTCTTTCATAGAATCATCTTTCTTAGAAGTAATTCTTGAATGGTTCCCAGAAACATTTGCGAAACAAACATCGTCAAACATATTTGTAAGTTTATATAAAAAATCAGAAACCAATTCAGATGCTTTAATCACTTGCTGAATAACATTTTCTCGATTAGTAACAGCAATTGTATAATGGATGTTGCCAGAAACAAGATCACCTAAGCCGACAACAAATGCTTTGGAAATGCAATTTGTTTCTCTTATAAGTTCTATCTTCTGCAAATATTCATCTAATCTTTCTTTTGCAATATCTGAATTGTACTTTCCGAACATGGAATCATACGTTGCGCCAATATGCAAATCAGATAGGCAGATCATCATTGTCTTGCCATCACAATAAGGAACCTGTTGCGTTTTTACAATTTGTCTTACAGGATACTTTGCTTCGCATGACTCACGAATAATATCCTCTAAATAATCTAATCGTTGTTCTACTCTTGCATCAGAATAATTCTGTTTTTGCCATGCGTTTCTTTCGTCTCTAAATTGAATCTTTGCACGTTCTAATTCACGTTTCTTTTGTTCAAGTTCTTCAATTTGCTCGTCTATATCAGACAATTTTTTCTGATTAGAATTATACATTCTATCGAAATACTGTCGTTCTTTTCGAAATTTACTTTCTGTATAATTTGTGCCTAACAGTTCATTTAATATATCTGCAACCTTTTGCCATGAGCCGATAAGTTCCTTATCACTCGTAATTCGATAGATCAATTCTTCATCTGTCTCATTTTCAAATCTCTTATACATTCTCTATCCTCTATAAAAATTATACGTTTAGAATAGTTTCCTTTGTAAATGTTGGTGCTTTGCTACGAATATCTTCCATGATTGCAGCAATATCTTTCACAACAACTTCATCAAAAACAACACAATATGCTTGTGCAACTAATTCCTTCGTTGTTAAAACATTGGAATCAAGTGCAGATTGAGGAATCTTTGCAGTATCGATCTTGTACAATGCTTCAAAATCTTTGTCCAGCAAAATTTCTTTGTTTGAAAGTACAGGAAGTGTAACTTTTACAACACTATCACTCACTGAATCATCGGTAACTTCAAGAGCAGAACCAACTAACTTTACGTTTTTGGAAAACGTCAAATTTCGATATGTTACTTTAGAAGGGAAGTCCCGTAAGATTTCTCTTTCCTCATCCTCTGATAAAGTTTCAGTCCCAAGAGAATCAATTGTAATTTTTGTTGAGAACACATGGTTCTCTATATCATGAGTAATTTTCAAATACATTTTTTATCATCCTTTATTTGATTTCTAATTTTAGATAATGCACGAATCAAAACATTGATCTTGTCATAATCTAATTTCCCACTAATTTCAGTGTTGTCAGTAATTGTATCCGACATAGTTATCTGAATATTCCCTTCATTTTCTAAGTAATCAAGCCGAAGCACAATATCTTTAATCAATTCAAACTCAATTCCAGATGCAATAGGGGAGGAGTCATATTTTTTATATTCTACTTTTACAGTATCGTTATTCGTAATTGTAATCGCCATCCTTTACAAAATTTAATTTATATAGCAAAAGACAGCCCAGAAATATATCTAAGCTGCCTTTTGTTTACTTTAGGAGGTATCAAAATGGAGTGAAAATGTTGGTGGCAGAGTCAAGAGTCGAACTTGAATCACAAGTTTATGAGACTTGTATGTTTCCTTTACACCACTCTGCTAATTTTATTTGGTCTAAGTGACAGGGTTCGAACCTGCGGCATCTTGTTCCCAAAACAAGCATTCTAACCAAACTGAATTACACTTAGATTTGGTTGGACTAGCTGGGTTCGAACCAGCGAAATGACGGAGTCAAAGTCCGTTGCCTTACCACTTGGCTATAGTCCAATATAGTATCCTAAAAATGAATACTCTATTGTGTATATGCAGCCGACCTTCGCCGTACCACCCATTTACCGCACACATATTCATCCACTAGGGAGACAAGTCTGAGCGTTTGGGAGCGACCCTTGGCTTCTTGCCCCGGCATATGCCAAATCCTATACAAGTCTGATTACTTGTAACTTTCACCCGAACCATTCAGAAGTTTCTATCATTTATATATAATCCTATAGAATATTCCTTGCACATTGGGCTACTCGAACCAGAATCTCGCCTTATACCCTAGTTTCCTAGGTTCAGTGCAAGTAAGACTGTGTTTTGATATTTCCTAGGTTTGCATAAGTAATCAGCTTACACCTAACTAGGATTCCACTTGTAGTATTTTACAAGTATCTATTTCCACAGCGACAAGATTCCATGATTTTGTGTACAGTAATGCCAGCACATTTGCCACCAAGGGACTGTTTTCAATCCTCAACAGTATGTTACCAATACTGCCGATTATAGCAACTAGCTTATCAGTTAATATGCTATCTACTTGATTTACAGACAAATTCTTCAGCAAGTTGGTTAGACTATCTGCACTGAGTTACTGCATACACACAATACAATATTCAATTATCAAGATACTGTGGAGCAAACAACCAGAATCGAACTGGCATTCTCTGATTGGGAATCAAATGTTCTAACCATTGAACTATGCTTGCATGACAAGTCCAACACCCGAAGGTGTATAAAACTATGTTGGTCTAAAACCAACAGTGCAGTGGTGGGTGAAGTAGGAATCGAACCTACGGTGTTTCTAATGTAACGGATTTACAGTCCGCCGACTTCGCCAACTGGTCACATTCACCCATTTGGTGCTACTAGCCAGACTCGAACTGGCACGAGTTTCCCCATCGGTTTTTAAGACCGAAGCGTCTGCCTATTTCGCCATAGTAGCATTTGCAACTTTCTTATATATCCGAAGATATTAAGTTTTCACTATCAGTCAGAATACCTCAGAGGTTGCTTTTCACTTGGTGGGATATGTAGGACTTGAACCCACACTCAATCGGTTATGAGCCGACAGCTTTACCACTTAAGCTAATATCCCATGAGTGCCTCTATCGCGGCACATGCAGCCTGCATTCCTAATCCAGTGGAATTTAGTCCGCGCGTCCAACTTTCATGGATAGTTCTGGACAAACTAGTATTCGCTCGATTCGTAACAATTCCGGATAGATGAATTGCACAAACCAACTTAAATTTTCTTTGCATATATGCCTTGCAAGGTCTAACCCCCTACTCTACCTTGCTCATCACAACCCGCACCATGCTGTGATTCCCATTACCCGTTAGAACTTTGCAAGAAACTACTTCTAACCGCTTGGATTTTAGCTGTTATATCTAAGTGGGCGATGTACTTCAAATCTTGCACCCACTATTGGTGCAGCTTATGGGATTTGAACCCATGACTCTCACATTAAAAGTGTGATACTCTGCCATCTGAGTTAAAGCTGCGCATTTGGCGCGGAAGGTGGGATTTGAACCCACGCCACGGTCACCCGTGCTGGCGGTTTTCAAGACCGCTCCCTTAAACCTCTTGGGTACCTCCGCATATGGGGTGCTGCCACCCCATATTTTTGTCAGCATCACCCACAAACTAGCTGACAGTTGCCTTACCCTATCGCCCTGCATTTATCTGTTTTCTGTTCACAGAACGACACACCTGGTATAAAGGCTCGCCCACATTAACGCGTTCGACACAGTTGAACTGTACCGGATTCATGATCGAATACTGTTGTCGAACTTAATGCACTATCGCCCTTGCACCTCGGACTAGTTCGTCACCCATCCATATAAAAGGATGCTCTTGTGCGAACATAAAGCCTAGCTAATGCTCAGCTAGTCTGCTCTTTTTAAGGTTAAGAATGAAAACCACTAGGCTATCTACTAAAATGCCATCACCCTAGCTTTAACAGCAAGTCGCATTCGTCTTTTGTGCTCTTAGGTTAGAATGCTAGAACCTGTGGTGCGGACGACAGGACTTGAACCTGCACGCCGAAGCAATAGAACCTAAATCTATCGTGTCTGCCAGTTTCACCACGTCCGCATAAACGGTATTCTAATTTAACCTAAATCTTCCAAAGGAATACTTAGCTAGAATTTCTTTCAATTTTCTGATTTAGGCAGCCAGCCTTTTTCAAACAAATACCGCTTTGCTGGTTTTATAACTAGTGCGTAGCGCGAGAATTGAACTCACATACAACAATGTATTTCCAAAACTACACATTTGTCAGATCAGAACTTGGAGATGTAGTATGGTTCCAATCTGACTACGAAAGGAGTCACCATGAAAGAAAACTAATGTAAGGAACACGAAGAAACCTTACACTTATATAATACGATTTTTCTATCCAAAACTAAAACAAAATCAAATATTTTTTTGAGGATTCTCGCAGATATATATCCTGCGATTATCCATATAAGGCTGCCATTAAGACAGCCGATATTAGAGAGAGGATAGAGAATCGCACAAACAACTATTTATTAGCTGCTCATGTTCTTATTTTTATCAGCAATCCTATTTATCTTATCCTTAAATCTTCGACTAGCATCTGCTTTTACCTTGATTTTTGCTTTTACATATTGATTCTCTCCAACTAGATTATTTTGTTTAAATCTTGGAGGCATATATATTCCTGAAATCCAAATGCCATCAAAAACTTGCATCTTTACATTTTGATCTTCATTTACAGATAAAAGCCGTGAATAAATTTCATCTTCAATTGCATCGTAAATGATCTTTATGAGTTCCGGATTGCGTTCTGTTTTATCAATAATAGATTGAATAATATCATTTTTCTTAGCTAAATACGTCCCTATTTTTATTCACTTCCCTTTTATAGACATTTCATTAGACTTTACGCACCTTGTTTTTATGTACGTCATTCTTCTGCTTTTTTTGATATGTACATGAAAACAAGGTACAACTTGCACTGTTTTTGCTCTGTCCACAAGATGAATAGATAGTAAAATTCATCAAAATTTGGCGATGAATACTCCAACCTCTTAGGTCGGGGTTATTGACTTTCTTCTGTATTCAGATTGCTTTTCAGTTTTATATCTTCTTCTATATTCGGCATAGCATTTTCTGCATTTTGTTGTTGTATTATCATTCTTTTTTACAAAAAACCATGTGCCACATTCTTCACACTGTATTGACTTTTCAAAAGACAAACCATATTGACGAATATCTTTCAGTATCAAACTCTTGTTACGAAGTAGATTTCTATAGATTTGTTCTCCGAAGCAAAACCAAAGTACTTCTTTGTTTTTGCTCTTTTTAAAGTCATATAGATACTTAACTAAAATATCCGTAATTTCCTTTTCTGTTTTGCCAGTCTTAAAAAACTCTTGCCTTATTTCTTTTGCAACATCACCAATAACAATATCATTCTTTAAATTAGAATCCAGATTCACAGAAGATGATGCAGAAAAAACATTATCATCAACATTCAATATTTTATATCGGTATTTTCGACTCATATCTAAATATGTTAGAATGACACTATCTGTTTTATCTGCTATCGGCTTACCGTTTCCATTAACTTCAATCTCAATCTTTAACTCTGGATTTGACATCATATAAGCGTAATTGATTTTCCCTATCTTCAATCCTCTACAATTGATTCTTGGATTTGAGATAATCTTATCTAATTGATTTACTAAGCTTTTATTGGCAGCTTCAACCTGAGATTCCAACTTGTCCTTCGCATATACAAAAAAATGTGGTAACTTATTTTTTGTATACATCTTAACTTGTTCGCCAAAATCATCTGTTCTTTCTGGCATATACAATGTCTTAGCAGCATCAATTGAGAAGTTAGATTCGGCACACAATAATCGAATTGTATCTAGTGCAATTTTCTTTTCTTTCTCAGTACCATATTGAAAAACGCCACAATTCCAAATCTTTGAGATATTATTGCTATATACTCCAATATTCCCATATGTAAAAGCAGCATTCAATCCATTATATAATACTTCATTTGTAATTTCAGAAGCATCTGCTTTACGCATATCATAATAAAGGGGTACAAAATCATATTTTTCTTTATTCCGCTTGGCAATTTCTATAATCTTTTTATCAGACACAACAAGGAGCGTGTCTCCATCCACATCGAGCTGCAAGATTTTAGTAATTAAATCATGGGTGCTTGTATACAAGCTATTTGTACAGAACCATTTCCGAATTTTATCTCTATCCCGGCATTCAATATAAGCTTTATTTTTGCGGACAGCATGTTCAAAAAATAAATGTGGGGAACGGAGACAATCAAGTTCTTTATCTTTTCGAAATAACCAGCAGAATACTTCGCCATCTTTTAAAAGACCTTCTGGAACTTCAACCCCTTGAAATAACCATTGACAAAAAGCAAATAAGTCCGGCAAAACAAACGTATATTTCCCCTTAACCTCTAACTTTCCTGCTTTATATCGTTTTACCATGCTATCTTTAATCTCACGAATTTTTGATTTGATAAAATCATCATTTATCAGATTTGGATATAAAGCAATCGACTTTTGGAGATATGTTTGATTCTGATTATATGCTGTAATACCCAATGCAGCTTTTATCGTATCTACAGAAGAACATAAAGAATTTAGTTTTTTTATAGAATCACTTGCGATCTCGACAATTTCATCATCTGTAATATCAGATAAAGATTGTAGCATTTGGTAATTGATTTTAGAATCCTTAATCCGTTCTTCTTCCGGTTTAGTATAACAAGCGTGACATCCATATTTTTTAAATTTTTGCTTATAATCTTCCCATGAATCATAGTATTTATAAAGTTTAAACTGACTTTTCGTCATAATAACTTGAATCTTTTCGGCTATGACATCATGCTCTATTCCATAAATATCTTTTACAACAGGGGAACAATTAAATTCCTGTATAAAAGAAACAAAATCAAATACTCCAAGCAATCCTTTTATCCACGGCAAACGAACCATTCTTGTACATCCCATTTCGGGAAGCATAATTCCGCAACCATCAGTGTGAGGAATCGGGATCCTATCATGTTTTCTAGTAATTGAATAATCTTCATCAGAAATATAATCAAATTCACCATATACTTGCGTTTCAAAATCATCTACAACAATAACTCTATCAATATCGAAACCAATCCATTCATCAGTAGCAGAATTGGATAAAGCAGTGTAGGCAAGAAATTTATTTGGATTTATTCCACCCTTTTCATTTATCTTATCAAGCGTCAATCCGCACATAAGTGTTTTTTCTTTCTCTTTCCAAATTGATTCTTTCATAAAAACACATTTCTTAGTTCTGATCTGTCCGGCAGAAGATGTAAAATACACATATTTTTCTCCGTGATACATAAATCCAAAGTGAATCATATCTTTTATTAGATCATAATAATAAATTTGGACAACCATAAAAGCATCTGAAAATTCATCCTGTTTCATTCCAATTGTTCTTGTGCAAAATGAATCAAATACTGAAATCACATTTTTATTGCAGAACTCACCAGAAACAGTCTTAATCGTTCTTTCGTCTAGCGTTCGAATATGATCTTTCCCGTTTGTAAGAATATTTTGGTTTGTTTTGTTCTCCAATAAAGAAAGCAATTTGTCTTTACTCTGCTTTATTCTTTCTCTCTTATGCACGATCAGATCACTATAGAATCGGTAATCAGAAACTAGATTAAAAATATCATCTGGGACATCCAATTCTTCTTTTACCATTGATTTGAATTCTTTTTCATGATACCCTTGTTTCTCAACAGAGGTTTCTATCAATTCAAGGCGTGTTTTTAGATATTTTCGTTCCTGCCGAAGTTTATGGTTCAAAATATGTAATTTTCTTTCTCGATTGCTATAAAAATTACCTGTGTCTACCGATAAAATCTTACACTGTTTATCAAGCACCTATCAAACACACCCTCTCTTAACATCAATCCCAATTTCCATTTTCAATGCAGAAATCGTCATATGCTTTTTTATAATCATAATAGTCCGAATCATTATCGCCAGAATATCTATCATCAGTTGGCGGCAAAAAATCTTTGTCCGCCAAAACTACATTCTTGTTTGTATTCTCATTCTTTTTCAATGGGAATAATTCCTTTCTTTTCTCTATCTCATACTCGCCACCTTTCTATTATATCGAAGTGAAAACTAAACTCAGCCCATGAAACGTAAATGTTGCACCAATAATGACAATTGCAAGACAAGAAATTGCAAAAATCCAGTACGGCAGTTCATCGTTATATTGCCGTAGCATCATGCCAATCGAAATTACTGAAATTGTCATTAAAATCAATCCTATAATCAGAAAACCCATTTGAACTCCTTTTCGTAACCGTCTTATTGAGATAATAGTTGTGATTTCTTTCCTTCTATCTCATCATGATAGTAGGATTCACCCTCTAAAATTAAATTTTTAAGATTATCTCTTTTCTTATACTCACAAACAAAATATGCATGTGAAAGATAGATGCTTTGTGTTTGCATTACATTCGTTACTTTAATCACATGGAAAATATTTAATTCTTCCAGAATATCCATTATGTCTTTTACATAATATTCAGAAAGTCCGGTGTTATTCAAAAATTCCGGATAATACATTAAGAATACCTCTGGACACATCAAAATAGCATTATCACATTTTGCTGGTCTTACTGGGATTTCTTTGCGAACACAAGCCAACTCCAACAATATCTTTTGGCAACTTTTATTTCTATTAAGACAATATCTTCTTATTGACAGGACTTCATCGACAGAAATAAGAATATAACCACCATTTACATTAAATCCAAGTTCTCCATACCCGATTGAGCATCCATCATATTCTGAGATATATGATGGATATAGTGAAAACTGAATTAAATCCTTCGGTTTGGCATTTTCAAAGTCTCGCCAGCTACACCAAATATAATTATTCTTTACAAGCCATTTTAATGCCTTAATAACTCTTTGGTTAATTGCATTTGAGTTTCTTCTTTGTTTTCTACCGAAAAAACAAATTGCATCTGATAACGAAAAGTCAGAAAACATTTGCTCGAAATTTTGTTTTACATTTAAGTGAAGATATATGTATACAGATAACACATCCTCAAAGAATTTATCTCCAAATCGCAATCCCTTGCAGCAATCGTCAATCAATTTCTTTCCAACTTTAATTGTATGTCCTTCATGATAATTCATTTTCCTCCAACATTTTTCACTCATTAAAATTATCTCCAATTTCACATTTCAAAATACCATCAAAATATTTTTTCAATTTTCGCTCTTTACTATTGATTTCATTTTTATAATATTCTTCCCCGATAACAATTGTATTTGTATTAAAGTATCTAACACAAAAATTCGATACAATATGTTGTTGGCGAATAAAAGAATCCTTTATTGTCTTAACTTTTAATTCTTTTACATACAAAATATCAATCGATGTTAAAACAGCCAGTGCTTTTTTCACAGATTCTGTAGAGATTCTCAATTCATCTGCTATTTTAGAATAATAGAAATTATAAGCTTCTGGTCTATCATCAGAATAATATTGGACTCCATTTCCCATTTCTTTTGCGTTATTTTGGCTTTTTCTCAATGGAATTAGTTTTCGAAAGAACGCAAGTACTCCCAGAGTCCTAATAATATCTGCTTTATTTTCCTTACAATAATGATAAATATTCATCAGTTCATCATAATAAATAGGAATATAAGAATAGTTTTTCTCGACAAAATTTGATGTAACATCATACTCACAACAATTTGAATTTTTAACTTTTTCAAAGTCATTGTCGCATTTCAAGAACTTATTTTTGATAAGCCATGCAATAGAATTTCTAATCTTCGCTGTTATCCCTTCTGGCACTCTATTTGGGTTTCTTAATAAGTGAGTAGTTATTTGGTTATTGCTGATCGTTGTACCATAAAAAAAAGATTCAGCATTTTTATACTTCGGATTAAAACGCCTTACATGGTTTTCGATTATCATAAGATATGCTGATATTGTAATGCAAAAATCACAATCTCCATCCTCACTTGCAGTTTTGATAAGCGAAGATGGTACTTTGTAAAAACTCGATTCAACTTCTGTCATTTTTCTAATCATAGTGCTCTTTCCTCCAATCTAAAAATGGTATAGCCAATGTCAAAATTCAATTAACTTAGGTATCCCAAACCCAAAACACATTCCTCAGGAGAACTGCAAATCACAAAAAACAATCCTACTTATAGTATACGATTTTTGATATAAAAAGTAAAAAACATAATCAAATTTTATTTCCTTTGGTTGCCCATTGACAATCGTTTTATCAAGAAAATGACTTCAAAATTTACTTTTCATTTTTGTAAACCATTTGGTTGACACATATTGCCTACTTTACTTTTTCGTAAAGCCGAAATTGTTAAAATAGCCGATTTTAAGGGAATTGCCTTACAAAAAAGTAAAGTAAATGATAAAAAATCACTTTACAAAAATGTGCCGAAAAACGCCGCATACTATATATAAGAAAGAATATATATACAATATATAAGAAAGAATATATACACTATAGAAGAAGATTATACGCAAGTCGGCACCAAACATAGAAAAATCCAGTACTAGAGAAACCTAATACTGGATTGATTTTAGATATGAGATTTTTCTAATTGAGTATATTCCAAATATGATTATAAGCTAATACAGTTTATGCTTCTTATAGATTAGATAGATAAGATTATATAAATAACTAGATAACAGGTTATTCTAATACAAGTAAGTTAGTATTTTAGTTGTCTATGATATTGGAATATAGATATTCCGTATTGAAGTGTAATTGTATTCGAGATTAGATGAGGATAAAATTATATGCTGTATTGAGTAACTACTTTAAGTATTGGCTAGTATTGAGCTATCTTGTATCTTAATCCTGTATCATGATTTATCTGATTTACAATTTGAGTATAATTTGATATTGAGTATTCTGTATTAGATATAATAAGCTCTATGTTAAATCATGTATGCTATGATTAGTTATGTTATGCGTTATATCAGTTGGAATTTGTTTATACTATTTCTTTTATGCTTCGCTTCGCTACGCTGTCATTTCGCTACGCTCAATGATTGGTCTGCATTCACTACGTTCATTCCGACCAAATATATTACTTATGGAATTATTGATTATTTGGACATTGGATTATTTTTGATTGTCTTATCTAAACTAGTAAATCTTCAATTTGAATATGCTTTAAATGATATGTGTTATGTTATATGATTCAATATGTATCTTAATTTTTAATTATATAATCTCAATATCAATTTTAAGATACCTAGGATTGATTCTAAGAGGCTTTATTATGCTACCCCTATAATTATACTATTTTTCTTAAAACGCATCAGAGTGGCTGCTAGATACATTAAAATCGATATTGAGATTTTACACTATTTAATTATTGTAATTTTAATACTTTTTATATCATGATTTTATAGAATGAAATCATGATGATTTTATAAGATCGAATCTAAGCTGCCTAGAATCCTTTCTAAGGCATTTTATAGAGAATTTTATAAAACTAATCTGCCAATATAATAAAACGCTTTAGAAACGATTCTAATAACAGTTTAGACTGTCATAATGATTCAGATGCTAAAATTGGTAGAGCAAAATGATTAGAGTATTAGATATGCTTATTTAAGTTCACAAATGTTAGAGTTTATCGATGTGAAAGAACTTCTGTAATTAGGGTAGCAAACTATACCCCTATGTATTTACAGTTGTAGATAGCTCGATCATCATCGATGTTCTAGCGCTTAAAATCGATTCTGAGATTAGATGCCTGATTTTATCCTATATACACCTGTATATCATTCCAGACATGCATTTACATGTCATTTCAGAACTTTTTTATGATATGAAGCTATGTTATCATCTGAACTGGGATACTTTTTGATTCCCCAATTTGAATAATGTAGTTTGATAATACAGTTTTACCTGATAATACAGTTCTACCTAAGTAGTGTATCTTTTTAATGATGCAGCTGATACAATTTTAGTCTGGTTTAGGCATAATCGATATTCCTGTGAGAAGATAACTCTGATAATGATTATGCTTTATTAGTGGCAATGTTCTATTGTGGTTACAAGCTTCAATTTTTGATTTGAGTTTTTTGAATTATGTTTTTATTGCAGCTTGATAGATACTTCAATAGAGTAAAATTTATTTTCCTTCAGAAAATAGAGTACCATAATTTTAGATACAGTGTTTACTTTATAACGAACAGAAGTTTTATTTCTCCGATAAATACGAAATTGCACGGGTATAACGCGAAAATATTCAAAAACAAGCGGAATTAAAGCATATCGCAAATATCACGTAAATGCGTTATTTTTCAAATTCTGATTTTTAATCGAAATAATTGAGTGAGTGCTTGAAATCGTTAAAAATAAGTACCATCTAAATGATTTTCTCCGAAATTTCGGGATATTTTATTTTTGATACTGTGGTAGGATTCGCAGACTATTTTGTAGAAAATTCTGACGAATATTTTTGATAATTCGTATGATATTCAGAGCAATTAAAATTGAAAATTTAAATTTTGAGAGTTTTGATTTAATCAAATTTAATCAGAATTGTTCAAAGGAAATCTAAGGCGGCTAGAGAGATGAGTAGAGCAAAAACAAGGAACGGAAAATGGGGTAAAAAATAGAGCAAAAACAGGGTATTTTTACTGCTTGAAAATTACCAATTAAATGGCAATAAATGATATAGATTTTGATTATGATTATTTTTGTTTTTATTTTTAACTATAATATTATAATTTGAATTTTGAGTATGGTATTTTTGATTGAATCAGAATGATGGAAATATTGAATGTGAAAAAATGAATTTGGATTATGGTGTGATCTGAGTATTGTTTGGACGTGATCTTGGGATAACGAAGTGCTGCATGATAATGAGATGGGGATAGTAAGGGAGAAGTCTGTGGAGGTCTGGCAGAGGATATGATGGGATTTTGGATAGGACGGTCTGGGTTAATTTGAATTAATGCTAATTTGAATCAATTAACGGAATGAATTTGAATCGATTTGAGAATTCTTTTGAGTATACTTGGTTTTGGGACTTGTATATTGATATTTATTGATATTGTGTTTTATAGCGAAATCGCGTTGTTTTTTAGATTTAGGAGGAGGGATAAGCTTTTAGAGAAGGCGAAAAGGGGAGGGAAGGATGGGAATAAGGATTGGGATTGAGGATGATGAATTAAGGGTATGGATTAGGGGTAGGAGGGAAGGCGAAGAAAGGGTAAAGAGCTGGCAGAGGAGTTTTTTGAGTATCAGGGGAGGGTTTTTGAGTATGGATCTTTTTGAGTATGGGCGGTGTGTGGAACACGTATACTGCCGGGGCGGGAAATGGAATTGTAAAAAATTGTAAAATACCCCCTAGACAAGATTATCCGCCGGATACTATCAGAAGATCGCCTCACCTATGTGAAAAAACTGATTTTTTTCACATTCGATTTTTACTATTTTTTGGATATTGCGAATATAGATTTTTTGTAAATTAGAATAATTTCATGTGAAACATTTCTAATATATTTCTGAGTTTACAAAAAATCTATATCGCGGTTCAGGCTTGCCAAAATATCAAGATACTGATATGAAAACGATACCACACACAAGATCAAAAAAGCTGCCGCCGGTATCGGGATATAAAGAAGAGTGTAAAGTAAAACAACTTTACACTCGATTAACTACAATTTACCAGTAGTTTAACGCTGAACAATATAGCATCTTAAATTTGAGAATGATTCTCAATTTCATATTGTATAACGATGTTATACATTTTCAAC